GGCGATGGTGATCGAGTCATGCACCTTCTGCGTCCCGCCGACCCTGGCGTCGCCCGCCATGGCCCTCGTGGAGATCGTCGGAGCGGCGGCTTTCACCACGGTCCAGTGCTCGTTCTCCTCGGTCTGGCCGTGGGAATGCCAGGTTTTGACGACTGACGTCTCGCCGGGCGTCTCGGTGTTCTTCCTGTAGCCGTCGGCGTTGGGGTCCGTCGCGCTATCCTCGGTCAGATGGCCTTCGATGACGTTGTCGAACCAGTAGTCGCCGGAATCCCAGCCGTCCTTCATGCCCAGATCGGAGGGCGTGAACTCGGGACCGTTCTGCTCCGCGAACGTCGGGGTCTTCTCGTTGTACGCGTACTTGAACGTCTTCACCGCGCTGTCCGTGGTCTTGCCGGACGCGTCCTTGTGGTGGAGCGTCTGCTTGACGGTGAACGTCTGGCGCTTGCCGCCGTTGTTGCTGTCGGCCTTGTACCGTGGGTAGGTGCCGGACAGGTTGACATAATCGCGGATGGGGGCGTTGGAGCCATCCAGGTTCCTGAGCGTGCTCGCGTCGGACAGGTCGGCCCACGAGCCGCCCACCTTGATCTTGGCCGCGGTCCTGCCGGTCACGAACGTGCGGTTGAAGCCCTCGTTGCCGTCGGTGTAGCCGGAATGCTCGTACATGTCCTTATTCATATGGATGTTGCCGCCTCCACGGGTCACCTTCACGTCGAACCAATACCGGCCAAGCTGCCAGCCCTTGCCTTGGCCGAACAGGTCGGCCGGGTGGAACCAATCGGGATGGAAATACTCGGTGTGTCCGTTCGGCAAGCCGTTGGACAGGCTCCATTCCTTGCTCTTCGTCACCGACTTGCGGTCGGAGGCGTTGTTGGCCTGGACCGTGCCGTCCGGGTTGATGCCGTCCGGGGTCGGGTCGTAGTTGAGGGTCACGGTCATGTTCAACCGCTCGTTGTTCGGCCAGTCGCCGTTCCTTGAGGTGACGGCCACGGTGTCGGAGATCCACGTCCGATCGTCGTCACGCGAGTCGGTGTCGTTGGACGTGACGACCTGGGTGCCGAGGTCCAGATCGTAGGCGCGGTGCACCTTGGAGGATACGAGGATCTGTGTGCCGGCCTGGGAGCCGGTCGGGGACAGCTCGAACGTGTCGATGAACCACCGGTTGCCGTCATTGCCGGTCGCGTAACCGCTGTCGATGTGATGGGAGTTGATGAAGTCAAGCCATGCGGCGCCCTTTGCGTACAAGAAGACGTTGCCGGTGTAATTGGTCATTGGGTCGCCGGTCTGGATGGCGCGCATGTACGCCATCTGGATATGCATGATGGCACGGCCGTCATCCGCGCTCACGCCGTTCCTGGCGAACCAGTCTCCCGGACCGCCGACGCCGTAGAAGAGGAATGCGCGCCATACTTCCGGGGCGTTGGTCTGCAGCGCAACGCGGACGCCGGTGCCGCTAAGGGGCGCATATGCCTGCGGTTGCAGGCAGAACGCCTCGCGGTCGCCCTGGTCCGAATGCCATACGAACCGGTTGGTTCCAATGCTGGAGCCTTTCACCGGGATGGTCGGAACGGGATGTCCGTTGACGACCTGGCCGTCCACGCTGATGGTATTGACGGCGGCGGCACGCGCGGAACGCATCCTGGAGGAGAACAGGGAGATGCCCCCCTTGTTGCCTGATGCCTTGGTCTTGGCCTTGCCTAACGCCTTGCCTTCGACGAATACCTCGCCATCATACAGACTGTTGCCCGTCATGTCAGAGCCGACTGCGGTCACATGCTGCGCGCCGCCCGAGTCGGTCAGAAACCAGCCTGCACCGGTTTTCACCAATCCCGTGCCTTTAATGGACGCGACGGGTGTGCTTTCGGTCAGGTACGCGAGCTGCTTGACGGCCGCCTTTTCAGTCAAAGTGCCATTTTCGAGCCCTTTGATGATGGCATTCGAAGAGTCGCCCAAATCGCCTATCCGCCAGATGCGGGTGGTGGTATCGGAAGCGTCCGTATCCCTCACTTCGGCAACGGTCAGCTTGCCGGCCAGTTTCGGGACCTCGTTGTCGGAATCGTCCGCCGCGTCGGCGCCAAGCAGTCTCGTCACCGCGCCTTTAACCTTATCCCACAGGTTCGGCTCGGATGTCTCCTTGAATTCCACAGCCATGCCCGTCAATGTCACGGACCCCATGTCGCCGCGGTCCTTGACGACGCTTCCGTCGGCCGTCGCGGTGCCCGCCAATACGGCGGTGTCCGTGTCCGAACCGCGCATGGCGACGTACACGCCCGGGTCGAGCCGGACCCTGCCGGCCCCCTTGACGGTCGCGTCGGCCGTGGCCTTCGCGTCCTCCAGCTCCCTGGCGTAGGCCTCGGCGAACGCCTTCACATGCGAATCGGACGGATCGAGCGCCCACGCGGCATCGAGCGGGTCGGTGCCGTCGGACACGGCGATGCCCGCCGACTCCGCGGCCTTGGCGGCCCTGCCGTGGGGTTCGACGGCCGACTGGGAGCCGTCCCGCGCCACCGTGAAGCCGCTCCTGTCGTCCGTGTCGGCGCTGGCCGCGTGGATGCCGGTCAAAGTGCCGTCGGCGCCGCGCTCCAGCGCATCCATGTTCCAGTCGCCGACCTTGTACAGTCCGACGTCCACGCCGTCCAGCGTGGTGCCATCGGCGGCTTTCACGTCGAAGTCCACCTTCCCGTCGGCCGTGTCCGCCCATGCCGAACCAGCCACGCCCGTGGCGAGCGTGGCGGCCGCGGCGATGGCGGCGAGCAGCCTGTTCAACCGTTTTGCCATGGTTCCCATGTCCTTTCTTCCGGTCTTCCGATGACGGGAGGGGACTATGCGCCCGTTTCGCACGGGTTTTCGACACGCCGGTCCGAAGGATTCCGGTCTCCGGGACGCATGGGCCTCATGTCAAGGCACGACGGACGTCCGCGATCCGGTCATCCCCTCGACGCATCTCCCGGAAAGGAGGAGAATGGGCCCGAGAGGGGTGGCGGACCGACAAGGCGGGCGGACCGCCCTGAAGCATCGAAGACCAATCGAAAGGGGTCAGAGGAATATGGACAAGAACATCAAGAGGATCATGGTGTCGGCAACCGCCGGCATCGCCGCCGCGGCGAGCATGGCCGCGCCGGCGTTCGCCGATGAGACGGCCGTGACGCCGGACGAGCAGGCGGGCAAGGCGTTGGAGCAGGCGGCGGACGCCGCCAACGCCGCCAATGTGGCCGACGCCAAGCAGGCCGTCTCGGACGCCCAGACGAGCCTCGACCAGGCCCGGCAGGCGCAGGAGACGGCCAAGACCGAGGTGAGCAACGCCCAGCAGGGCGTGTCCGACGCCTACACGCAGGCCACGCAGACGGAGCAGCAGGCGCGTGACGACGCGGCCGCCAAGCTGGATCAGGCCGACGCCGCGCTGAAGCAGGCGCAGAGCCAGAATCAAGCCGCGCTGGATGCCGCACAGCAGGCCCAGCAGAATCAGCAGCAGGCCCAGCAGGAGCAGCAGGCCGCCCAGAGCGAAAAGACCGCCGCCGATCAGGCCGCGTCCGACGCGCAGGCCAAGGCCGACGCCAACGACATGGGCAAGCTGAACGGCGCCAAGACCGACGCGCAGGCCAACGTGGACAAGGCGCAGGCGGACAAGACCGCAGCCGACAGGAAGGCGTCCGATGCGAAGGCCGCGGCCGATAAGGCCCAGTCGAAGCTGGATGACGTCAAGCGGGCCTCCGCCGACGCGGACGACCCCGCCAAGGTCGAGCAGGTGAAACAGCAGCTGAAGCAGGCCGACGCGGACCTCAAGACCGCCGACGCCCAGCTGAAGACCGCCAAGACGGACGTGGAGGATGCGAAGACCGCCAAGACCGAGGCTTCAAAGAAGGCGACGGACGCGCAGGCCAAGGCCGACAAGGCCCAGACGGCCTACGACAAGGCGCAGGCGAACGCCGACAAGGCCGGCAAAGCATACGACGCCGCCCAATCCGACGCGACAAAGACAGAGGCCGATCGTCAGGCCGCCGCGGACGCGAAGGCCAAGGCGGATGCCAAGGCCGACGCCGCCCAGTCGAAGCTGGACAAGGCGAAGCGGTCGGCCGCGGACGCGGACAAGGCGAAGGCGGACGCGCGGGCCGCCTACGACGCCGCCGTCAAGGAGGCCAATGCCAAGAAGGCCGCCGCGGACGCCGCGAAGCTCCAGATCGCCAAGGGCTCGCTCGGCTTCTTCGAGTCGCGCGGCTCGGAGGACGCGGTCAAGGTGCTGACCGACCCGAACACCACGAAGTACCTCTCGTCCATCGACTTGGGCGCGGAGGGCGACGCGACCAGCCTGGAGAACATGAAGGCCAGCCTCAAGTACATCCGCGAGTGCAACGACCTGCGTGCCAAGGAGGGCCTGCCCCCGCTGAAGGTGTCCGACGTGCTCATGGCCCAGGCGCAGGCCGACGTCGACTGGTCGGATGATGACGATCACGGCCATGCCAAGCAGTTCAACGTCGGAGAGAACCTCGCATGGGGTTGCAAGGATCCGTTCGATGGCTGGTACGACGAGGAGAAGAAAAGCTACGAAAACAACGACGGCGGCGAAACCGGCCACTACCTCAACATCGTCGACCCTAACTATGACGTCACCGGTTTCGCCCTGTCCGGTTCCTATTCCGATGACGTGTACGAGAACACCATCACCCATGGCCAGACGTTCAACAACAGCGCATGGGAGGGTGGCATCGGTACACTCGGCCCCATCACCACCGGCACCCTCTACACGATCGACGACTACGAGGCCGCGTTCGACGCCTACTACGACGGCCTGATGAACGCCGACCAGGCATACAAGGACGCGCTGGCCCAAGTCGAGGCCGCGAAGGCCGCCCTCGACAAGGCGGACACCGCCGCCACGCAAGCCCACGCCGCGCTCGACGAGGCCGCCAAGGCCTCCGAGCAGTCGAGGACCGAGAGGACCGAAGCCCAGTCGAGGCTGGCCGAAGTCACCTCCAAGGCGCAGGACGCCCAGTCGAGGCTGGCCGATGCCACCGCCGCGAAGTCCACGGCGGACAAGGCCGCCACGGACGCCAAGGCCACGCTGGACGCAGCCAAGTCGGACGCCACCGCCGCCAAGACGGCCGAGCAGTCGGCCACCGACCGGCTCGCACAGACCAAGAAGGACCTCGACCAGGCCCAGACGGCCTACGACAAGGCCGTGGACGCCCAGCAGGCCGCGCAGGACCGCGTGGACGCGCTGACCGACGCCAAGACCGCGCTTGACAAGGCGCAGGCCGAGTACGACGCCGCCAAGGCCGCCTACGACCAGGCCAAGTCGGACGCGGACGCCAAGACGGCCGCACTGAAGGATGCCCAGTCGAAGCTCGACGCCGCTAACAAGGCCCTCGCATCCGCCGAGGCCGACCAGAAGGCCGCCAGCCAAGCCAAGGCCAAGGCCGACGAGGCCGCCGCCAAGCTGGCCGCCGCGAACGCCAAGCTCGCGGACGCGGACGCCGCGGTCCAGAAGGCCGCCGCCGACGTGGCTTCCGGCGCGAAGACGCTGGCCGATGCGCAGGTCGCCCGGAAGGCCGCGAAGGACGCCTACGACGCCGCGGAGAAGGCTTTGGCCGACGCGAAGGCCAACGCCTCCGGCACCGAGGCCGTGAAGGCCGCCGAGGCCACGCTGGCCGCCGCCAAGGCGAAGCTGGCCGAAGCCGATGCCGCCGTCAAGGCCGCCGAGGCGAAGCTTAGGGACGCGAAGGTCCGTCTGGCCGACCTCGAGAGGCAGGCGGAATCCGGTTCGTCCTCCATCGGTTCGGCCACGACCGGCAAGGACACCGGTTCGGCCACCGGCTCCACCACGACCGCCGCCGTGTCCACCCCGGCCAGCGCCGACGTGGCGAACAAGGCCGCCGTCAGGACCAACTCCACGGCCAAGCTGGGCGCCACCGGCGTGGACACCGCCGAGGTCATGGTGTTCGCCATGGTCCTCGCCACCGCCGCGGGCGCGACCATGGAGCTGCGCCGCCGCGGACAGGGACGCTACGACGTCATGGCACGCCACGCCGACTGACGGAACCCACCGGGAAAGGGCCGGAGCCGAAGGGAACCCCCATCGGCTCCGGCCCTTTCCCATATCCCCGCCGCATAGCCTCCCTCCGATCGAATCCAAGGAAAAGGAAGGCTTCGTCAATCATGTCGAAATGGTCAAAGAAACCATTATTGGCCGTATTGGCCGCGCTGACGGCGGTGGGACTCGGCGTCCCATGCGCCATGGCCGATGGAACGGCAGCCGCCACCGCCTATATCTCCGTTGAGGCGGCGGGCGGCACCACGCTGGACGGCAGGACGTACAAGGCGTACCGGCTCGGCTCCTACGGCAAGACCGACGTGCGCGTCGACCAGGATTCCGGCGACCGCTACGCCGCGTCCATCCCCGTCTCCACCGACCCGGACAGGGCCGATGCCGTCGCCGACGCCGGCTCCAAGGCCGGATTCACGGGCGATGACATGCTGGCCGCCGCATGGGTGTCGACCGACTCCGCGAAGCTGGAGGCGTTCGCCCGCGGGCTGGCATCGTCGCTGTCCGACGCCGAACCCGCCGCATCCGTCGAGGGGGCGGGCCGCATGGGACCGTTCACGCCCGGCGTGTATCTGGTATCCGGCTCCGACGGCTCGGCATGCCTGACCGGCACGCTGCCGTCCGAAGGCGTCGGGGACCGGAGCCATGTGCTCGGCATCGCCGAGTTCGAGGGGGACGCGCAGGCGGCGGCAGCGCCGCAGGCGAATTCAGACGAGTCTCTGGCGACGCTCGATGACGACGGCGACACCTCCGGCTCGCCGATAGCGAGGTACGCGGCGCCGACGACCGTGTACCACAGGCTGTTCGACGGGACCGTCACCTCGACGGCGCTCGACAACGAGGACCCCGCCATCTCCATCTACACGGGTGGAAACATGGATTACATGAACGGTCTCGAGATCGAGGGCTCCGTAATCGTCAACGGCAACCTGACCAACGGCAGGGGACTGGTCGCAGGCAGGGCCAACTGGGGCATGGGCTACACGCCGCCGAAGAACTCCGTCATGCTCGCGGTCGGCGGCGACTACTCGTCCGCCAGCACGACCAACGGCAACAATTGGAACCGCGGCGCCGTCGGCGGCAAGGCCCAGATAGGCGGCAGGGACAACCGCGTCGTCCCGTTGGACAGCATGAACACGATCAACGCCTACGGATTCTGGTACACATGGTTCATCGATGGGCAGACGAACGTCAGGTCCACCTCCAACATGGGGCACGATGCCGCCCTGAAGGTCGACATCGACGGCAAGGGCACCATCGTCGACTACAACGACTACGTGAACAGGCAGCTCCAGCCGCTGTCCACGCAGCTTGCGAACGAGACCCCGACCGGTTCCGTGGCCTATAAGCGCGGCTCGGACTCCACCGAGACCGTCTGGCTCGGCGTGAACGGCAGAAACAACGACGGCTCCATGGAATACAACGGGCAGAAGGACACCGTGACCGTCACGGGCGACGAGGGCGTCATCACCTTCACCGGCGACGGAAAGAAGCACACCCAGGTTTTCGACCTCGACATGGACGAGCTCGAAAACCAGAGGAAGGCCCTGAAACTCCTCCAGTGGGGCGTCGACTTCGAGAACGTGCCCGGCGACACGGCCATCGTCGTCAACGTGAGGGGCTCCGGCTCCCGCACCTGGAACACGGGCTGGCGCTACTGGGTCAACGGCAGGAAGGTCAGCATCGGCGTCAACCAGCAGGATGGCACCTACAACGACTTCCGCAAGCTCGCCAGCCGCGTGATATGGAACTGGACCGACGCGTCCTACGTCAAATACGACGAATCGCACGGCATCATGCACATCAACTCCACCCACAACAAGGCGCAGGACGGCAAGGATTCATATGAGGGCGGCTCGTACGGCAGCGCCGCTTCCCCGGGCAAGGCATCGAACCTGCCCGGCACCGTGCTCGCCCCGAAGGCCAACGTGCGGATGCGCTGCGACCAGAACGGCCGCCTGCTCGTCGGCAAGGACCTGACCCTCGACGTGTGGGAGCACCACAACAACCCGTGGGTCGGATTCGTCGACGACAACAGCGTCACCGTCGACGCGGCCACCACAGCCTCGCACGACGGCGTCGACGTGGGCACCGACAAGGCCGTGCGCGACTCCATCTCCCTGCGCAACAACGGCAAAAAGTACGGAGCCGCGGTCGCCAAGGCGACGGTGACGCTCAACTACAGCGCATCCACCGATGGCAGGACCGCCGACAAGAAGGCATCCAAGGCCACCGGCGCCATCCAGGTGGCGGCCGGCAAGACCGCCTCCGCCGATTCTCCGGACTTCACTCCCTCCGACCTGAAGATGACGACCTGGCAGCCGGGTCGTTACTGGTTCGACCTGTCCGTGGACGAGAAGGACCTGTCGGTGACGGGCACCGCCCGGTACGAGACGTCCGACGTCGGCAACGTCGCCGGACTGTCCGGCCTGACCGACTCCTCGGAGCAGTGGACCATCACGCCGACGTCGGCTCCGACCATCTCCACGAGGGCCATGGCGGGCGACGCCAGGGTCGGCGGGACGCAGAAGGTGCATGACTCGATCACCATCGCCAACCCCGATCCGAACCGCGCCATCACCGTCGCCAAGGTCACCACGACCCTGCACATGAAAGCGGGCAACCGCAAGGCCTCCAAGACCGTGGGGCCCGTGACCATCCCGGCGGGAGGGTCCAAGACCTTCGACTCGGCCGACTTCGTCCCGTCCGACCTGAGGAGGAAGTGCTGGGCCAGGGGAACATATTGGTTCGATGCCGCGGTCGCAGCGTCCGATGTGACATACCCGTCCGGAGCTCAGGCCCTGACGGCCAATCTGATCCACGACGGCAAGAACGACACGGCGCAGCAGTTCGCATTGCGTTTGGACGAAAAAGGCAACGATTTCTCCACCCAAGCCCAGGGAACCTTCGCCACGGCCGGTGGGGCATCCTCCGTGCATGACCGTCTGGTCGTGACCACCGGCGCGGATTCCCTCGCCGACGACCTCTCCGTCAAGGTGACGCTCAACTGGGCGTCGTCCCCGACCGCCACGAGGGCCGAGGCGTCGGCCACCAAGGCCGACGTCGTCCCCGCGGGCTCCGACCACAAGGACCTGAGGGACTTCGCCCCCTCCGACCTGAAGATGACGGCCTGGAAGGCCGGACGCTACTGGTACGACGTGGACATCCCGGCCCAGGATGGCGTCGACGACGCGATCACGCTCCACGGCCTGACGAAGGACACGGCCAAGGAATCATGGGCAGCCGTCACGCCATTCGGCCTCAACCTGGCCAAGCTCGCCTACATCGGCCAGCCGGGACAGGGCCGCTGGTCCAACGAGCCCGTCAAGGGCGCGACGTTCACGCTGACCGAGACCACCGACCAGACCGGCTCCACCGTCAAGCCCGGCACCGCCGTCAGGACGGTGACGACCGATGCGGACGGCTCCGCCCATCTGCTCGACGGCACCATCGCCCCGTTGGAGGTCCGCTGGTTCAAGCTGGTTGAGACGAAGGCCCCGTCCTCCTACAAGGGCACTGGCTCCGGCACGTACTGGATGATCAAGGCCACGGGCACTCCGACCGGCGCGACCATCTCCGCGACCGGCTCCAACGCCGAGGCGAAGGCGCTGCTCAAGGGCCTGGACGGCTCGGCCGTCACGGTCGGAAACCGGCTCGAGGGCAACATCATGCCGCCGATGACCGGCGGACGCTACGACGTGGCCCGCGCAGGCGCGCTGGCCGGCGCGGTCACGCTCGGCCTGCTCATCGCCGGGTGCGTGGTCCTGCGCCGCAGGAACGCGTCGCCGCTCGACAGGTGACGCCATAGGCCGATAGGAGACGGGAACGCCCCCGGAGCCGAACGAACGACTCCGGGGCGTTCCCGTCTTTCCGCGACGCATGACCCACGGGCATGAGACGATTCAACACGATGGCCTTGGATGCGGACGCCGAGCCGCTGACCCGTGACGACATCGACGGGATCATCGCCCACGGCGACCCCGTCGAGCGCATGTTCCTGCTGCGCCGCCACGACCTGACCGCGGGGCAGTGGCTCCGCCTGCTGTCCGACGGAAACATACTGGTCCACAACCGCGCCTGGGACGTCCTGCGCGACCGCGTCGCATCCCATGTCCTCACATGGGCGGGCTTCTACTCGCGGCCGCGCATGCCGTTCATGGAACGCTACCGGCTGGCCGAGCGGTACGACCTGACGCGCAGGCAGCGGCGCATGCTGGTGCGCGATCCGGACATACGGGTGCGGGAGCGGTTCATCTGCCGCACCGACCTGACGCACCGCGAGCAGATCAAGCTCGTGCTGACCACGCCGATGGTCTTCTGGAGCGTCATCTCGCACGAAGGATATTAGAATCGGCGGCATGGGCATGTGTTCGGTGGAAAGATGGGTCGTCTCGCTGGACGACGCGGAGACCTTCGATTTCGGGGGCACGTTCATCCCCGCGTATGAGGGACGGCTGGAATCCGAAGGCTGGAAGGCGGTCGATATGGGTTCCGCCGTCGGACGCCATGGCGGCGTGTATTGGAAAGGCCGCGATCCATGGGAAAGGCGCCACCTGCTCGTGGATGCCTCCGGCATCGTCGCGCATATGCGATGCCGCGCCGCGCGATCGGGGCTGACCGCCACCGAACGGAGACGATTGTTCGACGAGCCGGTGCCATATGGTCCCGCACTGCCGAAAACCCGTCCCTCCCATCCGGCGGATGGCCGGAAGACGCGAAGGACGGGTCCCGAAGCCATCCAGGCGGTCGTCGATTTCGCCGACGTGGACGACGACCGGCTTGACGCATTGGCCGACGAGGAGCTTATGGATCCGGTTGAAAGGCGTCATGTCAGAATCGACGCGCGCCGGTCGGCCATGCTAAGCGACCGTTTCATGTTGTTCTCCGGTCCGTACGATCCGAAGGAGCGGGAACGCATCGTCGTACTCGTGGCGCAGCGCCTCATGTTCGCACGCATCGCCGCCGACGTGTTGGACCGACTGTCCGACCTGTCCGGAATCCCCGGCCGGGCGGACGAGGCGATGGGATTGGAGGTGAATCTGCGCCTGTCCCACGCGTCGCTGGTCTGTCATCCGCATTGGCGCCCGGAGTTGGAATCGGTGTTGGATGACATGTACGCCACGGAACGCGATTACAGGCTGGGCTGCGAGGCGGCGGATGCGATCGAGGCCGCCTGCGGCGCGGACTCCGTGAAATGGAAGCGGGCCCTGGCCGTGGGCCTCGACGCGCTCGCCGTCGCCGTGGCCGCCGCCACCATCCGGCAGATGCTTACCGACGGCGGCGTCCTGTCGGCGATCCCGCTGTCGGTATTGCTGATCGCGGTGACGGCCGCCGCGGCATGGTTCTCCTGGCGGGCGCGCAGGGGCTGACCCCACGGTCCGGACGCATAGCCGCCGGACCGTGGGCATCCGTCGCGGCCGGCCGGCGGCCATCGGCGCCGTCGCGAGATCGGCCGGCCAGGTCGGGAGCCGACCCATGGGCCCTGGTCGAGAATCCGCCGTATGGCGGATGAGTCCCGCGGAGGATTTCGGCCCTCCGGCCCCCGGAGCCGAATCGATCGGCGCCGGGGGCTTTTCCGTCTTTCCGGGACGCATGGGTATAAGGGAAAGGGGTTTCCATGGTTTCAAAGTTCTGCGTGTATTCCATTATTCTGTTCTGTTTGGTCATTGCATTTTTCATGGTCCGCAGAATGACGGAGAGAGGCGGTCTTGGAAGGCTGATCCTATATTCCATCGTCGCCGTCTTCGGCGCCGTATGCCTCACAGTGGTCCTCGTGTCCTGATGCCTTTTCCCGCGTCGTGAGTCCTGCAGCCATCAGGTTTTCCGTCGCTGTCACCATCGGAAGCTTCGCGCCGACTGTGCCGGACTTTCGGTTCAGATGGCCGCCCGCGGCGACATAAAGCCATTCCCGGAACTGGGCGAATGTCCTTGGGGGCTCCGTTTCTCCGGGACGCATGGGTGGATTGTCCACGGATATAAGGAGTCTTTACCATGTTCATCGGCCGCGTTTTCGTCCATCCGACATCTGGCATGTCCGGAGCCACCGCCTCGTCACCGGTATGCACCGTGCTGGGAATGCTGCTCCTCACCGCATTCATCACGCTTGTCGTCATCGCCATCGTGGCCTGCGTCATGATGGCGTTCGACCGCGACGGGGACCGTCTGCTCCACGCCGCCATCATCGTGGCCATCGTGGCCATCCTACTGGCCATCGCATGGGGAGTGGCGTGCATACTGGCTTAAGCCATATGCACATGAGGACACCCCGGAGCCATACGGTTGGCTCCGGGGTGTCCTCATGTGCTTGACGGTTTTTGTCCTACCGATCCACCATGGCCGCGACGTACCATGCGTCGCCGGCGTGCAGGAAGTGGGCGCGCGACTTCGCGCGGCGGGCGAACACGGAGGCGACCGACGCGGCCGGCGGCTCGCATTCCTCCTCTGCCGTGCGGGATATGGCGCGCAGCAGCGGCAGGGCGAGGACCTCGCGCTCCTCCTGCGTCATGCCGGACATGAGGTAGCGGCCCAGACCGATCCGTTCCGGTCGAGCTTCGGCGGCTACGCGGCCTTCGGTTCGATGGGCAATACCAGGGTGTCGATTCGTTCGTTCTCCATGACGGGCTCCTTTTCCGTTCGGCCCGTCCATGCATCCCGCCCCTTACGGCTCGACCTCGACCCAGTCGTTCCCCATCTCCCTGCGGCGGAGGTTCTCGCGGCGCACCGTCTGCTCCCTGAACGGATGGAACCCGTCCGGCGGCTCCAGCATGGGGTAGTCCGCGCGGACGCGCATCGGGGCGCCCGGCTTCGTCCCCAGCCTGACCTCGACGCGTTCCGGTTCGATGCCCGTGCGTTCGCCCAGCGCGCGTTTCGCCCGTGAAACGGCCCGCTTCAGACCGTCCGGAGTGTAGGCGGAAATATCCGCCCTGCCCTCAGTTTCAACCTTCATGTCATACGCGACGACCTTGTCACCCCGCGGCGATGTGTACGTGGCGCGACGGGATGAGCAGTCGCCGAGGTTCGGGTCGAACCAATCGTCGTCTTGCGTCTCCAGCATGCCGCCCTCGTCGTCGGTGAACCTGCACTGGTTGTTGGCGGCGCTGACAGACAATGGGTCCAGGGTCCAACCCTCGCCCACCGCCATGCACCCCGGCAGTTCCATGCGCGTGTCATCGCGGCCCAGGTCGCCCTCCACGGCGGCGGCCTCGCCGTAGTCCCGGTCGCCCATCACGGACGGCTCCACGGTCATGGACCGTCGGAATGCGGCCATGTCGCCGTCGCCCGCACCCGCCTTGGGCACGTACCTGCCGCCCCATGCTGTGCCCCCCGCGCCGACGGGGTGACGCGGCTCGTGCAGATCGTCGTCATCGCCCGCGCCCGCCTTGGGCGCGAACCTGCCCGCGTTGGGCGTGCCCTTCGGCTGGTGGTTGTTGCCTTTCGAATCGATCGCCATGATGGCCTCCTTGTTTCGTTCCGGGAATGGCTATGCGCACCGGGACGCATGTCCGGCATAACGGGACATCAAGGAAAGGAGCCCGGACATGAGCGACTATGAGGGGCTTGACTACGAGGCGCGTGTGGACGCGGCCATGGACGACGTTCTGGGCCGTGACGGCTGGTGCGGGGTCTGCGGGGGCTGGAGCCCCGCTAATCCGCCGATGTGCGACCTGTGCGGCGTCCGCCTGTGCGACCGGTGCGCGGTGGAGTATCCCGACGGGGCCTTCGAATGCCCGGATTGCGCCAGGGTGGACATGGACCGCTACGACCGCATCATGGCGCTCGCCGCCCGCCCGGGCGTGCCCGACGAGCTGGCCGACAAGGCCTGCGAGCTGTACGAGAGCGCCGTCGGCGAGGTCGCCGGCGACGAGTGGCGGCCGCTGTTGGAGCAATTGGAGGCGGTGGCATGAGCGGAACGGGCCATCTGGACTTGGACCCCGCCGGCCGCTCGCGGCTGCTCGCCTCGGCGACGGCCTACGCGGCCGGACGGCGCACCTACGTCGTCGGAGCCGTGTCCGACGTCGTCGCCGCGAACGCCGGGCGTCTGGACGCGGCCGCGCGGGAGACGCTGGCCGACGCCATACGGCCCGCCGTGGACGAGGGCGATCCCATCGACACGCCCGCATGGGCCCGAGCGCTGGCCGCGCTGGAGACGGCCGCGCCCGATGACCTGGATGGGCTCGACGGAAACGCGGTCGACCTGCGCATCCTGCTCTTCTGTGCGTTCCGGCACGACATGGGCGGCCGCGCCGGCCTGTGGACGCGGCTGCTCGAAGACCCGACGGCGCTTGACGGGCAATGGCGCGCCATCGCCGCGCGCGACCTGGGATAAAACGTGCCCCGCCCTTCAGGACGGGGATGGTCAAAGCCTAAGTCTCCGGGACGCATGGAGCGGATTATGGAGACCGTCAGGCGCTACAACTACCGCGCGTACCCCACGAGGAGCCAATGCGAGGCCTTGTCGCGCCTGTTCGGCGCATGCCGATACGCCTGGAACTGGTATGTGCGCCAGCGCCTGACCGATTGGAACTTCAACCGGTCGAGGTCCTCCTACGCGGAGCTGAGCGCCAAGTTCAACAGGACGAAGACCGAGAAGGCGCTCGAATGGCTGACCAAAGTGTCCGCCGTGCCGTTGGCGCAGTCGTTGCGCCAGTGCGAGAAGGCGTATTCCGCGTTCTTCCGTTATGTCGAAAAGCATGGATGCCATCTCGACCATAAGGGCCGTCCGTTGGGGTATCCGCGGTTCAAGAGCCGCCATTGCGGCGAGCAGTCGGCCACGTTCACCACGTCGGCGCGTTTCCATGTCCGCCATGAGCGCAATTCCAGATGGATGTTCCTGGAATTGCCGAAGATCGGAGAGGTCAAGCTCCGTTGGTCGAGGGATCTGCCATCAACTCCGTCAAGCATGACGGTGATGCGACATGCGGATGGAACCTACGAGGCCAGTTTCGTCGTCAAGACGGAGCCAAAGCCCGCTCCGACACCAAGACGCAACGCCTGCGGCATCGACATGGGCCTCGAGTCGTTGGCGTCCATCGTCTACTCGGACGGCACGCGCGAGAAGGTCGCGCCGTTGAGGGCATTGCGCAAGGCCGAACGCAAACTAAGGAAGCTTGACAAGGAGTTGGGCCGCCGCCGACGCGGCTCGAACAACTATTCGAAGACCAGAGCGACGAAGGCGCGTTTATACGCCCGTATCGGGGCCCAACGCAGGGACCTGGCGTACCAATTGGCCTCCAGGGTGGCGGGCGAGAACCAAGCCGTCGCTTTGGAGACGTTGTGCGTCAAGGGGCTCATGCGCACCCGGATGGGCAAAAGCGTGGCCGACGCCGCATGGTCGACGTTCACCGACAGGGTCGATGTGCTCTGCGCCCAATGGGGCCGCAGGGCCATCCACATCGACCGGTGGTGCCCGAGCAGCCAGGTCTGCTCGCAATGCGGACGCGGGGACGGCCCGAAGCCGCTTAACGTGCGCGAATGGGATGCCCCCGGTGTGGGGCGTTCCTTGACCGCGACTGGAACGCCGCGTTGAACATCCTCGACGCCGCGGGACTCGCGGAGTCGTTAAACGCCCGTGGAGGCGATGTGAGACGGAGGCTGGCCTCGGCCGGCCGCGACGCGATCGCCCGCGAAGCGGGAACCCGCCGAACCGCGCGGCTTCATTAAGCCAAACGGAGTAGGAATCCCCCGCCTTCAGGCGGGGGAGGAAGTCAACTGTACGAGGCCGGATACGCGCCGGACGGCGCGCCCGAGCCGCCCATCCAGCACCTGGAGCCATTGGGAGACGCCGGCGATCCCGCATGGGGTGAAGTCTACCTGAAGCTGGTCGGAGGTGCGGAATGACCGAGGCATCCAATATCGCGCACGGCCTGCTGCTTCGGCACGTGGCCACACCCGACGGACGGCTGGCGCTACCGGTCGACCCGGCGGCCATCGCCCGCGCCGAAGGCATCGATGTACCGTCGGTCGGGGACGCGTACGGACGCTGGGACTCAGCCGTGGCACTGGGCCGCGCGCTGGAGCCGGACGGCGCGGAATCCGGATGGCCGGGGAAATTCGCGTACGCCCTGCTCATGCCCGCCGAGATCATACGGGTCATGTCCGCGTCCGACTTGGATGTACCCGAGATGGCGCAGCGCTTCGGCGTGCCCTGGTGCCAGATCCGGCGGCGCCTCGCCATGCTCGGGCTTGACGATTATTGCGAATAGGCCGGGACGCATGGCCGGAACCGAAAGGCCGCGAAAGGCGCGGCCGGAAGGAGTCCGGGAAAATGGACGAGCATACACCGATCGATGTCCCGATTCGATTGGAGGAATGGAACCGCCATGACTGCATCAATGAGGTCGACACCATCGTGGTCGACGTGCGCCCGATCCTCGACGCCACCGATTACGACCATCTTCCCGCCCCGGATGAATGGGATGCGGACTTCATCGCGGAGCAGGCCCAACGGCTGGGCCTGCTCAGATTGTGGGACGGTCCATTCACCGTGGAACTGCCCGAATGCGGGGAGTACCCCGCCTACATCGAATGGCGCGGGACCCACAAGGTCGTCGAAGGCGCCAAGGAGCGGTTCCGCGCCCTGGCGAGGGACGAGATCCTATCCCGCATCGAAAGGACCCAAGCCGAGCTCGACCGGCTCGTGGCCGAGTACAAGGCGGTTTGACCGGGACGCATGGCTGGGACCGAAGGGCCGCGAAAGGCGCGGCCGGAAGGAGTCCAAGACCATGACCATAGACGAGCTTATCGAACAGGTCAACTACCGCGATGACAAACGTCGCGGCTTGGACGTGAGCGTGATTCCCGTGACTCTCCTCTAAGGGAGGTCGTCACAGGCGCCCCATCCATCATGGGTGGTTGACCGCACCCTGGCCTTGGGTCTGTCCAAGGCTTTGTATCGCCCGGTCCCTGATGTTCAGGGCGGCGTTGTGGTCGGCATCGTCGCTATGGCCGCAGTTCAGGCAATCGAAACGGGCGCGGTCACGGTTGCCCTTGTCCACGTAGCCGCATCTGTTGCACCGTTGGCTCGTGTACGCGGGGTCGACCATCACGACCCGAATGCCTTTGGCGGCGGCCTTGTAGGCCGTGAACTCCTGCAACTGGGAGAACGGCCACTGGTTGAGCATGTTGCGGCGTCTTCTGCCGGTCTTGGTTCCTTTTCTCGCCTGACGGCGGATGTACGCCAGGTCCTCGAAGGCCATGACGCCGATGCCGGGGGTGCCCGCAAGCCTTTTCGCCGCGCAATGGTCGACATCGCGGATGAACCGCTCTTCCCTTCCGCTCATCGCCTTCAGGCGGCGGTGGGCGCTCCGGGTGCCTTTTTCCTGCAATGTCCGCCTATCGTATGCGTAGCGGCGTCTGACGCGCTGGACCCGCGGATACCGGTATTCACCCCCCTCCGAGTCCTTGTAGAGGGCGTGCATTCCCAGGTCCACGCCAAGCACCCTGCCTTCGACCGGTTCGGCCTTGGGAATCCTGAACGTGAGCGTCAACCGCGCCATAAGACCGTTCGAGTCAAGGACGAGCGTCACGGCCTGGAGCCTCCGCTCCGGATAGCGTTCGTCGAACCACGCGGGAATCGACGGCAACAGGAAGCGTTGGCGCTTCTGCCCGTGCATGGAGCTCAGCGTCAGCAGGTTCCCCCGAAGGCTCATGGTGCGCAGGTCGAACCTGACGGTCGGTTTCCTCTGTGATGCCCTGAGCGACCATCCGCGTTTCGGATGGTTCGAGTTCCACGAGCGCACCGCCCCGGCGGCGTCGCGCAGGGCATTGCACACGAATTGGCTCGGCAATTGCGGGAACCTGTCCCTTAGGCCCGCGTAGAGCGCCTTGTGCGCGGCTACCGCGCTGACCGTGTGGTTGGCGTCGTACCAGGACACCGCCGAGCCCCAGACGCGGTTGTACAGATCGGCGAGCCGGGAGTACATGGCGTGCTGGTCGGGCGAGAGCGCCAATGGCACGACAAGGGCGCGTGTGGGCGTGTTGTCCGCCATGCCCTCGCGTCGTCTCGCCGTGGCGCTCTTCTTCCTAGCCATATTCCACTCTATGCGTCGCGGCGGTTGGGACGCATGACTTCTGGGAAGGAGGCCATGCGATTCCTCCCCGCCCACGAGGGGCGGGGTGTCCTCGCATGGATTACATCATGAACGCACGGACCGAAACACTGGCCGAGGTCATCGACTGGCTCGGAGACGAGGCCGACAGGGAATGGGAACGCGCCAAAGACGGCCTGAGCGACGGATACGGCGGGTTCGACGCCTACACGCGGGCAATCCAGCACTGTCAGGACATGATTGTCGAGGATGAGGCTTCGAGTGGGAAACACACGGAAATCGCCTTGTTGAAGCATTTGGCCGACACGTTCGATGAACGGCTCCACAAGGCCGAACGGGCCAAGGACAGGGGAGCCGGCTACACGTACAACGACGGCCGGTCCGACGCCTTCGGGTGGGCGGCGACCTACTGCCGCCTCATGATCGAACAGATGCAACGGCACGAAGGAAAGGAATAGGACGATGCATGACTTCTCCCAATGGCTCCAGTCGGCGGGCGGGATGGACTGGACGCCGATTCTCATCGCGGGAATACTCATCAGCCTAGCCATCGCCGTCACGTGCGAATCCGTGATGGCGATATTCGCCGCCCTCGCCTGCGCCTGCTCGCTCGCCGGACTGCCCTCCTACACGCTGAAATCGGAAATCGAACAGGTCTGGGGATTGCAGGAGGTTTCGTCCGAATGCGACCTGCCCGACCGCGACCTGCCGATCAGGAACATGAAATGCTATGTGACCAACGGAAAAGGACATAAGGAATTGGTCGAAATCCGTGTATCGAAGGACGGAACCAAGCTCGGCCTGTACGACGCTGACGGAAAGGCATTGAAATGATAGACATGAGCGAATGGGCCACCAATCACCACGGCCTGTCGGACTGCATATACATGGCGGCATTGTCCACGGTGCTGGTTTTCGCCGTGCTGGGCGTCGTCTGGCGGGCGGGCAGACGCTTGGCGCTTCGCGCGACGCATCGTATCCCACGGGACGCCCAGCCATTGCTGGAGGACACCAAATTCGTCATATGTCTGGCCCTTGTGGGCGGCTTCGGACTGCTCCTGACGTTGAACCCCGGTCTTCTCGTTCTCCCGAAGGACACCACGTTCACCGAACAGGTGGCGCGACAGGCCGGATTGGAGGCGTTGTCTTGCCCGGCCATCCCCGACTCCGAGTACATGCCCGGTCAGGGCAGGTACGAGTGCGAATACGTGGACGCGAAAGGAAAGGCCCACGACCTGAGCCTGCTGGTCGCATCCGGCGACAGGATATGGCTTTACGACCACAACGGCAAGCCGATGAAGGTGACGACGAAATGAACCCGGAAGACAATCCGATGCCGCTCGTCTCCGAATGCAATCCGGTGGATGCGGTCGAATGCCCATGCTGCTTGACCGTGTTCCGCGTGCGCACGCTCATGACCGACGGGAACGGGCGGCTCATGGGCGACGGGTACGAGGCCATCCCCATGTTCTGCCCCATGTGCGGCGGACGGCTCGAACAGCCGGAAAATGGAAAGGACTAGAACCCTTGGCCGACCCGAAGTACATGAGGAAAATACAGGGCATGTGCCGCTGTCAGGATTGCGGCCTCATGGCCGACAATGCGGACATCGACGTGGAATTGGACTGTGACGAAATCGTGTTTGAGTGGAGCGACGCGGACGACAGCCAGACATGTAACCTACCGCCCTGCTACGGCGGACACAGGCTTCAGACCGATATGACCGCATACGACCTGTTGCTGGAGCTTGGCGTCATAGACGACCCCTACGCGCGAAACAAGGAGCGAGATTGAGAAGACTATTGGCATTACTGCTGGTTCCGGCCTGCCTGATGTGCGCCGGATGCGACGGGTCCGACGCGGAGGACGGCGACATTCGGTCGGAGGCCGTGGCGGAGGAGAGTGTCGCCAACTGCGCCGACTATGACAGCCGAATAACTATCGGAATGACTATCGGGGAGTGCGAGCTCAGACTGCACGACGGCCGTCGCGTGACGTGCGCCGTCCTGTTCGACTACGAGCAGGGCGGCCTGTCCTGTGATTGGGCGAACGCCGCGAAAACGAACGGGAAGACGGAGTAGCCCACGCCGGGACGCATGGGCTTGGCGTAACCGAAGCCAAGGAGTACATCATGGACGACGATGACACCATCGCGCCCGGCTGGTCGCTCGTTCCGGCCGACATTTGCATTGGAACCGGCGAATTCCTCACCAACGGCGACGCCGGCATCATCCCCGACCCGGACAAGGACCCGGACGAGGACCTGAAGGATGTGACGCCTTTGGAGGAGTATTTCGAGCGCATCCGGCAGGCGCACGGCATCGAACTCGTTGGAATCATCGAGTTGGGGGATATGTGGATTGAAACCGACGGCAAGGAAGACCACGGGAGACAATCGCAGGACGGGGAGGACGACTATGACGCCGGATAGACGGAACGCCGTGGACACCTTGGAGGAGCTCTCCGGCTGGATCTCCGACCGCATGGACGAGGCGCAGGCCGAGGCCGCGTACTCGCCAAGGCTGGACCATGACGGCCGCATGTATCTGCAGGGCCGCTTCGACACGCTGAGGCAGACGCTTCGGCATTGTAGGGATTTGTTGGACAAGGACAAGGAGGACGGCCATGACGCCGAACCAACTCATCGAACAGCTAAAGAACCTGCCATCTGAAGTGATGGACCGCCCCATCATGGACGACGATGACACCATCGCGCCCGGCTGGTCGCTCGTTCCGGCCGACATTTGCATTGGAACCGGCGAATTCCTCACCAACGGAGACATCGGTGTCATCCCCGACCCGGACAAGGACCCAGGCGAGGATCTGAAGGCCGAGGCCGGGGAGTGGGGGATGCCCTTGCAAAGGGAGCTCCGCGCCACACTGCACTCGTACATGGAGGACTGAAAATGCAAGACACCGAGGAGAACCGCTGGCTATTGCTGGATATGGCCCGCGCCATGGGTGGCTACGGCTATGACGAGATGTGGTGGGCCGACGTGTATGAGCCGGACGACCTGGAGTACTCCGCGCCCGACCTGTATGAGGCGTTCGTCCATTCGGGCGATTACGATCCGGACGCCCATTGGGTGCGACGTAAGGAGTACGGAGACGGCTTCGAGTCCGTCACGGAGGAAAGCCTGCTGGCCGACGCGTGGCACATGAGGGATGACATCGTCGAACTGGCCCGGCGCGGGGATGTGCGGAAGAGCCTGCCGGATGTCGACTTCGACGCGCGGCTGGCGAGGCTGGAGGCCGGGGCATAGGTACTCCGGATACCAACGGAAGGATACGGAATATGACCTACGATCGCAAAGACCCGAACGAGGTTTTGGCACACGCGCAAGAGGCGACCTGGGAGGATGGACAACGCCTGGGCGTCAAAGACGGACCGTTCGGGCTGATCGGCTACCAACCATTGAAGGCTGGTGTGGCATTGTCGTTCGATACACCTGATGACCAGCACGGCACGGTGCTGCTCACCCGCGGAATGGCGGCCACCTTCGGGCGTTGGTTGATTCGACAGGCGGGGGAGTAGTTCGGGAACCCGTTAAAGGAACGCCCTACGACCCGCGTGACGCAGGCTGTGAAGCGTTCCTCTTTGGACCACACCCACTCGCGCTCCCAATACACGAGCCAGACATGCGGCCGATGCGGGCACGTGGACAAGAAGAACCGTGAGAGTCAAGCGGTCTTCGTCTGCAGGAAATGCTCGTACACGGCGAACGCCGACGTGATCGCCGCCCGAAACATCCTCAAAAGAGGATTGGATACGCTCGCCGTAACGTCGGAAACCCTGTGGGGCGCGGACGGCACCCCGGTCGAACAGGGACGTAAGACCAACGGGGACGCCGCATGCGAATCCTTGGCACTCTCTTAAAGACCAGAACCTCTCCCATCGTCTGGATGGGAGGAATCCCCCGGCTTCGGCCGAGGGGAGGACGTCACCGGCTGGTCGAAGTCCGACGGTTCGCCATCGAGAAAGTTCAAAAGCTGATGAATGGCATATTGCGCGGTATCCTCGTAACGCCATGGCTTCGGCTTCGCGTTCTTTTCCCGCTCTTCCTGCTCTATCAACCGGTCTATGCGGTCTTGTTCATCGCGGTGTTGCCACGCGAGAGGCTCGTTGCCTTGGGCTAGATTCTCCTCCACCGTATATTCATGGCCGCGATAGCTATAAACAAGATAAACCATATGGGCGTCGTATCCGTGCCCGTGGTATTTTCCGACGAATGTCGCCTTTCGCATTGCTGCCCCTTTCATGAATGGCGGGGCGTGTCCGTCGGCACGCTCCTTTATGTTCCCCTTATGCGTCCCGGTCCGTGCCGCCATCCGCCCGTCCGGGACGCATGTCCCCGGCACGACGGAAAAGGAGCCGATCATGGACATCAATCTGCACGACATCACCGGACAGGAATCGGGAATCATCCTCGTGGAAACGGATGACGGACGACACATGAACGTGGTCGCCAACTGGGGCGCCAATGACGGACTGCCGTATCTTTTTGAACCAATGCTCGAACCATTCTCGTTCCTATTCCTCCCCTCAGAGGATGTCCACGTCGAAACCGAACACGTCCACAATGGGGCGCTCAACGACGAAATCGCCCACGACGGTCTCGAAGACTGGAACCCGTTGGATGACGATTTGGACTCGGACGAACCCTGCGACGTATACCCGCTGTCAAACGGCTGGATTGTCGTCGCCCCGAAGGAATGGAACTGACGAAAAGGAACCCCCACATGAATCAGTCAGAACCTAAATCCGACCTCATGGCATGGTTGGAACAACAATGGAACAAGGCCGTCAAAGATTCCGAAACCCCAGACAAGGAACTGTTGGAGAAATACACTTTCTACGACGGCCTCACCACAGCCTACGAATTCGCCATTGCCCGATTGAAAAACGTTCCTAATCCATTTCTGCCGTCCTGTCTCAACTATGAAGACATCGACGACAGCAGTCAAGACGTCCAGCCGCAGGTGGGCGACTACGGCGTGGCCGTCCGAGACGACGCCGACGGTCAGGAGGAGATACCGTTCCACATCGAACGGGACGAAGACACCGGCCTGCCGATGGCATTGCTGGACACCCGGCTGTACGCGAAGCCGGAGGACGACGTGGACGACGGGCAGTATGTAAGCCTGCTCCAGCTGCACCTCGACGGCTACATCCTGAGCAGGACAGGGCGGAAGACGGACGAGGATGAATAGAGCCGACAAAGTCCTGCTTTGGATAAAGCTGGTTTTGAGCTTGGTCCAACTGGTCGCGGCATTGGCTCTCATCGGGCTGCTCCTCGAACCCCAATTGGCGGACGGGATCGACCGGTTGGAGACCGCAATCCACGGCCGGCAAATCACCCTGGAGAGCACCCTCACCGACCGACAGGGCAATCCCATTCCCGGCGCGACGATCACGGTCATCCGGGACAATGGCACCCCTTACAGGGATGACAACGGCAATCCCGCCAGAGACGTCACCGACCGGAACGGCGGATTCAAGATCAAGACGACCGTCAAGGGGTCCTACCGGGTGGAAATCGTTCCGCCGCGGCAAAACCAAAAGGAGTGATGAATCATGGTGGACATGAAGACGATGTCGGGACGCATGAGAGCGGACATGAGACACGTATTCCATGAGACCGGCCGGCTCTGGCCGGTGGCCGACGCGCACGGCGCGACCGTGCTGTTCGGTTCCAAGGACGCCGCCGACCTGTACGCCGCGGAGCATGATGCGACCGTCGGCGCCCCGATGCCGACGATGAAGGCCGCCGCGCTCTGGAGCGCCGCGCGCATGACCCTGGCCGCCGACGGCGGATTGTATGAGATCACGGCATTGCCCGATGTGGAGCGCCGGACCGACGCCAAGCGCCCGGGTGCGAGGATGAGCGGATTGTCCACGATGGACGTCTTCGCGCGGACCCCGGAGGACGCGCTCGCCCTCGCCGACCGCGCGGGCCGCGCCGCCGTCAAGGCGGTCGGAAAGGGCCTCGCCCCGAATCTGGCGATCGGCCGCCTCGTGTACCGCGAACGGCATTGGATGGAAGAGGACTTATGGCACGCAGATACTACGCAGTGCTGACCCGGACGGACATGCCGATCATCCCGTACCATGTCCATGCGTTCGACTCGGCCGCCCGCCGCGACGCCTGGTGCGCGGGTCCGGTCCCGCGCGGATTCGACGCCCAGCCCGCCACGGCCCACGCCGCCCTGCGGGACATCCGCGCCGACATGCACCTCGACGGCGTGTGGGGCGCCACCGTCGACCAATATCTGGAGCGCCATCCGGAGCGTTGGCACGACGGCGCCCATGACGCCATGATGGCCGATGCGGCCGCGGGCCTGCACGTCTGGTGGCGCTGGTGCGATGTGAACCGCTGGGAGCATGGGACGTGGGCCATGTACACGCCCATGGATGACCCGGCCGACGCGGCGCTCGCCGTCAGGCTGGAGGAGAGGCTTCGGGAGTTGCAGTCAAACTCCGGCGTCCTGGACAGGATGTTCACCGGCTTCTCCGACCGCCTGCCGAACGGGGAGCGCGCGGATACGGGTTGGGCGCCGCCGACGCCCACGGCCGTCATGGACGATGGACTGAGGGAGCGCATGCGCCGCGCCGTCGGGGCGCGGACGTGGCAGGAGTTCCTCGACGCGGTGTACAAACTCGGATTGTTCCGGGAGGACTAAGGCATGGATGATCGGCCTTCCGTCTCTCCGGCCGCCGCATAGCCCATCGCCGTCATCCCAAGGGCGGGCCGCCGGTCCGCCCTTTCCTTACGCCTTCAAAGGAGTCCAGGTCATGTCCACGCCATCGTCATACCCGCCCGAACCGTCGCTCGACGCCATCGAAGGGCGCGCCACGTTCGACGGGCACGTCATCCGGCTTGAGCGCTGGAGGCGCGATGCCGACCGCCGGCGCTGCGCGTACGCCGCCGCGCCCATCGGCTCGGTGCGCGGAGTCCAGGTCATGACCACGCCGGACGCGGCCTTCCTCGTCATCGACGTCGTCGCCCCGGACGGCAAAGCCACCGGCATACCCACGCGCCCCGGAGCGCTTGCGCGGTCCGTCTGGACGCTCCGCGTGCCCGACCCGGCCAAGGCGGACCGCTTCGCGGGCATGGTGGCCCGCCACGCGCCCGCGGAGGCCGTTCCGTTGGATCGCGCGCCGCGCGCCGACCGGAGGCCCGTGCTCCTGATCGCCGTCGCCGCCATGCTCGCCGCGTCGCTGGCCGTGCTGGGTGGCTGGACCGCCTACAAGGCCGGCCGGCCGGAGCCGGTGAGGACGAAGGTCATCAAACGCACCGTGGTCAAGGAAAAAATCCGCACCGTCACATCATGCCCCACCCAGACCCCACCGGCGGCGCAGGGGCAGCCTCCGGCCGCGACGACGGAACCGGAAACGGATGCGACGCCACAGAACCAGAGCCAGCCGGCCCAATCCAATAACAGCCAAAGCCAATCGCAACCGACGGACACGGACTCCGGGACGCATGTCAATGGGCAAAACCAGACGCAGGAGGGAGGATCGGATGTTTCCGGAGCTGAGGGAGACCAAACCGGACAATGAGACCGCCGCGGGCATGCTCGCCCGCGCGGTGCGGCATAATCTGTCGAGCATGGCGCGCGTCAGGGCCGTGACCGGCACCCTGGACCAATGGCTGGCGCCCGTGAGGGGAAGCTCCAAGCCGCTGTTCGCGTTCGAGGGCGCGTCCATCATGTACCGGGTCGACGCCGACGGGGCGCGCAGGGTGCGCCCATGGGCGGGCAAAAACAAGGTAGATTCGGGACGCATGGCCACATAAAATGAACAACAGAAAGGAGGTTGCGATGAATCTGAAGGCACGTTTAAGAACGGCGATTGCAAAACGAAATGCCCTGACGGTGGATCAAATGGCTCAATTGTTGGGCTGTCCCAAGCAGGTCGTACTCAATCTGGTCGAGCTGGGGAGGCTGACTCCTTTATCGACGAATCCGTTGGTTTTTTCCCAAGAGGAGGCCCAACGGGGCAAGAAGGAATACGATAGGCGCCAGGAGGCGTTGACGGAAATCATTCGCTTAGGGGAGGGGCTGGAATGATCTCCGCCTTTTTGGATACGAACGTACTGTTGGGAATAACGGAGACGGATCTATTGTTGTCCCTATCGGAAACAGGCGGTATGTTGCGTCCATATTGGTCTGAGTACGTTTTTGATGAATTAAAGGAACATCTCCCTGAAAGGCTCGAAGAATCAGGTTCGGAGGATGCTTTTAGGAAAGCTTGCAGACGTATAGATGCCATGAGGTACGCCTTTCCGGAAAGCATGGTTCCTGCATCGAAATGGGAATTGTATTCCTCAATTGCGGAAAAATACGTCAACGACCTCGACGATACGCAAATCCTGGCGGGAGCGATTGCCTGCAATGCGGATTGTCTCGTGACCGACAATCTCAAGGATTTCGACATCAAAGGCATTCAGAGACTGTTTGGAATTTCGACAACATCTACGGATATGTTCCTGCAAACCGTTTTTCATTGTCATCCAACGGTTTTTTGGGATTCGGCGGAGAAGATGGTCAGGAGACACAACAAACCCCCACAGACCCTGGAGGAGCTTTCCAATATCCTCAAGGACCATGGAAGAACAGGGATAGCCTCAGACATGGAGGCCGAAGCCAGAAAAAGACAAATAACCTCGCTGCCCCGAGTGTCACAACATCAAGGACGGGACTCCTTGGGTCGTTTCACGGCCATACAGGGAGACGACTCTGACTTATTCGACGTTTGGGGCCCAAATGGCAATGGTTATTGATTCATCTCGCAAAGAACCGCAAGGGCGGGGCCATCATGCCGATGGTCCCGCCCTTGTCGCATTGTCCGCTTTGGACGGCGGTTCAGGGGGTTTGGTGAGAGAGAAGACAACCACCGCCCCCGGCGGACGCCTTCATGCTATGCGCGCATCAGATGGCGCCATGCCCACATGGTCGCGCCCGGCGTGGCGACGGCGAGGAACGCCAGATAGAACGTGGTGGTCCAGCCCTGCGATTGGGCGGTGATGGTCGCCGCGAGCAATGCGAGGCAGATGATGGTGTAGACGGCTTTTCCGATGGTCTTCATGGCGGGCTCCTTTTTCTCCGTTGCCCTCGTCATGCGTCCCGGCGCCGGCGCGGCCGCACCGGCGTGCCGACGGCGCGCTCCGGAGACCAACCGGCGTACAGCCTCCCGGAGATGACGTTGATTGGAATGCCGGTGCGCTCCGACCATCCGCGGATGGTCAGCGTCTCGCCGCCCACGGTGACGGCCTTTCGCCGCACGGGCCGGGATACCGCGTCCTCCGGCGTCCAGCCGAGCTTGATGCGCTTGCCGATGAGACCGGCCGGCACGCCGTTCTCCCGTTCCCATTCGCCCGGCGTCAGCGTCCGCCCGAAGGCCGTCACGACCACCAACGCGGCCGCCGGACGGACCGGGACAAGCACCGCGTCCGGGGCCTCCCATCCGTACTCCAGGCGCCAGGCGAGCGTCTCGACGGTCATGCCGCGTCAACGGGCCCATTCCTCCACGGTGCGGGTGCATCCGCGCACGGTCGGCTTCGTTCCCTTATCCATGTCCCGCGCCATGCGTCCGGGTATAGCCGAGGCGCATGGTTGATCTGATCATCGCCGGCGGAACCCGCCGGGAACGCTCCAAGACCCTGCTCCAACGGCTTGAGGGAGGCGCGGGCCGCCGTTGGCTCATCGCCGTGCCCTGCGGTCTGCCCCATGACATGCCGGATGGCATCCATGGCATCGGACTCAACGACCTGGACGGCGCGCTGGATGCCGTGGGGCGCGTGCGGTCCGGCGACACGCTCGCCGTCGAATCGGTCGATTACTGGGCCATGGGCGCCTCAGAGCCCATCCCGAACCCGGACAACAACCCGAACGTGGCCCGCTGGAACGCGATGGCCGCATCCACCGCCCGCAAGCGCGCCCGCTTCCGCCACGCCATGCAGTCCCTGCCCGACGGCGCGACCATCATGATGACGGCCTCCACGCTGGAGGCGGCGGAGCGATTGCTTGGATCGTTTCCGATGGGCGTCTCCCGCATCGGCTGCGAGCGGTTGGATTTGGACCGCCGGACGGCCCTCCGTCCCGGCATGGCCGCCTGAGACCCCGGCGACCCAACGAAGCCCCCGGAAAACAATTACGTTCCGGGGGCTTTTTTATTTCCAAAAGCGTCGTCGCCTGAAAATCGAATCCTTGGCGGCCCCTGCGGCATGGCGCGAATCGGATGGCGCAACTATTCCCCAAAAGGACGAAAGTCCGTCAGAGAGGCCAAAGAATGGCATACGGAGGCAAAAGACGCCTTGCGTGTCCGTCAATGATGATGGCGGGCAAGGGCAAATCAATTCCGTCGGCGGGCATTTTCGCCCGAAATCGGCGAAAATCCGTATGCACTTGCGTATGCACTTTTGATTTTGACAGGCAGGAAGTGCCTCAATGCCTACGGGCAGTAGGGCTAGAGCCTGATTCCATCGTCGGCCGTATGCGGTTTTATGCACCGTATGCAGTTCCCTTGAAAGGAAAAAGACGAAAAAAGGTCCAACTCCCAAAAGAGGTGCATAAAGTGCATACGGCTCTTCTGATGTTCGCTCAGCCCTACTCTTTATTGGCTTCTTGCTCGAGCCGAAAAAGTGCATAATCAGTGCATACGGCTGCATACGAAGTGAATACGGAGTGAATAATGTGATGAAAGTGTGAAGACGTCCTCCGAAGTCAAGAGGGAGGATATCTTCAGCCTCTCGCCTTACTGCCTGTATCCATGTCCTTCAGGCCCGCTTTGGCCCGAAATTGATTGCTAATTGTTTTTAGGCGTTTTCGGAATTGTTTTCGGATGTCTGTCGCTTCACCGCGTCCTCCGTGGGCGCATAAGAACGGACATGCTTCAATGGATCATCCTTGCGCTCGGCCTGTACCTTTGCGCCAGAAGGCACTGGTTCGTCGGCCTACTTCTCGTCCTCGTCTCCGGCCGTTGGCTGGCCGCCGCGGTCGGCGTCCTGCTGCTGGCTCTGGTGGCCGCCGCCCTCATGTCCGCCTCCGACTCCACCCCATCGGACATTTGGACAGGGGAGCGGCCGATGGAGCCGCTCTCCGCGCCCCGCGGACCGGAGTCCGTGTCCTACGGCGTGGGCGACGCGGCGTTCGCCGCCTGGCTCGCCGCCCCCAACGTCCACGGCAGGCCGGCCGCGGGACTGGAGGCCACCGCCGTCGCCGACGGCATGGACGGGCACAATGTGGCCGCCGGGGTGGCGGGGGAGGACTCCGTGGCCCGCATGCTCGCCTCCATGGGCATACGGGATGCGCACGTCTTCCTCTCCTGCCGGAACCCGGGGGACGCGACCGGCAGGGCCGACATCGACGTCGTGGTCGTGTCCGGCCGGACCGTCTGGCTTCTGGACGCCAAACACTACCGCCCGGCCTCCCCGGACGCGTACCTGGTCCCGACGCCCGGCCTCGATGCCATGCGCGGCGGCGGGGAGCTGCGGGCCTACGACTCCAACACGAACCTGAACGTGCCCGTCGGCTCGCTTGCGGGCGTCGCCCCGGTGAGGACCTACCACGCCAGCGGCAACATGGCCTGGGCGACCGACTCCGTCCGCTCCGGACTGCCCGCCGGCCTCGACGTGAGGCCCGTCGTCCTGCTGTCCCGCACCACGGGCGGCGTGTACGGCGTCATGCGCGGAACCATGTTCCCCGGAGCCGTTCCCGTCATGCAGGCCGACGCATGGGCCTCCACGTTCACGGACGCGCCCGCCGATCCGCGGGCCGTCGGATACTTCTGGAGGCTATTGAAATCGTGACCTGGAACAATGACATGCGGACGATATGCCGCGCCATGCTGGATGCGGCCGACAATGGGACCACGCACGCCGTGTACGTCTGCTGGACCGCCTACGGCGGATTCGCCGACGCGGACGCGCTGCTCGGCCTCGGCTCCGGCAGGTACATGGAGCTTCCACCCGACGAGCGCGAGCTCGCCCGCGAGAAGGTGACGGCGCTCGGCCGCGATTTGAAGACGGCCGCCGCCCGACATGGCGGGCCGGAGCCGACGGAGGCGCGGCTGACCCGCGTCCACGGCGTCGGCCTCGAGCTGGACGTCCGCACGGGCCGGCCGGAATGGGCGGCGGACCCCGACGGCATGCCCGCGGACCTGTTCCTGGAATGGAGGGCCGGCCTGAAGACGACCCGCGCGGCCCGATGGGCGCGGCGGCATGCCGTGGCCGACACGGACCCGCTCTGGGAATCGTTCAAGGAGACGGCGGACGTGCCGAAGTGGTTCGGACGAGACCTGTACGGGGAGCTGGACGCCGACACGCTGGCGCTGGCCGCCGCGTACGGCTGGGACGACCCGCGCGTCCACGCCCGCCTGCACGACGCCGTGCGGGCCGCGGCGGAAGAGAATTAGCCCATCCGCTCGCGCAGGATGCGGGCCTTGCGGTCCGCCGACCAGTCGGATTTGATACGGAACGGCGCGCCCTTGGCGACGCTCGCGCCGTCGATGCGCCAGGGCTCGCATTTGCCCGACTTATGGACGACGACGCCTTTGGCGTGGTCGTGGGCGATCCAGACGTCCATGCGTGATTCATGCACGCGCCCGCAGCGCAGGCCGTAGCGTCCATCGATGTCCTTCTTCAGTTCCTTGAGCCTCATGAGGTGGGACTATGCGCATAAAAGGCCACCGCCGGAACCCTTGGGCACTCCGGCGGCGGCTTCCTTTTCACGCGGGACCGGCGCGGGACGCCCGAAGGTGTCCGACATCGGGCTATGCGCGGCGGCGGATGAACAGGCGCTTGTAGATCCCGCGCCCGCCGATGGTCGGCTGGGCAATTCCTGATTCAGGGTTCCATAGGCCGTTTGAGAAGCCGCGGCCCTCGCTTTCCGAACAGCCGACGATGTTGAACTGTCCGGGATTGTATCTGTCCATGAACGTGATGGGCACGCCTGTGACGTCGTAGTGGTCCTCGGGGATGTCCTTGACACGGGACACCTCGATGGCGTCGTAATCGTCGTACTTCGGATACTTCGACGGGTCGTCGGCGTAGCGGCGGTAAAGGATGAGATCCTCATGGCGTTTTTTGATGTCCAGGTTGGTGTACCAGCGGCACAGGCCGTTGACCTGTTTGGTCGTTCCCTCGCCGGGGATGGTGAAGTCGGACGGCGAGGTGAAGCCCAGCCAGACCTTGTCGTCGCGTAGGAGCGGGAAGATCTCCTTGTAGGTGATGGCGTTCTTGTTGCCCAATATGACGAATTTCTTGCCATGTTCCACGAGCGTCGCCACATACTCGCGGAACAGGCTGAACGGCGGATTGGTCACAACGATGTCGGCCTCGTCGAGCAGTTCGAGGCACTCGCGGCTGCGGAAGTCGCCTGCACCGTAGGTTCCGTCGCCGTGCAGCTCCGTCAGCTCGTTCTCCTCGGAGTCGAGCAGGTTTCTGATGTCGTCCATATCCAACCCGCCATCGCCCGTGGTGTCGCGGAAGACGTTGACGACGGCCTTGTATGCCTTGCGGTGACGGCCGGTCGATTCGTCCCTGTCATCGTCGAACAGTGACGGCTGGTACCACTCGCCGCCGGCGATGGGGGAGCCCGAGTAGCAGGCGGCTGTCAGGCGCTTCAATCCCAGGTGGTTGAAGTTCAACGCGAAGTATTTGAAGAAGTTTGACTCGAACGGGTCGTCGCAGTTGCAGAGCACGACCTTGCCTTTGAAGTGGTCCTTGTAGTGGACCAATTCGTGCTCGATGTCGGTCATGCGCGTGTAGAATTCGTCGTTCTTGGCCTTTTTCGCGGCCGATAGTTGGCTGTCGCCCATGCCCGTGGCTTATGCGTCGCGTCTTGGGCGTACCAACGTCCTGCCGGGCAATAAACCATCGACCTTCGCGGCGAAGAGGCGCCACAGGGGCCAAAGAACGCCATATCCGCCCATCGCCCCGGAAGGCGGGCCGTGGAGTGCGAATATCCCGATTCGGGATATTCCGTCGATAGGGGGCTGATAGGGGTTTTTCGGCCGGAAAGACGTATGCACCGCCGTATGCACTTTTGAATCTGACGGGCGGAAAGCGCCTCAATGCCTACGGGCAGTAGGGCTAAAACCTGATTCCATCGTCATCCGTATGCGGCCGTATGCACCGTATGCACTTCCCTTAAAAGGAAAAAGGCCGAAAAAGGTCCAACTCCCAAAAGAGGTGCATAAAGTGCATACGGCTCTCTGCATGTGCTCTCAGCCCTACTCCCGCCTAGTTTTTTGCTCGAGCCGAAAAAGTGCATACGGACTGCATACGGCTGCATACGAAGTGCATACGGATGGATAAAAGTGATGGAAATGTGAAGACAAGCCTGATTCCTTCATTGAAATCCACTGCCCGTCCTTATTCTCGAAGGGCCGGATAGGGGGTCGCCAATTGCCTGCGGCCGATGAATGGCCTGCGGACCTCCTTGTGGCGTTGCCGTCGGCTGTATGAAGCCGAGCCGGAAAACGATCACGTTTCCGGGCCGTTTTTTAATTTCGGTCGACGTCGTTGCCTGGAAATCGAATCCTTGGCGTCCCTTGCGGCGCGGCGCGAATCGGATGGCAACATCTTCTCCCCGAAAGGACGAAAGCCCGTCAGAGGGGCCAAAGAATCGTTTTTAGGGGCAAAAGACGCCTTGCGCGTCGATTGGAGTCAGGGGCGGGCGGGATTCAACGCGGCCTCCACCGGCTTGAGCCAGTCGGACAGCCCCTTCGCCGCCCGGTCCGCCCTCGCGGCGGCCTTCGCCGGGTCCGCGGAGCAGGAGAGCGCCGGGACCTCCGGCGGCCTCGTCGCCGACAGCGGCACAAGACGGTCGAGATCATACGATTGGTCGAGCCTCGACACGGCGTCGTCCATGCGGCGGCGTGCTTTCATGGCCCGCGACTCCAGCGCCGACAGGCGCCCCAGCGCGTCCGAGCATTCCTCCGCGGCGGCCCGCTCCGCCCCCAGCGTCCTCGCCCGGGCGGAGAGGACCATGCAGCCGCCGCCGACGGCCGCGGAAAGCAGAAGGACGGCGGAGAGGACCGCCGCCACGCCACGGCGCGCCCGGCGCGCGGCCCAGCGGCGTCCGTCCTCCGCCCCGTCCGCGATCAGCCGGCCGAACTCCGGCGGCTCCGCGTACGACCATCGGGGCACGAGCCCCATCGGACCGCGCACGCGGATGCCATGCGCGGCCACCGACTCCAGGCTATCGTCCGTCATGGGAGCCCAGGAGACCCTCCATCACGCCCGCGATCGTGCCGATGACGACGCCGACCGCGGTGAGCGCGGCGCCGGCGATCAGCTTCAGCGCGGAGACCAGGACGAACATGACGGCGAAGCCGATCACGAATCCGATCACGTACAGCATTTTCCGACACCTCCTTTTGCGTGCCCTTGTTTTTTCGGTCCCCATGCGTCCCCGGGACGCTAGATGCGGGCGAAGGCGCCCTCGGCATGCCACTCGGCCTCAAGCAGGCCGCGTGTGTCCCCGTCCAGACCCAGGGCCTTGGCGACGGCGTCGAGTTCCGCGGCGCTCCTGCCCTGGGCGAGGGCCAGCTTGTAGGCGCGGCGCTCCGTCTCGCCGACGCCGCGGAGCGCGGAGCCGGTCACGGACGTGGTGGTGGCCATGTCCAGCGCGTCGCCGGTCGCGTCGCCGTCCTCGCCGGTCATGGAGTAATCCGCGTAGTTCGCGGCCCACTGGCGTATCCTCGCCTGCCCGCGCCGGTACATGCCCTCGAAGTCCTTGCGGCCGTTGAACGGCTCCTCCATGTCGTTGCGGTCGATGTACACGCGTGGCCTCACGCCCTCATGGGCGCTCCTACCGTCCGTGTAGTTGAGGCCGTTGCCGAACGAGCTGCCCTTCGCCTTCTTCTCGGCCACGTAGTCGGCGAGGGCCGCGTCCCACAGCGCGTCGCGCGTCTCGCCGTCGGGCGTGGAGCCCTTGTGTCCGGCCTTCCACTCGGAGACGCGGTCCATGTACCTGTGGCCCACGCGCATGCGATGGGCGGACATGCGGATCTCCTTGGACGTGAAGAACCGTTCCACGCTCGACTGGTCCACCGCGGCCCTGAACGCCTCCGGGGTGAGGCATCGGGTCGGGTCGAGCGCGTAGCAGCGCCGCGCGCTCTCCGCCCTGTCGTGGATGATGTCGCGGGCCGTCTCCATGGAGTCCACGTCGCTCGGCAGCCATTCGCGCAGATGCCGGACGAGTCGTCCGGGCCGCTCCGGCGTGCCCAGCGCCCTCCTCTCGATGCTCTCCGCCTCCGCCGTGTCGACCGGGTCCCTGTCGCGGTAGTCGTCGACCACGCCCGGCATGCTCGCCGCCAGCGCGGCCCTGTCGTACCGCCAGCCGGGGGCCTCCCGATCCAGCCAGCCGGCCAGCGTGTGGTTCGCCCCGACGGGGCCGAGCTTCGAGCAGTCCGGCGGCTCCTTGCCCGTGATGGCCCGGGCCGCCGACACCTGCAGGGCCACCTTGTCCATCGCGGCCGGCTGGACCTCCAGATCGTCGTCGGAGCCCTGTCCGGCCTTCCTGTCGAACTGTCCGCCGTCCGGGCGGCCCGCGGCCTTGTGGCTGTTGCCGTTCGCATCCATCGTCATGATTTCCATCCTCCTTGTCCGGCGCTGTCCGGCCTCTATGCCCGGAGGGGACGCATGGGCGGGACGTCGGAAACGAGAAGGAGCGAACGATGATGGAGCTGACGATCTACATATTCCGCATGGATGGCGAGGGGGAGGGGCTGGCGCCGTTCCACGGATACCGTTACAGGACGATGCTGGACGGGGAAAAGACGCACGCGGTCATCGGCCTGATGGAATCCCTCGACGGCGTGTACGAGCTGATCGACGGGTCATGCCATCGCTACGAGATCCACGGCGGGACGGAGGACATCCTCCGCCCCCTGCTGGAGGCCGCCGGCATCACGCCCGACTTCGGGCTCCTGCCCGGCCTGACGCGCCGTTCGGAGATCGTCGTCGAGTTGGTCGACTAGAGCCGCCCGACGCATATGGCCTCGGTATGAGGCCTGCATTCGACTACGACGGCTCCGCCGTCTACAACATCGACGCCCGTGATCTGCCGTCCGTCCTCGACGGGCCGGTGGACGCGGTCGTCACCGACCCGCCCTACGAGCTGGGGCTCGGCACCGCCGGCGAGACCGCCCGATGGGATTCCACCGGCATCGCGTTCGACCCGGACTTCTGGCGCGCCATCCTGGGCGTCATGCGCCCCGGGGCGTTCCTGTTCGCATTCGGCTCCCCACGCACCTGGCACAGGCTCGCCTGCGCCGTCGAGGACGCCGGATTCCTCATCCGCGACCAGCTCTGCTGGCTGTACGCCTCCGGCATGCCGAAGGGCGAATGGGGAGACCATGCGGTCGACCGCGCGTTGGGCATGTCCGACCCGCGCGCGTCGCGGGAGGCCGGCTCCGCCAGCCTGCGCGGCCGCCGCCTCAAGGAGGGCGCCTACAAGCCCGCGACCCCGGAGGCGTCCCGTTGGACCGGCTTCAATCCGGCCCTGAAACCCGCCTGGGAGCCCGTCGTCGTGGCCCAGCGTCCCCGCGAGGCCATGCTGGGGCGGAATCTCCTCGACCACGGCACGGGCGCGCTGGACGTCGCGGACGCGGCCGTGCCCGCCGACATGGCCGAGCTGGGGCGCCGCTACGAGCGCAACAGCCGACTGCGCGACGGAGACCCGCGCGGCGGCGACGTCATGCGCGACACGGCGACGCCGCGCCCCGCCGCCCCACGTCTGGACGGACGCTACCCGTCCGACCTGGTCCTCGACCCGTGTCTGGACCGGCTCCTGCCCGAAGGCGTCCCGCCGTTCTACTTCTGTCCGAAGGCGTCCGGCGCGGACAGGCCGGTCGTCGCGGACGCGCCGATGCGCCGTCCCGCCGCCGGGTGGCCGGAGCAGGCCGCCCGCCTGGGACTGCGCCCGGACGCTCCGGAGGTGCCCGCCTCCCTGCTGGACGCGGAGGCCATGGCATGCACGACGGACGCGGGCGTCCGCCGCCTCGCCCATCCGACCGTCAAGCCCGCGTCCCTGATGCGCTGGCTTGTCCGCCTTTCCTGCCGTCCGGGCGGCCTGATCCTCGACCCGTTCCTGGGCTCCGGCTCCACGATGGCCGCCGCCCGCATCGAGGGACGCCGCTGCGTGGGCTCCGAGCTGGACACGTCCTATCTGCCACTCATCGACGCGCGGGTGCGCTCCACGGCCGCCTTCGACCCGCTGTTCTAGGACGCATGGGAAGGAATCGGGAGCCGCCGCGGAGGCGGCGTGAAAGCGCCCACCGGATCGTAGTCCAATGAATCCGGCCGCCGTAGCGTCCGTCCTCCACGACGGCTTCGACCCGCTTTTGGGGACGCATGGCCTCCCTGCCGCCGCGGAAAGGCCGTGGGGACGAAAGGGAGCAGGACAATGGATACCTTGACATCCTCCCCACGGCTGAAGCCGGGGGATTCCCTTCACAGCCCGGACTCCAAAGGAACTTCCGGCCTGTGGGAAAGGGGTTGACGCTTCATCGGACCGCCATTGCGGATCCTCCACGTCCTAGGCGGTGCCCCCGCCCGTTTCATCCAAAGCGCGGCTGAGGATGTTCATGGCCGCGTTGACGTCCGCGTTCGCCTGATACCCGCATTCGACGCATTTGAAGACCGCTTGGCTATCACGGTTCCCCTTGGCGACATGCCCGCACTTGTGGCAGGTCTGGCTGGTATAGGCGGCGGGGACGATGGCAAGACGGCCGCCGTTGGCGTCCATCTTGTCCTGGAGCCGCTTCGATATGCGACCCCAACAGTTGCTTAGAATCGACCGGTCGAGCCCGGCCTTGGCCTTCGCGCCGTTATGGAGGTATTGGCCCGGCTTGTCCGGATCGGGCCTCGGCTTCGGGCGCTTCGTCATGGCTTGGACGTCCAGGTCCTCCATGGCGACAAGAATGTTCTCCCGGGCGAGCCTTGTCGTGGTCTTCTCGATCCAGTCGTTCCGACGCCGGACGATGCGGCCCTGCAGGGCATTGAACTGATTCAAGGTCTTTCGACGCCGCTTGGAGACGAATTTGGCGGTCCTGCCGCCCCTGGCCTCGTTGACGCGGTCCTGCCGAGCCATTTTGCGCTGGAGATGCTTCAACCGTTTCAATTCGGCCTTCGATGGCTTTGGCATATCCATGAAGGTCCCATCGGACAAAGCCAGCGTATGCACGCAGCCGCGGTCGATGCCGATGGCGCCGTCCCCGGTCCTTGGCAACGGCAGGGGCATGTTGACGAACGCGAGGCTACGATGGGTCCAGTCGACATGGACGCTGGTGTAGGGTCGTATCGGCTGGCTCGCGCGCACATGGATGATGACGCGCCAATGGGCTTTCTCGCCGGGCTTGACCCATCTTGTGGGGTTCATGCCGGCGATGACGACCACACCGGACTTCCGGCCGGTCTGATGGAAAAGCGCGTTGCCCGTCTTAGAGGCGTTGCGCCAGCAGACGAAGCCCAGGCCGCGATGGCGCGACTTGAAGCCGGGGACGCGGCCTCCGACGGTCTTCTTTCGTTTGAGTCCGGCGGACCATTCGGTATTCTCGATCCTGTCGGTGGATGACAATATGGGCGCCGGAATGCCTGCCATCCACGAGTATTGGAGGCGGGCCTCTTTGTCCGAAAGCAAATCGGCCACGTCAGGCCCACCCAAGGGCTCCTTGACCCAGTCGACGATCCTGCCGGCCTCGTCCTTGACGGGTATATTACGTGGTCTTTGCTCGCGCCTTTGGTTGAATCTGGTGCGCCATCCGTCGCACAGCCACACCATGATACGCTCGGGATTACGGGTCCAGCGGGGATTGCCGCAGTGGTCCACGCCGAGGAAGACGCTCGCGCCGACGTGCTTGACGCCATTGATGCGGACCTTCTGGCTCATCGTGGACCACCTCCTTCCGTTAAGGTCCTATGCGTCCCGGCCGCGAACCCCAGCGCCGAAGCGCGGAGCATGATTTTTTTTCGGTCAGCAAGGCCATGGAATTTCTGAAGACACTGCCGAAGGACGCGCGCGTGTCCGTCAACGTCGGCGCCGAGGGCGCCGTAAGCCGTCATCTGCGTTTCCCGCGCGCCACGGCCGACGTCATAGCCGAGGATGTCTGGTGCCGCGAGGACATCGGCGCCATGATCGAGGATGCGGGCAAAGAGCCGTCCGACGCCAACATCGACGCGGTGCTCGCCGCCGTGCCGCGCGGGCTCGACCTGTTCCTCGACCGGCTCACGGAGGAGGGAGGCGAGATCCTCCACATCATCTACGACGACGCCATCGAATCCCTTGACCGATAAGAACGGAAAAGGCCGCCCCCGGAGTCCATGCCGGATTCCGGGCGGCCTTCTTGCTTCATGCCGGCTGGGTCACACGCGGGCATGCGCGCCCACATGGCGGCGCCTGCGGGATGCGAGCCCCAGCGTCACGCCGAGCCCGGCGACGGCGAGCATCGCACCCGCCGCGCCGGCCGCGGCCACGCCGGTCGGGGCGAGGCGCACCAGCACGGTCTCACCCTTGACGCGCGCCTCACCGTAGGAGACTTCGCGTTCGGTGTCACGTTCGGTCAGACGCTCGCGGTAGTAGTGCTCGCCCGGCTCGACCACGGTGCGCTCCGGGGAGTCGACCGTGGTGGCATGGGCGGGCACCACCACGCATTCCGACGTGTCGTTCAGATGGTCGTTCCTCACGTCGCCGTCGTTGCGCTTCCAATACTCGAAGGACACGCAGTAGCCGTCGTTCGGGATATCGCCGGTGATGATCGCGGTGTCATGCACCTTGTCTCCGACGGTGGCGTCATGGCTGGACGCCATGGTCGTCACCTTGACCGTGTTGAAGGACTCGTCCTCCACACGGCTACGGTCGGTCATGAACCGCTGGATGTCAACCTGCGGCTCCTGGCCGTCACCGTCCACCTCCGCGTCGATGGCGGCGATGGAGTTGGCCGCCAGGTGCGACGTGTCGGCCGCGCCCTTCGGCTTCAGCGGCTCGCCGGTCTCCCCGTCACGCGCCGGGCTGGACAGGCTGAACACCCAGTAGTAGTTCTCGCCGGCCTTGCCGCCCTCGAACTCCGGGCCGTTGATGACGGTCTTGGACTTCGCGGCCTCGACGGCCTGCTTCGCGGTGACGAGCACGGCGCCGTCGGCGGGCGTGTCGTACCGCTTGACCACGGTGTCCGTGTCGGCGGAGCCCTCACCGTACTTCATGAGGGTCCAGGACACCATGGTGCCTTCGGCCACCGGGCCGGAGATGGTCACCCGGTCACGCACCTTCGTGCCCTCGGACACCACGCGGTCGGTCTTGGACTCGGCCTTGATGATGCGGAAGGACTCAGAGGGTTCGCGTGCGGCGCCGCGCTTGACGACGTCGCCGTTCTCGTCGCGGATGGTGATGACGTAGTAGTACAGGCCGGTCTCGTCCGGCTTGTACGGGCTGGACTCGACTTCGGTCTGGCCGGATTCGAGCGCCACGCCATCCTTGTCCACGTCGGCGACCTTCTCGTCCTTGGATGCATCATCGCCGTCCGCCTGACGGTACAGCTCCCAGCTGGCGGTCAGCGGGCCGGTCAGGTCGTCGCGGATGTCGCCACCGTTCTTGCCGACGTACCTGATGTTGAGCAGGTCGGCATGGTCGGCGACCGCGGTGCCGAGCGTGTATTCCACGCTCGTGTCGGTGGTCGCGTCGATGGTGCGGGTGGACTCGTGGCTCACCTTGTCGTTGCCGCGATGGAACTCGTCGGAGCCGAATTTCACGGATTCGACGAAGTAGTGGTCCGCGGCGTCCGGCAGCGTGACCTTCGGGCTTTCGACCGTCTGGACCTCGTCGCCGCCCTGCTCGCACGGCTTGTAGCCGAGCTTTGCAAGGCTGGTCTCACCGGTCTCAGCGACCTTGTCGCCGGTCTGGTAGTCGTGCAGCTCGAAGTTCATGGTCGCGTCGTCGGGCAGGCAGCCCTCGATGCGGGCCACGTCGACGGTCTCGCCGCCCTTGCTGGTCCACTTGGCGGTCGTCGTGGTCACGCGGACCGCGTTGAACGTCTCGTCCGGGATGCGATGCTTGCTGATGAGCTCCTTGAGCTCCGGGGAGCCGTCGCCGTCGATCCAGGTCTGGCCGTCGGCGCCGCTGAACGAGTACACCCAGTAATAGGTGCCGGGCTCGGTCAGATGCACGGTCGCGGAATCGAGTTCCTTGGAGGCCTCGGTCAGGTCGGTCGGCGGAATGGTCGCCACGGCGACGTCGGCCGCCTCGGACTTGCCCTCCTTGTAGAGGGTGAAGCCGAGCCTGTAGCCGGCGGGCAGGTTGCCCGTGATCTCGGCGTGGTCGTAAACGTCCGCGCCGTCGGTCACATCGACGTAGTGCTTGCCCTTATAGGTCTTCACGTTGTTCGTCTTGGCGACGTACGTGTCGATGGAGACCATCTCGAAGCGCTCGGACTCGTCCGAGTCGCCGTCCGCGAGCAGGTGGCGCTTGGCGTACTTGTAGCCGGTGGTGGCGTCGGGGTCGATGACGGCCATGGCGTCGGTCACAGACGGATCGCCGCCCAGCGTGTCGGGCGTCCAGACGTAATGGCGGAACTGGTAGGTTCCGGCCTTCGTCGGGGCGGGCACATCGTTGACCTGGATGTCGCCGGTCGCGTCATGGTCGAGCGTGTGGGTCTTCGACTCGGACACCTTCTCGACGGCTTTGCCGTTCTCGACCCTCCAGGCCTCGACCTTGTAGGAGGAGCCCTTCGGAAGCGTGCCGCCGACATGCAGGATGTCGTCGACGTGCTTGACGGTTCCGGTCACGGTGGCCGCGTTGCGGCGGCTGGAGGTGACGCGCACGATGTCGAAGGACTCGCTCTTGACGCGCTTCGGTGCCTCGTAGACGAGGCCGCCGTCCTTCTCGCCGACATACTTGGCGAGGTTCGCGGCGTCCTGGTCGTTCGTGACCTTCAGTCCGTAGTAGTAGGTGCCGGGTTCGAGGTTCGACAGGGCGAACGTCTCGGACTTGACCTTCTGGTACATGCGCCCGGCCTTGGCGGCCTTCCGGTCGATGTTCGGCATGGCGTTCGCCTTGCCGTCCACGACCTTCTCGTCCTTGGAGGAGTCGGAGCCGTTCTGGCGCCAGATGGAGGTCTGGAACCGGGTGCCGTCGGCGGTCACGCCGCGCGACTGGGTCTCGTCGCCCTCGGTGTCACGGTGCGCGTCCGCGCCCCAGTCCTTGAACCAGGTCTGGGTCAGGATGTCGAATGTCTTGACCGTCTTGTCGGAGTAGAGCGCGTTGTCGTCGGACAGCCACTTCTTCGCCGTGTCGGTGGAGTACTCCTGCACATCGGTCTGCTCGTCCTGGTCGCCGTAGTCGGACCTGTCGAGCGTGTTGCCGTAGTTGTCGACCAGACGCTCGGTCCAGTAGTAGCGGCCGGAGGCCGGGTACGTCTTGGACATCTCGGCCTTGAACCAGTAGGAGTCGGAGCCGTTGCGGAGTCTGGCCGCGTCGACGGGGAAGGTCTTGGATTCGACCAGCTGCCCCTTGTTGGCGCCATCCTCGCCCTGGTGCTTGTACACGTCCACGACGACCTTGGAGCCGGCGGGCACGTTGCCGCGGTCGGAGCCGGTGGTGACGTTGGACACCTGGATGAGGTCCCACATCCTTCCTCCGACGGCGCCCTGCTTCTGGGACACGGACCTGACATGGCCGTTGCCGGTGACCTCGACGCTCTCGTCGGTCGCGCCGAACTCGTGGCCCGCAAGGCGGATGCCGTCCTTGGTGAACAGGGTGGCCTGCCAGTTGACGGTGCCGGCCTTGTCGGCGGCCACGTCGGAACTGGACACCTCGAATTCGGTGCCGTTGGCGAGCTTGTCGATTTGGTCGGCGGTCAGCGGATGCTTCTCGGCGTCGAGCAGTTTCGCGGCGGTCATGTCCAGCTTGCCGGACACGGGCTCGTAGGCGGTGAACTCGACGTACGCGCCGTCGAGGTACTTGGCTGGGTATCGGCCGGAGATCTTGGCGGTGTCATGGAACCTGTCGCCGACCTTGACGCGGTTCGGGTTGGCGTGGCTGGTCAGCGTCACCTGCTTGGAGTCCTGGACGAACACGCGCTCGAACGGATCGTTATAGGCGCTGGTCACGCCGGTCACGCGATCGCATCCCGCGTAGCGGAACACGAACGCGTAGAAGCCGGTGCCCTTGTCCGCCTTGAGGGTGACGGTCTTGCCGTCGGCGGTCTTGGAGCCGTTGGCCCCGCCGCCCACGGTCAGGGTAAGCGGGTCGCCGGACTTGTAGCCCTTCTGCGCGGCGATCAGCTTGGCCAGATCGTACGTGTAGGTGGCGATGTGCTTGTGGTTCACGTCATCGGCCGGTGCGTCCTTGGTGGATGGCTGGTAGAGCATGTCGTCATCCTGGTTGGAGACGGCTCCGGCCTTGCGGCCGGCCCAGTACACGTCGACGGTGGCTTTCGTGTTGTCGGCTCCAACGCCGGGCAGGGAGTCGGACGGCTTGTACTTGCCGAGGTTCTCCGGCAGGCCGGTGATGGTGATGCGGTCGGCGAGCTCGCCGTTTGGCGCGATGGTCGCGTTCGCGGTCTGGGACGCGGCATGCGCTTCGGTGTGGACGACGGCGTTTTCGGAAGCGACGCCCGCTTCGGCCACATAGTCGCCGGTGAAACGATTCTGGAGGTCGGAGGGCTGTCCGGCCTTCTCGAACGTCCAGACCCAGGTGCCGTAGTAGCCGCCCATGTCGGCGGGCACGGTCCAGTCATCGCCGGTGGCCGTCTTGGCGGTCACGGTGTTGGTCTGGCCGGAGCCGGTGAACGTCGTCTCGGCGGTCGCGGCCGGCTCGCCATACTTCGCCTTGACGCGGGCAAGGTACTGGGCGGGCGTCTCATTCGCGTTCCGCTTGACTTGGGTCAGGACGGACTGGTCGGCGGAGGTGAAGAAGTAGCCCTTGAACGTGGCCTTGGTGTCGCCGTTCCACGTGTTGTGTGTGGTGCCGTCCGCGCCGGTGCCGCTGAGGAGGTCACCCACGGAGCTGGTCACCTTGTCGGCGGGGGCGTCTCCCACCTCGAGCTTGTGGGTCGAGGCCTCGGTCGAGGCCTGCGGCTGGAACGTCCACTGCATCTTGAACGCCTGTGAGGCTTTGGTCTGAGGATTCGCATTGCTCGTTCCCCACTTAGCCATATGCTGGTGGCCGTTCGGGTTAGTCGGGTACTGGTATGTGTACACGACGTTCTCGAACGTGGCGTCGTATCGTCCATCGCCATCCTTGGTGGCGGTGAACGGCAGCTGCAGGCCGGCGGCGCCCAGGTTCGTTTGGGTGGAGCCGGTCCAGGTCATGCCGTCGGCGCTGAGGGTTCCACCATACATGCCGTTCGCGGCGGCGTCGAACCTGGCGCCTTCGTGCAGCTTCACGGTCACCTTGGTGGAGACATAGGCTCCGTTCGCGTCCTTGTACCAGATGTTCCTGGTGGTCAGATGCCGCTGGGCGTCCTTATAGGACTTGTCCGGAACGGCTCCGGTGCCCGCGACGTGCCCGGCGGACTGGGCCCACAGCTCGTCCGCGCGGTCGAGGACCTGGCCGATGGTGAAGTCCCCGATGTACTGGCCGCCACCGGGTCCGACACCGGACCAAAGCTCCTGCCAGCCATGGCCGACCTCATCGCGGTGGGTGTCCATATACCGGCGCGCCTGCTGCCATTTGCCCACGGTCTTGTCGAGCTGGTCATGCACGATCACGGCCGCTGCGGCACGGTCGAGTGTGTTCTGCATCTTCTGCTCGTGGGTGAAGCCGATCATCGATGTGTCGGTGTCGGCCTGGCGCAGAATCCACCCGACGCGGTTGGCTTGGTCGGAATTGGCTGCGGGCACCCAGTTCATCGTCGCGTAGGCCATGATGGCGGCGGGCAGGCCCCAGTCGAAGCAATAGCCCTGCTCGCCCTTGTTGCCTAGGAAGAAACCGCCGAGCCATCCGTCATAGCCTTGGCCCTCGAGGTTGTCGAACGCGATGCCGTTGGCGGGCGCGTCGCCGTTCACATGCGGCTTTGGGGGATCGGCCATCGCCGTGCCCGCCGTCACGCCACCAAGCGCGAGCGTGGCCGTCGCGGCGACGACCGCCACGGCGGCATGCGCGAGCCGTTTGAAGTCGAAGTGTTTGAACGCCACTTCATTCCTTTCCTTCATGGGGCCGTCATGGGTGGCGGCCCATTCGGAAAGTCGACTATGCGCCCAGGGACGCATGCCGTGGGGCATGCATGATGGGTTGACGTCCGTGGAAGAGAGGAACGACGTCGCGCTGTGTCTGCTGGTGGCCGAGGCGTTCCATTTTCTCGTGGAGCGGCCCGCGACCATGCCGTCGAGAAGGCTGGGAAAATGGAAAGAGGTCCCATCCATGGAGGATGGGACCTCTTTCATCGACGGGGAATCACCACCAGACCTCGCCGCCCTCATTGGGGTCTGGCGTGAAGTCGTCACGCCAGTTTCCGTTCGAGTCCTCGCCGTAACTGCCATGCCCGGTAGATGTCGAAGGGATGTAGGGCATTCCAGAGGTCGAGCCTCCATTGCCTCCCGACGCGCCGCCTCCGTTGCCGGAGGATGCCGAACCACCGGACGCGCCGCCGGAATACGACCATCCGCCGGTGGAGCCGGAGGATCGGCCGGCGGACGCCGTTCCGCCCGAATACGAGCTTGACGAGTATCCCGACCCGCCGGCCGACTGCGAGCCGCCTGACGCGGCCTGGGCCTCCTGTTCGGCCTTCGCCTTCGCTTCGGCGTCCGCCTTCTCCTTCGCCGCCTTCGACTCGTTCACCGCCTTCACAGCCTTGGCGATCGCGGCCGCATCCCTGGATTTGACGGCCTTGGCCAGCGCGTCGCGGGTCTTATCATCCTGGACCTTGCCGTCCGTGGCCTTGCACAACGCGTCCGCATCATCGACGGTCTTGTCGAGCTTCGACGTTTCGACCGCCTTGACCGCCGTCTCCAACGCCTTCGAGTCCGTCTTGACGGCCTTGGACGCCTTGTCCGCCTTCGCGGCGGCCGCGTCCAGGTCCGAAACGGTCGACGCGTCGCACCTGGCCATGGCCGGGAGCTCCGCCTCGGCGGCCTTGCTGAGCGTGTCTACCGTCCTCGCATCCTTCACGCTCTTCACGTCCGTCCTCAACGCGGCGACGATGCCATCCGAGCCGAGCAGCGCCCTGTACGCCTTCACGGCCTTGGTCTGGTCCGCCACGGCCGACTGGCATGCCTGGCGCGCCACCGACATCTTGTGGCCCTCATACGCCCTGTATCCGTATACGCCGCCGATGGCCAACGCGGCGACCGCCACGATGGCCACGCCGACGATGATCGGCCTGCGGTTCCTCCTTTCCGGGACCTCCGGATTTCCTTCCTCGTCCATGTCCATACATTCCTTTCACGATTCTTCGTTTCCCCCTCCAGTCTACCAACCGGAGGCTTCGTTACACCGGCCCATGCGTCTCCACAAGCGCGACACACCGCTTTTTGGTGAAAATTCCGACGAAAAATCCCCCGACACCCTGTGGATTGGGGGATTCGGGGGATTATGCCCGACGTGGGGAGGTCACTTGCGCCGGGAGGCCATCGCAAGGGCGATGCCGATGGCGGCCAGCAGGACGACGCCCACGACTGCGCCGGCGATGGCCACGCCCGTCGAGACGAGCGGTTTGGATGCCGTGGCCGCGGATGCGGAATCCGCCGTCTTGTCCGCGGCCTTGTCGGTCTTCGGCTTGTCGGCATCATGCAGTGTGCCGACCCGCACGACGCGCACGACGGTGCCGTCCGGCGCGGTGAACGCCAGCATGCGGATGCCGTCCCTGGTCGAATCGGCTACCGTCCAGCCATCGGGCAGTCCCGACCATGTCAGCGCCGACGGGTCGGCCAGGTCATTGCCATCCCACGGATTGCCGCCGACGGTGAACGTCAGGCCTTTAAGGTCGTCGGCCGAGTATTTCGGCGCCTCGGCGGACACGACGGTCTTCAGGCTCCAGACGATGACGTCGTTCCGCACGAACAGGATCCGGGCGGTCTTCGTACCGTCCGCATTGTCCGCGGCGGACGGCTCGACCGTCACGCCTTCGATGGATGGCGCGCCGGTGACGGCCAGGTCGGAGGCGGACAGTCCGTCGAAAGCGGCGCGCGGAATCGTGGCCTTGCCATCGGACGCGGCCGCGCCGGCGACCGTCATCGAGGTGTCGAGGAACGGCGTGGAGTGCAGCCGGTATGTTTTGACGACCGTGCCATCCGGTGCGAGGACGCGGACGTCCGTATCGTATTCGAGAGGCGAGACGCGCCGGCCGTCCGGGCCCGCGGCGGACGTGGCCCCGACCGTGCCGTTCTCCCGGACCGTCCAGCCCTCCGGCAGGGAGGTCCCGTCGACGTGCACGACCGTGTCGGCGTCGAAGTCGAGCTCATCGGAGCGGTAGTCGCCCTTGCGCGGCGTGGCGGTGAATCGGATGGGCTTCAGGTCGTCGACCGAATACGTCTTCGACTGGCCGCCGCCCGTGGAGCCGCCGGACTTCAGGTCCGCGGCCAGGGATTTGACCTGGGAGGTGGATACGACCTCCTGCGCCGGACACTGGGCCAGCGTCGAGGCGAGCGCGTCATGCTCCTTCTGGTCGACGGTCAGCGAGTACTTGGCCTTGATGCCGATCTGCAGTGCGGCGTAGTCGCAGCGGAAGGCGTCCCACGACGGCATCCAGCCGGCCGCGTCCGCGTCCTTCTTCGCATTGTTGGCCTGCGCCTGCACGGCGAGCAGGACGTCCGGGTCGGTGTAGTAGGCGTCGCGCTGCTCCTCGGTCCTGTCCTTGAGACCGGAGTTGTACGCCTCGGCGTAGGCGACGACGTGATCGATCTGAATGCCGCCGTCCGTCGCGGACGCGGAGCCGCCCTCCGTCTTGTTCACCTTGCCCTGGACGAAGTGGATGGCCCCGCCCGTGTACGGCTCGGGGTCGAGCGTGCCCGTGGCGACGCGGCCGTTGGCCTTGTGCGTCGTGCCGGACAGGTCGCGGTCGAGGACGAGGTCGCGCGTGTTGTAGGCCGTGTGCTTGCCGTCGGCGGCGTTTGCCCAATCGTGGTCCTTGCGGTCGGAGGACACGTCCGTCTGGTCGGCGATCGTCAGCGTGGAGAGGACCCGGACGGCGCTCTCGCCGGTCGGGATGGATGTGGGGTCGTTGACGGCGGCCTGCGCCGACAATGGAATGAGCATGGCCGCCGACAAGGCGACGGCCGATAGAGGGATAAGTCCGTTCATGATGACGGCCTATGCCCGGCATAGTCCGGGAAAGACGGACAAGGAGGCCAATCATGGCAACGGATGCGAAAGGCAACAACCACAAGGCGGCGGGAAGACCCGACGGCGGACAGTTCGACAAAAAGGCGGGCCAGGTTTCGGACGACGACCTGGAGGCCGTGTCATCGGACAGCGTCTTCTCCAAGGGCGTCAGGCAGCGCATCTCGCAGTATGGTGGATACACCACCGAGGGGGACGAGGAGCTGCTGTCCGACGAGGGACTGGCCTCCTATTCGCCGAAGGCCATTGAGATGTTCGACGCGCTCATCGACGACGAGATGGCCGGCTTTGACGGCGACGGCGTGGACCCGGACGCGGCGGCCGCATGGAGACGCTCCATGCATCGGGTCACGCTCCGCTCGCTTGACGGGGACGACGGCCGTCTCGCCGGGTGGCTGCGCCGGGAGCTGGAGGACCGCATGCAAGCCGAGGACATCCCCATGGACGGTCCGGAGGCCGACGCCGACGACAGGCTCGCCGCCAAGGCCGGCCTGGACACGTGGGCGCCGGAGCCGCTCGACATGGCCGACGCGCTCGTCGATAACGGGATGGACGGTCTGGAGGGGGACGGCTACGACGAGGACACGCGCTTCGCCTGGGCGCGCTCCATGTACAGGGAGATGATCTGAGATGACGACGGACGCCAACGGCCGCCGGCACAGGGCGGCAGGCAGGCCCGACGGCGGCCAGTTCGACCATAAGGCCGGCTCCGCGTCCGACGACGACCTGGACTTCGACGAGGCCGACGCGAGGCTCGCCGCCGCCATGCCCGGCATGGACGCGGACAGGCGACGGATGCTCATCGAGGCGGCCATGAACGCGAAAGCCTCCCGCCATCGCGTCGAGACCCTCATGGAGTTGAAGCCCACGGCGGCCCGCATGCCTAAAATCGGCGCTCACGACACCACGCACGACGTGGCTGCCAAGCTCGGCCGCTACATGCTTTCCGGCCTCGACGACGATCAGCGCGCCGAGGCCGACGCCCGCGTCGCCTCCGCCTACATGAGGGCGTTGGAATTGGAGCCTGCCGACGTGTCCGGCGACCGGCTCGTCGAATGGCTCAAGGCGAACAAGACGAAGGGCTCCGTCACCGCCGGCGTCGACAAGGACGGCGTCCTGCATCTGCTGAGCACCGAGCCGTGGGCGAAGGGCTGGCGCGGCCAGACGACGGCGTGGATGCGGGGCGACAAGTCCGGCACGCGCCGGACCATCCGCACGGTCGACGTGCCGACGCTCGTCGCCGCCTCGCAGTTGGACGTCGACGACGACCGGCTCACCGCCGTGCTCGTGTGGCGTGGCAAGGACGATCCGGCTGACGCGGAGTATCTGAAGTCGATGCGGGAGCGTGGATACCACACGCCGGAATTGGACAGGCGCATCGCCGTGTCCGACGCCATCCACGGCTTCCGCAGGGCGTTGGACGCCCGGTGGAGCCTCGAGGAGTCCCGCGCCGAGAACAGGCGCTTCACCGACCGGCATTCCGCCGGCGTGTTCGAGGACAAGATCCACTGTGACACGGCCCACCGCAAGGCGGCCGCCGACTGCCGGCTCGCCGGACGATACGCCCACGTCGAACTGGACGACAGCGTCGACCTGGAGGAGTTCGCCCGGCTTGACGCCGAGATGGAGGACCTGCGGCGGCGGCACTGCCTGCCCGTCATCAATCCGGACAACTCGTTCCGCTTCCGCCTGTGCGGACGGCATCGGGCCATCGGCGTCTACTCTCCCGTGGACCATGCCATCGCCATCGACCCCCGCGCCCCACGCTCCGGCGCGCACGAGATGGCCCACGCGTTCGACTTCGAGCATGGGCAGCTGTCCGCCTCCCCGGAGTTCAGGGACATCCTCGACCGGCAGCGGACCGCCCTGAAGAATCTCGATGGCATCTCCGACTCGAAGCGCCAGTATTACGCGACGCCGACCGAGGTGCTCGCCCGGAGCGCCGAATTGTATCTGCTGTGGACGGGCCGCGGCTCGAGCCTCACATCCAAGTCGGTCGACGACCTGGTCGCCTTCGACCCGTCGGTCAAGTCCCTGCTCGACCAGCGCGACGCCATTGTCGCGTTCTTCGACAAAGTCGGACTGGTCGGCTAGAGCATTCCGGCCAGCGCATTCCGCCAGCAGGGATCCATGGCGTCCGACGCGCCGAAGCGCCGCCTGGCCCATACGGCCATATGCAGGGCGTCGGCGCGCGCCCTGTCCGGCGCCTCCGGCTTCAGCCTTACGTAGACGCGCACGCCGGCGGCCAGCGCCCCGCCCGCGCCGATGTGCCCCAACGCGAGGCGGCCTCCGAGACGGCGAGGGCGAACAAAAGGAACCCGTCATGACGGCCGCGCCGTCCGTACGGGCTCCTCTCGTAGCGGGCGAGGAGGCCCGCCATGTGTGGGCACATCAGAGCCTCGCCTCGACGGCGCCCCGCAGGGCGCCGGGGTCGGACGGCCTCTCCCACGGGAGCTCCGGGCGGCCGAAGTGCCCGTGCAATGCGGTGTCCGCGTATCGGGGGCGACGGAGGTCCAGCGCGTCGATGATGCCGCGCGGGGTCAGGTCGAACACGTCGCGGACGGCGGCGGAGAGGATGGCGTCGTCCGCGATGCCGGCGCCGTGCGCGTCGACGGACACGTCGGTCGGCTCGGCGACGCCGATCCCGTAGGCGAGCCGGACGGTGGCCTCATGGCAGAGGCGGGCGTGGACGAGCGAGACGGCGATGTGGCGGGCCATGTAGGCGGCGCTCCTGTCGACCTTGCTTGGATCCTTGCCGCTGAACGCGCCTCCGCCGACGGGGATGGACGGGCCGTACTGGTCGACGACGATCTTGCGGCCGGTGAGGCCGGCATCGCCCTCGGGGCCGCCAAGGACGAACGAGCCGGACGGGTTGACGTCCAGCCTCCAGTCGGTGGCGTCCAGTTCCGGGTGGGCGGCGAGCACGGGGTCGACGACGTACATGGACACGCAGCCGCGGATGGCGGCGGGCGTCATGCCGGGGTCGTGCTGGGTGGAGATGAGGATGGAGTCCAGGGCCGTCGTGTCACCGTCTTGGCGGAGCGTGACCTGGGTCTTGCCGTCGGGGCGGAGCCATCCGATGCCGTTGGCCCGGGCCTCCCACAGGCGGGCGGCCAACTGGCGGGCGAGCTCCGTCTCGGGCGGCAGCATGGTCCCCGTCGCGTCGGTCGCGTAACCGACCATGACGCCCTGGTCGCCGGCCCCGTCCGCGTCGCCGACGGCCGCGTCGATCTCGGCGGACTGCGCGTGCATCCCGTCGACGACCCGGACCCCGTCGGCGGTCGTACCGTACGACGGGTCGGTGTAGCCGACCGTGCGGAAGGCACGGCGGACGATGGACTCCACGTCCGGCCTGTAATCATCATGGGAATTGATCTCGCCGAACACCATGACCGTGTCGCCGGCCGCGCATGTCTCGGCGGCCACATGGGCGTGCGGGGCGCGGGCGAGCATGTCGTCGAGGACCATGTCGGAGATGAGATCGCAAAGCTTGTCCGGGTGCCCCGGGGTGACGGCCTCGGCCGTCCTGTATTTCGTAGCCATGCCCGTCCCTTATGCGTCCGGTCCCGGAGCGTGGAGACGCATAAGGGCGGACATGGACACATTGCTATGGATCGACGTGGAGACGACGGGGCTCGACCCCGACTCCGACGCGCTGCTGGAGATAGGCATGCTGTACACGGACGGCGGCCTGCATCCCATCGACGCCCTATTGGACCTGGTGCTGCGCTGGGACGGGACGCCGGACGATTTCATCAAGGGCATGCACGGGCCGAACGGCCTGCTGGACGCCTGCCGCCACGGACTGGAGCCGAAGGAGGCGTACCGGCTGGCGGGGGAGTACGCGCACCGCAGGGAGGCGCTGGTCGCCGGCTCCACCGTGCGCTTCGACCGCGGCATGCTCGACACGCACGACCCGCGCATCCTCGCCGGGCTCGGGCATAGGAGCCTCGACGTGAGCGCGTTGGACGAGGCGGCCCGCCTGTGGAATCCGGCGTGCAGGGACGCGAGGCCGGAGAGGACCACCGACCATCGGTGCCTCCACTGCCTCGACGACTCCATCAGGCTCGCACGGCACTACAGGACGCTCATGGAGGACGCATGCACGGCGTCAAGGAACGACTGAGGCGCATCGGGGCGGCCGTCCAACGGCTGCCGGAACGGGCCAGGGAAAAGGCCATCGCCCTGTGGCGGAGCCCAAGGGCGCGGCGCGTCGCCGGACATACGGCGCTGCTGGCGCTGGCCCTCTTGGCGAGCCCCTACCTGCTCGCCGCATGGAGGATAGCCCTCTACGGCGGACGGACCGACCAGGGCGCCCTCATCGTCATCATCATCCTCATCGTCTACGGAAAGGACATGTGCCATGAATGGCTGGAGACGCGACGCGAACGGCAAGGGAAGAAGGAACAGGCCGAACGCCATGACGGGAGCCGCGGCGATCGGCCAGCCCGTCGCCGCAAGAGGAACAAGGCCCTACGCGGCCGAAGTCATTAGGGCCCGGCTGTTCAGCCAGTACAGCGTCGAACGCTTCGGACGGATCATATGAGCCCCCGCGTCCTCATGCTCCATCCCGACCGGCGGCTCGAACGGCTCTGCGACGACGTGGTCCATCTGCGCCGCGCGTACCGCCGCCGCCCCGACCCGGCCGTGCTCGGCCCCGTCGCCAGAAAGGCCGGCATTCCCGCGGGCACCTTCGTCGACGAGATGCGCCGCCTCCGCTTCGACCCCGGCCCCGACGGCTGGCGCGGGCTCGTCGTCGAGGGACGCGACCTGTCGTTCACGCCGTTCACCGTCTCCATCGGAGCCGTCGGCCCCATCGTCATCGACTCCGGATGCCCCATCCCTGGCGGGGCCTCGTGGGACTGGGGCGTCCTCAATCTGGACGCCGGGGCCCTGCCCCGGCTCTCGCTCTACCCGAAGGCCGATTTATGAGGCTCATCGACGTGTGCATCGACGGCAGACGACGGCTTGGACTCGCCGGCATTGAGGCGGACGGCGAGGTCCTGCTCCTGCCGGACGACCGCGACCGGCTCCGCCGGCTCATGGCCGACGCCATCGGATGGGACCCCGGCACGCGTCTGCGGGCCGACGACGTCCGCGACGTCGGGGACGCATGGGCGCTCTACGACAGGCTCGGCCGCCAGCGTCCCGGCTACGCGGACACGGCCGCCGCCCATCTGGCCCGGACCATGCTGGAGGCATTCCGATGAAATCATTGCGGACCCTGACCGCGGGGGAGCGCCGGCGCATCACCGACGGCGACCCCGCCGACCTCGACGTCGTCGAACTGCTCGCCCGGCGCGAATGGGACCGGCTCGAATTCACCAGACGCGCCGGACTGCTCGTCGTCCGCCCCATGAACGGATCAAGCCGCGGCGGCGTCAGCGTCTATCCAGCCGACGTCACCGACGCCGACGCGTTCTTCGACCCGCCGACCCCACTGGGCGTCGTCCGCCGCGACGGCGCCTGCCCCACCCGCCCATGGCTGCTCGAGTCCGACTACCTGGACCAGCGCCGCCACGCCACCCTCGAGGACGCCCTCCGCGAGCTTGCGGACGGGCTCGGCCGATAGGCCCATCCACCTCCGCCTGGAGGCGCGTCGCAATGAAGCGGCGAGAACGGACGGACGTGGAATCGGAAAACGGAAGGACGAAACAAAGAGGAACCGCGGTCGAATCCATGAAGCGGAAAGGAACACACGGGCCACGCCAAGGGAAAGGATGCGGAGCGGAAAGGAAACCCGAAGACGAACAAACGGCATGAACCCCCAATGGAAAAAACCGACGACGGAAAACAAAGGCAACCAAAGGAACGGATATATAGCTCCGGGAAATGGAATGCATAGGCACTCCAATACAGACGAAGAACGAAGAAGATGAAACGGAGCGAAGAACCCTTCAATGACGAAGACGAAACATACGCCCCCTATTCAAACGGAACGAAGCGGAGGGGGAACCACTGCGGAAGAAACAAAGACGGAAAAGCCAGCCATCAAACCCAGACGGAAAGCAAAAGGCCCCATCGAAGAAAACGGAACACGAACGGAAAGCAAAAAGCCCCCGATAATCAAAGAACGAAACCATAGGAAAACGGAAGCCGGACGAAGAGACGAAAAAAGAACCAGGCCAATAAAACGACGGAACGAAAACCCAAGCAAAGACAGCCGATCAAGCCAATCAAAAACAGAACAATACGAAAATGCCCACTAGGGGCCGAAAAGCCAATCCGGCGGCTCCACGGGCTTTTAGGGGTCTTTGGCCGAAGCGGATTCTCCGCCGCTGATGCGCGTGCATAGCGCCGTCGCATGCACGCACGACTCCTGCTCTCCATCTGCGCCGCGCCCGTCGTCTACTGGACCCTTGACGCCATCTGCCGTGTCTCCGGCCTGACCTGCGGCTACACGGGCGACCACATCCGTCTTCACATCACCTTCACGGTCTGCGTCCTACTGCTCGCGCATAGCCTCCGTCCGAATCGTTTGTCCCGACTCGGAAAGGAGAGATCATGAACGATTTCATGTTGGGCGCGGCCGTCCGCGTCCAGTCGAAGCTGCTGTCCTACGGCGGCGGCACCGTCACGGAGGCCACGCCGCCCCGCATCGTCGGCAGCGTGCGCGACGGCGTCTCCAAATTCGCGGGCTACCTGACCGGCAACGCCAACCTGAAGCTGGCGCTCCAGGTCCTCGGCGGCTGCATCATCTTCATCTGCGTCGGCCTGCTCGCCGCCCGCAAGTGGTGGCCGACCACGCCGATCGGACGCGCCATGCAGGACCAGGGCGGCGGCAAGGTCTTCTGGTGCCTCGCGGCCATCGTCCTCGGCGTCATCCTCATCGCCCCGGACCAGGTCGCCCCGTTCATCGCGGCCATCCCCGCCTACCTCGCGCAGATCGTGATGGACATCCTCGACAAGATATTCAACTTCAGCACGGCGGCCTAAGGCCATGCTGTTCGACCTGACGCGCGTGTCCGGCCAGCGGGTCGACCAGGTGGACGAGCTCCAGCTGGCCGGCCGCCACTGGGTGCGCTCCACGGACGTGTTCATCGCCTTGGGCGGCGCGGTCGTGGGCGCGCTGGTCGGCCAGAGCATCCGCACGTTCATCGGCGGCGGCTACATCCCGTACTTCCTGATACCGATAGCCGCCGTCGCCGCGGTCGTCCTGTTCAGCCGCAAACGCTCCGTCGCGGGCGAGGTGAACAGGCGCCGCATCCAGAAAATCGTCGACGCGGCCCGCGTGCCCGAGGGCAAGTTCGTGCTCCCGGGCACCGCCCCGTTCTCCGTCAACGACTTCGAGCTCATGGAGATGCACGACCATCCGTACGCCCCGTAAGGATGGTCGCCCCGACGGGGATGGTCCACCCTTACGCGCCATAGCGAAAGGATGGACGCCCAAGACGAACGGCGCCCCATCTGAGGTGAGGACTTCAGACGGGGCGCCGTTCGTCTTGTCGCTGGGAAAGTCAGGGACGGGACGACTCGTTATAGAGGACGACGAATCCACACCAGTTGATGGTCGTGCCGTAGCTCAGCTCGGAGATGTCCCTGTCCTGATAGCCGCCGTCGGCCCAATGGCGGTACGTGCCACTGACATCCGGACGGGAGAGGTTGGAGGTCGGGGTCACGGTGATGCCGTCGAACAGGTCGGGCTGCCCGCCCGCATCCTTGGCGACGTCGGCCGCCTCCTTCGCGAACGCGGCCTTGACTGCATCCGCGTATCCGGCGGCGGGCTCCGGATCCTCCGGCGCCAGATTCACCGAATCGCTTCCCGCGGAGCCTGCGGGCGATTCGAAGTCCATCACATAGGAGGCCGCCGGAGTCGCTGTCACCTGATATGGCTGGTCGAAGACGTCGTCGAACACGTCGACCGACAGGGAATGCTCTCCTGGAAGCATCAGCAGCGTCTGACCGTCTCCAGTAGAGGCGCTTCCGTCCCTGGTGGGACATGTCACATTGGACACAACCGGCGCGTCGGTTCCATCCACGGAGAATGGGGAGCAGATGGACAGGACGCCGAACGGCATGGACCGCAGACGCCACTTCCCCTGCTCCTTCTTCACGTAGAAGTCACTTGTGGAGTCCTGGTCCGATGTCCTCCACCGCAGGGTGATTATCTGATCCTCGCTGTCGGAGTCGGGTGAATACTCCTTATACTCCCACTTGATGCCCTTGGCCTTCGCGTCCGGCAGCAGCGCCTTCTCCAGATCGGCCCTCTTCAAGGACCTCTTGTCCGACCACAGGTCGAACAACTCGTGGGATTTGCCTTGGTTCAGTAGCGTCGCCAGGTCCTTTCCGAATTCGGCGACCTCGTCCACCGGCTCCTTCGATTCCGCCGTCGGCGTCGGAGCTGTCGTCGTACCGCATCCAGCCAGTGTCAACAGGACGGCCAGCGCGGCCACCCCTTTCGTCAGTCGTTTCATCTTCTTCCCTTCCGGCCCAAACCCCTTGTCCAAGCCATGCAATCAGACTACCACCTGGCCGCATAGGGGAGGCGCAGTACTGTCATGGAGGCTGATGTGGAACTGAATGCGACCATTTATGACGAAGCCTCCGACCTAGATGTATTCCAAGTCGGAGGCTTCGTCATGGGACGCTTCTACAAATTAAAGGCCCGTGCTTTCCTTGTCGTATACACCGACAAGGATTCCATTTTCGTTGATGGTCAGATCCCAGTCCAGCTTGGAGGCGTCACGCTGGTAGTAGCCGTCATCCTTCCAATGCTGATAGGTGCCGCCGATGGTGGGATGCATGATGTCGTCTGTCGGAGTGGCGGTGATGCCGTCGAACAGATTGTCACGCTGGTCCTGGGTCTCGCCGTTGATGCAGCTCGCCGACTCGGTACACGAGCTGTAGTCCACTTTGAGGAACGCCGCCTTGACCGCGTCCGCGTATCCGGAGGCGAGTTTTGGTTTATCCGGCACCAGATTGACACCTCCCTCTCTCACGCCCGGCTTGCGGGAGAAGTCGATTTCAACGGCGTCCGCAGGATAGGCCATCGCCCTGTACGGCTGTTCGACGACGCCTTTAAGGGCGTCGACCGAGACGGAATGCTCGCCGGGAGCCAGAAGAAGAATCTGCCCCTCCTTGGGCATGCCGCCATTGCTGTAGTCGTAGCAGGGCCCCTGCTCGCCCAACACGCCGACGACCGGAGCGTCTGTTCCGTCCACGGAGAACGGCGCGCAGACAGGCATGCGGATCAGGGGATCCTCCTCCAGGCGCCATTTTCCGTCGACGAGCTTCGTCTTGAACTCCTTCGAGGAGTGCTTCCCTGCGGCCGTCCACTTCAGGGTGACGGAGCCCTCCTCGGGGCCGAACGAGCCCTTCGCGTACTTCCATTCGATGCCCTTGGCCTTCGCTTCCGGCATGACGGCATCCGCCAGCGGCTCGGTCTCCAGGTCGTCACTACCCGTCCACAAGTTGAACAGCTCCTTGGACTTGCCATTGTTCAGTAGACCCGCCAGATTCGCTCCGAACTCGGCGGCCTCGTCCTTCGGCTCCGCCTGCTTCGGAGCCGCGGTCTGGGCTCCGGCCGAACCGCATCCGGCCAGCGCCAGCAATGCCGCCGCCAACGCGGCGGCCATTCCCAATCGTCTCACGATCCTTCTCCCTTTCTTATGTCCTTCAGTCTCCCGTGTATCCGTTGTCATGTATGGTGACGGATACTCCCTGCCAGTTTATGCCCATTCCCCATTCCAGTCCGGAGATGTCGCGTTGCTGGTAGCCGTTCCCCGTCCAACGCTGGTATGTGCCGCCGATGGTTGGGTGCATGATGTCGTCCGTCGGGGTGACGGTGATGCCGTCGAACAGATCGGGATGCTGGTCGTATCCATCGTCGAAGACCTCGTTCTTCGCGGCTTTGAAGGCGGCCTTGACGGCGTCCGCGTAGCCGGCGGCAATCCTGGGCTTGTCCGGCACCAGGTTCGCGTAGCCGTTTTGGATTCCCGGTCTTTTGGTGAAATCCAACGCCGCATCGGTGGTCGGATAGGCCATCGCCTTATAGGGCTGTTCGACGACGTCCTTGAGCACGTCAAGCGAGAACGTATGCTCGCCCGGGGCCACCAGAAGGATCTGTCCCGCCTGGGGCACCTCGCCCTCCTCGCCGCCGTCGGAATAGCAGGGCCCCTGCTCGTTGCCCAATTCGTCGATGACGGGAGCGTCGGTGCCGTCCACCGAGAACGGGGAGCAGATGTTGACCCACATGAGGGGGTCGCTTTCCAGACGCCACTTGCCGTCGACCCTTTTCACTTTGTATTCCTTCGTGGAATGCAGCTTCGGGGTTATCCATTTCAGCGTGACGGAGCCCTCCTTCTTGCCGAGCGCGCCTTCCTTGTACTTCCATTCGATGCCCTTGGCCTTCGCGTCCGGCATGACGGCATCCGACAATGGCTCGAATGTCGAATCCTCGCTGCCTGCCCATAAGTCGAACAGCTCCTTGGACTTGCCGTCGTTCAGCATGTCCGCCAGGTCCGCGCCGAATTCGGCGGCCTCGTCCTTCGGCTCCGCCGGCTTCGATGCCGCCGTCTGCGCTCCGGTCGAACCGCATCCGGCCAGCATCAGCAATGCCGCCGACGCGGCCAGGCATTTCAACAGTCGATTCATGATTCCCTCCATCTTCTCTCTGGTCACGCCCCCTTGGCCTGACCTTGGGGAACAGCCTACCACGTCCCCGCATAGCGGGCTTGCGGAAACTGTCATGGAGGCTGATATGGATTTGAATACGACCGTCACCTTGGCGATGGATGCCGGCGCCAATACCGGCGACGGCAGCACGACCGTATGCAATCAGCTCGACTGTCTGCCGATCCTCCGTTGGTCGAACACCATCGGCGGCCTGACCAGCCGCGTCGACGACGTAAGCCTGTTCAACCCCCGCTCGTGGTTCGAGGCGGTGCCGGCCAACATCACCGGCATCTTCCTGTCCATCGGCAACAACCTGTGGGCCGCCGCCGCGACGATCGAGCGGATGGCCGACGGCAGCACCGCCATGCTGGACAGTTTCGGCAAGATGGCGAACCGCTTCACGGGCGCCGTCTGGAACAGCCTGTCCGACTGGCGCATCCTGTCCATGGCCATCATCCTCGTCGTCGGCACCTCGCTCTGGCGGTACGTCCACAACGGCACCGTCCAGGCGTTCGGACAGCGCATGGTCGCCCTCATCCTGGGGCTCGCCATGTTCGCCACCGTCGGCATCGCCTCCGCCAACAATCCGGAGACGCCGGCCACGCTCACCCCGTACTGGATGGTGACCACCACCAGCAAGTACATCGGCGACGTCGCGGGCTCGGCCTCCGATGCCCTCGTGGACGAATTCGACCACGGAGGGACATTCCTCGCCCATGATTACTCGAAGAACGCCACCGGCGATCTGCTCAGCTGCCGCAACTACCTGCACGAGCTGCATGTGCTGAACCAAAAGGCCGCGGCGATCGACAACAAATCGCGCGACACGGTGCTGACCGCCATGAACACCATGTGGGAGGAGACGGCGCTGCGCATCTACGCGCGCACCCAGTACGGCCCCGGCGAGAACGCCGACCAGGTCTTCTGCCGCGTGCCCGAATACCGCGCCGGCGTGACCGCGCAGAACATGGCCTACATCACCGACCAGGCCGTCAACGATGGCAGCAACAACAAAGCGAATGTAGCCTGGGGCGGCGGCCTTGGCGACGCCATGGCCTGGCACCCCGACCTTTGGGAGGCCGACCTCGACGACAAGGACTCCACCAAGGTCGCCAACGAGGACGTGTTCCTCGACCGCTGGGTCACCATGTGGGACGTCTGCGGCTACGGCAAGCAACGCAACAACCTTTACGCGCGGAGCGGATGGGCGTTCGTTAACAGCATCGAGGGCAGCGACCGCGGTGTGGATGAAAGTGGCGCCCCGTCGTCGGACAAGAACGGCACCGACCTGGTCATGCAGTGCCGCGCCGCCATCGAGGCGAAGACCACAAAAACCGGCGGTCTGAACTCAAAGCTCCAACCCTCCACAATGTTCGAGAACAACACGTCCTGCCCAAAGATAGGCCGCGAGGGTGTGTACTGCCGCGAGCAGAAGGGCACCGCGTCCGACGACTTCGTCTCCATGAAGGCCATCACCAACAAGTTCAACATCCGCACGGACTCCAACTGGCGCTCACTGAGCCAGACGAACAACAACACGACCGACGAGAACGTCATCAACGCGGCCAAACGCACCCTGTCGTACCAGCAGGGCAAGGTGACCGCGTCCGAGCTTGGCGCGTCCGTCGTGTTCGCCTTGTCCTCCATCGTCAACCTGCTCATCTGGGGCGTCGGCTTCGGACTGATCAAGATGCTCACCCTCGCATTGGCCTGCCTCGTCGCCGCCGGCGGCCTCTGGCTTGGCCTCCTCTTCTACGCACTCAGCCCCGACAAGGGCAAGAGGGCCGTCGTCAACGCCGCCAAGCGGGTGGGCGGCATGTGCGCCGCCGGAAGCGTGCTCGGACTCGCCGCCTCCACCGGCTGCCTGTTCGTCACGGCCGCCATGGCCGGCCTCGGCCTCATCAACGGGCAGGGCTCCACCACCGGCAACACCACCCTGTTCGCCGTCGCGTCCGCCGTCCTGCCGTTCGTCTACCTGTGGGCCATCCGCTACATCTGCGTCAACATCTGGAGGATCGGCGACCCGTTCAGCGGCGAGGGACTCTTCAAGATGATCGGCGGCCAGGCCATCATGGGCGGACTCAAGACGCTCGGCGGCGCCGCGCTCGGCGGGGCCGCCGGAGCCATCGGAGCCGCCATGGGCGGCGGCGGCGTCAGGGACATGCTCGGAGCCGCCGCGCACGGCGCCGGACTCGACAGGTCCCACGGAGCCCTCGGCCGCGCGGTCGGCACCGCCATGGCCGCCAAGGACCACACCGAGATGCGCAACGCCATGCTCGGCCGGAACAAGGACAACCGCCCCGGCTCCGACGCCGACAAGGCCGCCCTCGACAAGGACGGCCAGCCGCTTGACGGCGAAGGCTCCAAGGAGGCCGAGAAGGCCGCCGGCGGAAACGAGGCCAAGGACGGGAGGGCCCAGGCCGAGGAGACCGTCCGCGACCGCTTCCGCAAGGAGCTCGAAGCCAAGGGCCTCAAGGGCGAGGAGCTCGAGAAGGCCCTCGATGAGAGGATGGCGTCCGACGAGGGCCGCAAGGCCGTGGCCGACCATCTGCGGGACAAGCACGCCGAGGACGCCGTCCGCGACCGCTTCCGCAAGGAGCTCGAGGCCAAGGGTCTTAAGGGCAGGAGGCTTGAGAAGGCCCTCGACGCCGCCATGGATTCCGACGAGGGCCGCAAGGCCGTCGACGACCTCAAGTACGGCTCCAAGCCGTCCGACGACGAGAGGACCCAAGCCGAGGAGGCCGTCCGCGACCGCTTCCGCAAGGAGCTCGAGGCCAAGGGCCTCAAGGGCGACAGGCTGGAAAGCGCCCTCGACGGGAGAATGCGCTCCACCGAGGGCATGGAGGCCGTGTCCGCGCTCGCCGACAGGCTCCACGACGAGGCCGGCATCACCGACGCCGAACGCGACGCCGCCCGCCGCGCCGTGTTCGGCAAACGCAGCCGCGAGCTGCAGAAGGCCGGCTTCAAGGGCGGGGACCTCAAGCGCGAACTCGACAAGTACATGGACTCCGACGAGGCCAAGGCCGCCGTCGACGACCTCGCCCGCTACAACCACGAACAGCGCGTCTACGGCGACGACATCCGCCGGGCCGAGGACGCCAAGCGCGCCCGGCTGCGCGAAAGCCTCGCCGCCCAGGGCCTTTCCGGCAGGAGACTGGACGACCAGGTCGAGGCCATGATGGCCTCCGACCCCGTCCGCATGGAGATCATGCGGAACGCCCACGCGGCCCACGCCTCCTCCGCGCTCGCGTCCATGGGCTTCGGGACGCCGACCCCGACCGAGGCCGACCACATCGCGGCCTACAAGCCGGACGCCGCCGAGCTCGCCCAGGCGCAGAAACGGATACGCGAACGCGTCACGAACGAGGAGAGGGCAAGGCTCTCCCGGACCATGGACACCGGCTCCCCGGACTTCCAGAGCACGCTGGAGGCGAACGTGGACTCCATCATGCGCGCCAACGACACCGGAAAGGAGATCGGCGACCTCGCCTCCGAAATCCACCACGACAACTACATGGCCGCCATGGACCGCCGCGTCGCCGCCCTCGGCCCCGACGCCCGCGCCGTGCTCGACCGGCGCATGGCCGCCGAGCGGGAGAGGATCATGGCCGGCCACCCCGACCTGAGCATCGCCGAGGCGCGGGCGCGCGCCCGCGCCAACGTCCTCACCGAATCCGGCATGGCGTCCATACAGGCCGCGGGGGAGCGCCACGCCCTCGCCGGCATGGCGTCCAGCCTCAACGGCAACGCCAACGACATGATCGCCGCGGCCTCCCGCCTCGGCGTCACCGCCACCCAGGCGCAGATGGACGACGCCACCGACATGGTCCGCCAACGCCTCACCCAACAGGCCGCCGCCCAGGGACTGTCCGGCACGCTCCTCGACTCCAGGGTCGACTCCATGATGGCATCCGACACGGGCCGCGCGGCCGTCCGGGCGCAGGCGCTGTCCATGAACCCGCAGGTCGCGGCCCAGGCCGCCGCCGCCCGCGCAAGGGCCGTCGACCAGGCCACCGTGTCCCTGATGCGCACCGGCGCCTACGCCGACACGGCCGACGCCCGCGCCGCCGCCATCGCCCAGAACAGGCTCACCACGCGATACGTGTCGCAGGGCCTGTCCGGCGACGAGCTGAACGCCAAGGTCGCGTCCATGATGGCGGACCCGACCGTCAAGGCCCGCATGAAGGCCGACGCCGATGTGCTGCGCGCCGACCCCCGCAGGACGGCCCGCTTCGACGGCATGCTCGCGGAGACGAACTCCACGCTCCGCGGCCGCTTCGAAACGGCCCGCATGTCCGGCTCCGGAAACCTCGGCGCCGCCAAGGCCGCCGTCATGGGCTCCGGGAGCGTCCAGACCGCAGGCACGGTCGCATCCGCGATCGGAGCCACGGCCGGAGCCGTGGCGAGGACGGCCGCCGCCCACCCGGTCGTCATGGCCGCCGCCACCGCGGCGCTCGCCCCGATCGACCTGCCGGCCGCCGCGATGACCGCCACCGCGGCGCTCGCCGTCCACACGATGGCCAGCCCGAACGGACACGTCCACAAGGCCGTCGGATTCGCCAAGCCCATCGCCCGCAAGGCCGTCGCCGCCGCGCGGGAGGACATGACGCCGCCGAACGACGGGGACGCCATGCTCGCCGTCGCCGTCCCGGCCACCGCCGACCCCATGGCGGACATGCCGACGATGATCCCAAGGCCCGCCCCGACGCCCGCGGCGGAATCGGCCGGCCGCCCGCCGGCGTTCGTCCCGCCGTCCGACCGTCCGATGCCGGCCGCCGATCCGACGACCCGCGACGGCGCCCGCGTCATCGACGAGGCGTATGGTCCGGGCACCGCGGGCGTCATGAACGACGAGGGGCTCGCCTCCCCGGACACGGCCGTCAGGCTGAACCGCGGACAGGCCGTGCTCCCGCAGCCGCGGAGCGGCTACACGGACGAGGCCGCCGGCTACAACGCCGCCCACGGCGCCGAGGACTCGGCGTACCCTCCGGTCCCACGGGGCGGACTGGAGATGCGTGAAGCCCCCGCCCCGGCCCCGGCCGAGGCGCTGGCCGCGGTATCCTCGACGCCGGCCGTCAAGGCCGCGGTCGAGGCGTACGCGCAGACCACCGGCATGGACGCCGCCACCGCCGTCCACTTCGACAAGCACCCGGCGGACAGCCTCAGGTCCATGGGCATCGACGTGGCCGACGACCGGGAGGCCGCGCAGGTCGCGTCCGCGCTGGGACGACTGGGCACGACCGGAGGCGGCGACGCCGTCGCCGACGCGGCCCAGGCCATCCACGACGCCGGAGGCGCCGACGCGGAGGCCGCGCTCGACATCATCCGCAAGGCCGGGGGAACGGCCCACTGACATCCGCGCATAGCGCACCGGTATGGATGCCATGAACAACATTTCCCCATACTGGTGCGCGGACCCAAGGCTCTCCGCCGCCAGGCTCTCCCAGGCGACGGAGAGCCTTCTCGGCGTCCCGGAGGCCGATCCGGCGGTCATCGCCGGAGGGCCCGAGGCGCTGCTGCCGTTGCCCACGCCGATCGCCTACGGGGCCGAGCGCCAAAGGCTCGCCGCCCTCTTCCAACTGCCGCTCCCGTACCTGCCGGAGGACATGCTCCGGCGCGGCCTGCATGAGACGGTGGGGGACTGGCGCGTCCGCATGACCATCGCCCTGGACATGCTCGGCGCCATCGGCTTCGACGACGACGGCATGCCCCGCTACGGGACGATGGACGGCCTGCCCGAAGCCAAGGACCTCGTCGCGGCCGCCCGCGGCTTCGACGGCGGCGACCCGACCGTCTACGACGAGGCGTGCGACCGCGTCCGCGAGGCGGTCGGCCGCGTCTGGCCGGACGGCTATCCGCTGGACGACATGCTGGCCGACTCCCGCGTCATCCACCTCCACTGCGTGCGCGGCTCGCTCGTCCTGTCCGCCCAGACCGCCATAGCGTTGGGCTCCGAGCCCGACGGCGGGCAGGCGGCCGTCGCCGTCCTGAAGGAGGTCTCGCGCGCCTACGGCCCGCTGTTCGACCCGAAGGGCAACGGCCCCAAGGATGTGGCCGCATGGGTGCTGGAGCACCGCCGATGGGCCGTCGACATGGCCGACCTGCTGGTCCGCGCCGGCCTCGAGGACAAGGGACTCAAGGACGCCGTGGAAAGGATCCTGTCATGAGCCGCGACGACCATGAGAAGGACAGGTTCACCGACCCGGAGACGGAGAGGCGCTGGGGGCTCGGCATGGCCGCCGTGTTCGTCGTCGCCGTCGTCGCCGTGCCCATCTGCCGTCTGCTGGGATGGTCGTGAGAAGGCTCCTCGCCCGGCTGCGCCGCCTCTACGCCGACTACCGGGCGCTCCGCTGGGCACTCTGGGCGTTGGGCGCCATCGCCTCCGTCGGCGGGACCATCGTCGGCGCGCTGGCCGCCGACGCGTGGCGCCGCATGGGGCCCGTGCTCACCGACTCGCCCGAGTACGCATCCGACGCCAAGGCATCCCTGCCATTGGCCTCCATCCACTGGAGCCCGCCGCACGTCGACCTGGGACCGTTCGTGCCGCTCCTCATCGCGCTGGCCGTCGTCCTGGCCGTCCGCGTCCTGCTCCGCTGGCCGATGGCCCGCCCCGACAATCCCTGGGAGCGCGACCCCAAACGCCTGTTCACCGACGCCGACCGCCGCTGGATCAAGGAGCTGACCGGCAACCGGTGCGAGCACCGTTGGATGTTCGGCCTGCTCCGATGCCGGAGGCGGGGCGCCTACATGGACGGGCACGGGCAGATGGACCACCATTATCCGCACGCCAAGGGCGGGGCCACCGTCCGCACGAACCTGGTCTGGCTGTGCGACAGGCACAACAACCGCAAATCCGACAAGGTACCCACCCGGCTGGAGACGTGGATGCTCTACCGGGCGAGGCTCAAATACCTGCCCGCCCGCTGGCGGGCCTACGCACGCATAGACGCAACCACCGACGAAACGGAGGACGACGATGACGATGGACAGGAACGGCATGAGCCACAGGCCCGCGGGACAGCCCGGGGCCGGACGATTCGAAGGCGCGATGGGGGCGGCGTCGGACGACGACCTGTCCCCGCACGGGACCGCGCCCCGGAGAAGCCGCCGCAGGAGCCATGAGGACGACGTGAGATCCGCCGCGTTCCTCCACGCGCTGGAGGGCATGCCCGCCGACCGGGCGAGGGCATGGGCCTCCAGGGCCGGCGTGGTCATGGACGGCCGCGACCTTCCCTACGGCGAGGGCCGCTGCGCCATCTGGGACAAGGACCACGTCGCCTTCGTCGACATACGCGGGGGACTCGTCGAGGAGGCCCCGTTCGACCCGTCCGTCATCGACCCGCCGGAGGACTGGAATCGGGACGCATGACATCCCATGCGAACGAAAACGCATCCCCATGACGCATGGGGATATACAGCGGGCCAAAGGGACCGGACGCCATATCCGTCGGCGCCGGCCCCTCCGCAAACGGCCCCGGACCGACCCTCGGGCGGGGCAAGCCGTATCGCGCCGTGCGATGCGCATTACGAATGGAGGTACCCATCATGACGGACGGCAAGCAGCAGTACGGAAGCACCGAGGTCGTCTTCCCGCATCCCGCGGTCGTCGACTTCCCCCACGTGTTCAGCGTCGACCCATCGAACGGCAAGTACGCCTGCACGTTCCTCATCGACAAGGACACGGAGGAGGGCAAGGAGACCCTCAAGGCCAACATGCAGGCCATCTTCAACGCCGTGAAGCGCGGCTTCATCGACGGCGTCTTCAAAGTCAAGGGCATCGACCCGGACGCCGACGACTTCGACGCCAAGGCCAAGGAGTTCATGCGCTCCGAAGGCTTCCACAATCCGCTGCGCGACGGCGCCCCGAAGGCGGAGAAGACCCCGGAGTTCGCCGACCGCTACTACGTGAAGGCCAGCTCCAAGCCGAGCGACGAGCACCCCAGCGTGCCCGCCGTCGACATGAGGCGCACCCCGCTGACCAGCGCCACCCTCTACTCGGGCGCGCTCGCCAAGGCGAAGATCTGGTACGCCCCGTACTCCAACAGCAACGGCACCGGCGTGACCGCCGTGCTCATCGCCATCGTCAAGACCGGCGATGGCGAGCGTCTGGCCGGCTCCGGCCCGTCCGACCCGCTCGACGGCTTCGGACTGCCGGACGGCGAGCCGAAGTCCGACGACCCGTTCGAGGGCATCGTCTGACGGACGCTCCAGTGAAAGAACCGAGGGGGCGCGGCGGGAGTTTTCCCGGCGCGCCCCCTCGGCGCATATCATAGGGAAAAGACCACAGAAAGGGACCAACGAGATGACACTGTACGAGAATCATGTGGACGGCCTGTCCGTCCTCTGGGACTCCACCGAGGACCTGCCCGCCGAATGCGGATGGGACGAGTACTCCCGCATCGCGCGCGCCGCGCACATGCTGGCGCACGACACGCCCGACGCGGCCGCCGCCATACGGAAACGCCTCACCGACGACGCGGACGGCGCCTACGAGGACGGCTCCACCAACCCGTACGACCGGGGCATGGCGTTCCTCTACGCCCAATGGGAGCTGTCCGGCAAGGGAGGCCGCCGCCTCGTCGACGTGTGCCCGACCGCCTGGGTCGGCATCGACGGCGTGCCGAACCTGCCGGTATCCGACGCGGAGTCCGCCAAGCCGCTCCTGGACGCCCTCGCGGCGGACGGCTGGCCCGTCGCCCGCGTCTGGCTCATGGACGGGGACCTCCCGTTCCGCATGCTGCTGGCGCGCACCAAGGAGTAGAAAGCATGGACAAGTCCAGACTGGGAAGGATCCTCGCCGCCATCGGCGTCGTCATCGCGCTGGCCCTCGCCGGCTGGGGCCTGTGGACCGTCACCCGCCCCGCGAAGACGCCCGCCAAGGCCACCGCAGGCGCGCCCGCGAAAACCGCGACAAGGAAAAAGGCGACGGAGGGGAAAAGGCCGACCGCCACGTATGACGAGCTGGCGGCCGCCGTCCAGGACGTCTCCAACAAGTACCGGTCGGAGAGCGGCTACACGCCCTACCGGTCCGGCCCGTACGCGGGAATGTCCATCTACGAGCTCCTGGACATGACCGACGACATGGATGGCGTGGACGACGACGCCATGGCCGACGAGATCAAGACCGCCGACACCATGCCCGACGACACGTCCCCCGAGGACCTGGCCGCGGAGATCGCGAAGCTGCGGAACGCCTACGACGCCTGGGACAGGCGGCTCTGGAGGACCGCCTGCGACAGGTTCGAGGAGCAGAGCATCACGGACGGCATGAAGCCGGTCATCCGGGCGAACCCCGACTGCATGGGCGCGGCCGGCGACCCGCCCGCCAACCAGGGCACCAAGGAGTCGTACCAGGCGATGGTCGACTGGTACGAGAACGCCGCCGACCTCAGCGCGCGGTGCTCCGGCGGGGTCTAGTACCAGCCCACCGACTCGGAATGCGCCCAGGCGTCCTTCGGGGTGCCGTAGCGCTGCTTGATGTACTGCAGGCCCCATTTGATCTGGGTGCCCGCATTGTCCTTCCAGTCCTTTCCCACGGAGGCCATCTTGTCGCCCGGAAGGGACTGGGGGATGCCGTACGCGCCCGAGGAGGCATTCGTGGCGTTCCACTGCCAGGACGACTCGCGCGTCCACAGCTTCTCCAGCGCGCTCCACTGGTCGCCTCCATGGTCCTTGGGGAAGTACTGGGCGAGCAGCTGCCTGGCCATCTTCTTCGCATCCTCCGGCGAGGCATGGTTGCCGTCGCCGGAATACGACGCGTCCGTCACCTTGCCGTCCGTATCGTCCGACGCGTCGCAGGACGTCGTCTCCGTGTCGGAGGAGCCTCCGCCGTCGCCTGACGCGACCGCCGCGCCGGCCGTGTCCTTGGTGATCTTCGGCGGGCTGGCGAACGTCAGGCCGGCGGGGATTTTGGCGTAGGACATCGACGACGTGTGGATGTGGCCGAATCCGGAGCCGGACTCGGAGAACCGCAGCGTCTTCGCCTTCGTGTCCACCGACTCCACGATGGACACATGGCCGTACTGGCCATCGGCCGTCCAGGATCCACCCTCCTTCTGGGGGACCTGGGCGCCGCCCGCCCATGACATGATGGAGCCGGGGGCGATGACGCCCTTGTGCCAGCCCAGGGCGACCGCGCTGTCCACCCACATCCGGCCGTCGCCCATGGAGTTGTGGATCTCCTTGTAGCCGAACATGTGGCTTCGGACGCAGGCCCATTGGGTGCATTGGTCCAGGCCGTACCCGTCCGAGCATTTGCCCTTGTCGCCGCCCGGATCATGCGATGCGGCGTCCGAATACGACCACTTGTCCAGGTAGGAGATGTCCACGTTCGACTTGGTGGACACGCTGGTGGCGGCGCCCTTCGAGCCGGCCGACCCGTCGTTCGCGGGCAGGCGGTAGACGTCCTTCATCGCCTCCCATTTGCCGAAGTCGCGGATGCAGATCTCCTTGCCGGTCTGGTCTCCCGGCGCGCCGCCGTAGGCCTCGCCGCGCTCGTTGTTGTCGGCCGTCACGACCTTGCCGTCGCCGACGAAGATCTCCGTATGGCTGGCGCTGACGAGGATATCGCCGCGGCGGAGCCTGTCCTTGGAGAAATCGTACCGTTTGAAGCCGGCCCCGCCGAGCGCGGAGCCCTCGTTCGCGGTGCTGAACCGGGTGTCGCCCACCTTGTAGCCGGACTGGTGCAGCGCATGCCAGACGAGGCCGGAGCAGTCGAAGTCGGTCGGGCCGTAGCTGCCGTAGTTGTAGCCATGGCTGTCGTCCTTGGCGATGTCCTCGGCGACCTTCACGTAGTCGTCCTTCGCCACCGACGCGTCAGCCACGACGGACGACGAGTTCCCGCACTTCGTCTTCGACGCGCCGGCGGCGGCGCCGCCCTCCTCCTGGACGGCGCCGCCCATGATGCCGCCCAATGAGACCACAAGCATGACCATGGTCAGGCCGCCGGCCAATGCCGTGGCGGCCCCCGGACCGAAACGCATGACGGCCCCGCCTTTCCCGGGAGGAGCGTCCTCCCGTCACGGGCGGGGCTATGCGGCCTTTCAGACGATGCCGAGGGCGCGGTGGACGCTGCGGATGATGGAGCGGGCCTCCTCCTCGGGCAGGCCGGACGCCGCCGCGCGCTCCATGGTCTCCCGGTCGATGCGGGCGCACTCGTCCGGATGGTTCACGTGACGGCCGTAGCACTGCGCGTGGATGGTGTCGTTGCGGCTGCCCTCCGCGACCGGGCTCAGGTCCGGCTGGCCGTCGCCGCCGAGGAGTCCGGCGAACAGGTCGCGGCGCCCGGCGCCGGTCGGCGCGGGCATGGCCGGATGGGCCCAGCCGGCGGCCTTGTCCGTGATGAAGCCCCAGTCGCCGAGGCGGGCGAGGAGGGCGCGTGGCGCGTCGTGGTTCAGCCTGCGGTTGCTGTTGCGGACGATCTCCCATGCGCGTCCGTCGGGCAGGCGGCTGCCCGGCATGACGGCGTAGCCGGCGCGGCCGACGCGCACGTCGACCGGCAGGCCGCCGATGTAGGACGGGCCGCCGTCATAGGCCGGCTTGCCCTTCATCGGATGGGCGCGGTTCTTCAGCACCTCGCGCCACGGGGTCTCGGGGTCGGGCCTCAGGTCCGCGGGAATGCGGTAGTAGGCGTGCAGGCCGCCGCTCGGGGTGGACACGACGATGGCGGGCTCGCCCAGGCCGTCCGGGTCGCCGAAGCGGCCGACGGTGCCGTGCAGGAGCTCAAGGCCGTTCGGCTTGTCCTTGTCCTCCGTGTGGGGGAGGTCCATGTCGACGATCATCCAGCCGTCCGCCGGGCAGAAGCCCAGGACCGGGGCGTCGCTGTCGCCGCTGATGCCCGGCGCCTCCGTGAGGCAGTCGGACCAGGAGGCGACCATCGGACGCTTGGCCTGGCTGTAGTCGTCGCCGCCCTTCAGCGGGAACGTGTCGCCGTCGATGCCGAGGATCTCCATGATGGCGCGGGAGTCGTTGGTGTCCATGTCGTCGACGTAGGAGAGGTCCTTGAAGCCCTCGGCGCGGCTGAGGCCCTGGTCGGTGACGTCGCCCTCGGCGGGCGCGTCCTCCACGGGCTTCGGATCGAGCTCCATATGCGGCGGCTCGAGCATGGACGACAGCGGCGGGACGTCGCCGCGGTCCGTCAGGTCGCCGGCGATGCGGCGCGCGTCCATGGCGGCGACGGCGGCGCGGCAGGCCTTCCATGTGCCCTCCAGCGCGTTGCCTTCGACGGGCGGCGCGTACACGGTGACGGTGCGCGGGTCGCCGTCGTCGCCGGCGATGCGGCGGCTGGAGCGGACGAGTCCGATGCCCTTCCAGCCGATGCGCACGCCCGGCGCGGGCACGACGTAGCCGTCCTGGATGACGCGGCGCACGGCCTCGACCTGCGCGTCCGAGAGGGCCTCGACGTTGATCCAGTTGCCGCCCTTGTGGTGGCGTCCGGCGAACCGCACCCAGCCCATGGCGCTGGCCATCATGAACGGCCAGAAGACGGCGCCGTCCCGGGAGAAGTCCGTGAACCGCGCGTAGCCCTCCGGATTGCGGAACACGGCGAAGGCGAAGCGGCGCTGCTCGGCCTCGCTGTCGCCGATGGGCAGATGGTCGTTGGTGGTGAAGATGTGGACGGCGAGCGGGCGGAGGCCCTCCACGCTGTCCTCGCCGCGGCGGCGGGCGCTGAACGGCAGGAGGCCGGTCAGCAGGGTCTTGAGCATGTTGAGGATGTCCTGCCATTTCGGGCCGGGCGTGAAGTCGTCGGACACGGCGACCAGATGGCTGGACAGGTTGAGCATGGCGTTCTCGGCGCTCATGGCGGTCGGCTGGGTGAGCAGCTCGGGGGCGAACGTCATGGCGCGCCGGTCCAGATGGTCCATCAGCGCCTTGATGAAGGAGCTCTTGCCGCCACCGCCCGCGCCCATGAGCACGTAGGCCTGCTCTGGATGGCTGCGCATGAAGCATGCGGCGGAGGCGAGCAGCGCGTTGCCGTAGCTGTCCTCGTCGACGGTGCCGTGGCCGTCCGGGTCGGTGCACCAGAGGCGCAGGACGTCGGAGGCGCGGCCGGCCGCGGCGCGGGCGTCCGCGAGCGTCATGCCGGTCTCCTGCGTGTACACGCAGGGGCGGGAGATGTAGCCGGGGTCGGGCGTGTAGTCGCTCTTGGCGACGGGCGGCCTGTCGCTGCCGGAGGCGCGGGCGACGGCCCCGTCGGGCGTGATCTCGTACTCGACCCAGCCGCGGGAGCGGACGTACTCGTATTCGAGCCGCGTGCCGTCCGTGTTGCGGAAGCACATGGCGCGGCGGATGGTCTGGCCCTGCAACCGGAGCGCGTCCTTGAACCAGTCGTCGGCGGCCGGGTCGACGTCGGCGCCCTTGCCGCCGTATTCGGACGCGAGGCTGGCGATGGGATGCCATGACACGGGGATGTCGCGGGTGATGCGCTTGGGGATGTCGCGCCGGTAGATGACGGCCCGCTCCTCGGCGTTGCGCCCCTCGGGGATGTTGACGGCGAGGTCCCCGGACACGGCCTCGGTGACGGCGCGGAACAGGTAGGTGGGCATCGGCCCGCCGGCCGGCTCGCTCATGCGCCACTGCGGGGTCTCCCCGCGGTCGAGGAACGGCCTGATGGTCTGCGTTCCGGGCAGTGGCGATAGGTCGTCGGTGGTGGTGAGCGTGCGGATGGCCTGGCAGAGGCCTCTCGGGTTCCGTAGGTACAGATGCAGGTCGGCCTCCTCCGCGAGGCGGTCCCTCATCTCCGCATAGCTTGCAGGCAGATCCGTTGTGGACATGTCGTGCCCTGGCCTTTCCGCCGATTCCATCGGCTTGTCTTTTCCAACGTCACCAACGCCTTATGCGTCGGCGGGGAGCCAGGGCTATGCGGCAAGGCCACGGCGGATCGCCTCTTTCTCGCGGGCGATGCACCCCCGCGCCCGATAAACGGCCACGAAGGGCCGATGACGGCGATGCCCACCATCCGGCGCCTCTCGGGGCGAAAGCCCGTCGAAGGAGCCGAAGAACGGCGTACAGGGGTTTTTCTGAAGCGAGAGGCCGGCGACGATGCCGACGAAAATGGACGTATGTGGAGGATCCGTGGAGATTTCATCACGCCCCGACGCCGGGTCGTCGGGGCGATTCCGCCGGCCGCTTCCAATAGGGGGACGATAGGGGGCTGCATGGCGGAAAAGCCGTATGTACCACCGTATGCACTTTCGGTTTTCACATGCAGAAGAGGCTTCAATGCCTACGGGCGGTAGGGCTAAGGCCTGATTCACGTCATCGCCGTATGCGGTCTTATGCACCGTATGCACTTCCCCTTAAAGGAAAAGCCCTGAAAAAGCCCTAACTCCCAAAAGAGGTGCATAAAGTGCATACGGCTTCTTGCATGCGCTCTCAGCCCTACTCTTCATTGGCTTTTCGATTTCGGACAAAAAGTGCATAACGACTGCATACGGCTGCATACGAAGTGCATACAGCCGTATAAAAGTGAAGGAAATATGAAGATGCCCTCTGGAGTCGGATGGGAGGACATTTCCATTCCCCCTTCATTGCCCGCCATCGGGGCATTGAAGCCGTCTCTGGCCCGAAATTGATTGCCGATTGTTTTCAGCCGTTTTCGGAATTGTTTTCGCCGTCATCGCCGACGGCCATGCCGACGTCCGGCCCCGAAGTCCCATCCAACGCCACGGTCCGGCCTGGATCGGGCAGTCGGCGAGACGCCTCTGCTGTTCTTCGGAAATCATCCGTTTTCCGGCGGCTTTCTTCGGTAAATCTTCAGTCGGGCGATCGGGGCGATTCCGGGCATGGAAAAAGACGAAGACAAGCCGTCTTTACACTTTCATCACATTTATGTGTCCGTATGCACTTCGTATGCAGCCGTATGCAGTCCGTATGCACTTTTTCGGCTCAAGCAAGAAACTAGGCGGGAGTAGGGCTGAGAGCACATGCAAGAAGCCGTATGCACTTTATGCACCTCTTTTGGGAGTTGGAGTCTTTTTGGCCCTTTTCCTTTTAAGGGAACTGCATACGGTGCATACGGCTGCATACGGAAGCCATTGGAATCGGGCCTTAGCCCTACTGCCCGTAGGCATTGAGGCGCTTTCCGCCCACGGAAACCGAAAGTGCATACGGATCTGCATACGCCCATCCGTCCGCATTGCCCGCCGAATCGGAGGATTTCCGGTCCCGCGGCGCGGACGCATGTCCGGGGCTTGAGCCGGAGGGGTTCCGGCGGCATAGGAGGAACGACCATGACTTATGAGGAACTGAGGGCGGATGCCCTGGCGCTCTGCGCCGACCTGTCCGCCACCGCCGACGACGGCGCCGATCTCGACCCGGACTCCTTAAAGGAGAGGAGGGCGTCGGAGGCGCTCTCCGTCCTGTCCGGCATGCCGCCGGCCGGGGGCCACGTCCGTCCCGCGGCCGATCTGGAGGCCCGTCTGGAGTCCCTGTACCATGCGGCCATCGCCGAGGCGGAGACGCGCCGCGGCATGGTGTTCGCCGGGGCCGCCGTCGTGACCGACGCGGACATGGGCGGCTACGCCTACACGGCCGCGCACGACGCGCTGTCCATCGCCCACGCCGCGAACGCCGCATGGGCCGAGATGACGCTGGTGGACGAGTGAGGCGCCGGCAGGCCCCGCTGTGGCCGCTGATGGCGCTGACCGTCGCCATCGCGCTCATGGCCTTCATATTGAGCTTCGACGCGCTCCGCACGCTCGCCGTGGCATGCGGCGTGCAGCCCGGACTCTCGTGGATGTTCCCGCTCATCATCGACGCGCCGGTGCTGGCCTTCACATGGGCCACATGGGTGTTCAAGACGCGCGGTCTGGGGCAGGCGTATCCGTGGGCCATGCTGCTCGTGTTCTCCGCCGTGTCGCTGGTCGGCAACGCCCTCCATGCGCATCCGGTGGAGACGAACGGACTGCTCCTGCCCGACTGGGGCGCGAGCCTGCTCATGACCATGCCGCCCGTCGCCCTGCTCGCCACCAGCCACATGATCGTGCGGGCCGCGTCCCGCAGCTTCGACATGGACGGGCCGGAACCGGCCGCCGAGGCCGTCCCCGATGTCCCGCGGGACATGGATGACCCGGCCCCGGTCCCAAAGGCGCCGGTGGAGGCCGAACCGGCCGCCGAGGCCGTGGAGACGACCCCCGTGGCCCCACCTGAGGTCCCACGGGATACGGATGGCCCGGAGATGGTTTCCGAGGCGCCGGCGGAGACCGGGGCGGCGCGCTGGCATCCGGACTTCTCCGCGCCCATCCCCGCGCCGACGCCTGAGCCCGAGCCGACGCCTGAGCCAGCTCCCGAGCCGACGTCCGAGCCCGAATCGGAGGCCCCGGCGGAATCCGAACCGGAGCCCGATGCCCCCGAGACGCTGGAGGAGCGCTGGGGCAGGGCGTTCGCGGGCGATGGCCGCGACCGGCTCGTCGACCTCATCGAGCCGGAGGCATATTGACATCCTCCCCACGGCTGAAGCCGGGGGATTCCCTTCACAGGCCGGACTCCAAAGGAACTTCCGGTCCGCGGGAAGAGGGTTGACGCTTCATCGGGCCGCCAACGCGGCCCTCCACGTCCTAGGCGGTGCCCCCGCCCGTTCTCGTTAAAGCGCGGTCCAGTATGTTCATGGCCGCGTTGACGTCCGCGTTCGCCTCATACCCGCATTCGACGCATTTGAAGACCGCTTGGCTATCGCGATTCTCCGATGCAACGTGACTGCACTGATGGCAGGTCTGGCTGGTATAGGCGGCGGGGACGGCGACAAGACGCCCGCCGTTGGCGTCCATCTTGTCCTTGAGCCGTTTCATCAGACGGCCCCAATTGTTGCTTAGGATGGACCGGTTGAGTCCGGCCTTGGCCTTCGCGCCGTTATGAAGATATTTGCCCGGCTTGTCCGGATCAGACTTCGGCTTCGGCCTTTTCGTCATGGCCTTGACGTCCAGATCCTCCAGGGCGACAAGGATATTCTCTTGGGCGATCCTTGTCGTGGTCTTCTCAATCCAGTCGTTGCGGCGACGGACGATGCGGCCCTGCAGGGCGTTGAACTGATTCAAGGTCTTTCGACGCCGCTTGGAGGCGAGCTTGGCGGTTCTGCCGCCCCTCGCCTCGTTGACGCGGTCCTGACGGGCCATCCGGCGCTGCAGATACTTCAACCGTTTCAATTCGGCCTTCGTCGGCTTGGGCATGTCCATGAACGTCCCGTCGGACAGGGCCAGCGTGTGGACGCAGCCGCGGTCGATGCCGACTTCGCCGCTGCCGGTCCTCGGTAGCGGCAGGGGCATGTTGACGAACACGAGATTCCTATGGGTCCAGTCCACATGGACGCTGGTATAGGGTCGTATCGGCTGGCTTACGCGCACATGGATGATGACGCGCCAGTGGAGCTTTTCTCCCGGCTTGCGCCATCGCGTCGGGTTCATGCCGGTGATGACGACCACGCCGGACTTCCGACCGGTCTGATGAAAAAGCGCATTGCCCGTCTTGGAGGCGTTGCGCCAGCAGACGAAGCCCAGGCCGCGATGGCGCGACTTGAAGCCGGGGACACGGCCTCCAACGGTCTTCCTGCGTTTGAGTCCGGCAAACCATTCGGTATTCTCGATCTTGTCCGTGCTGGACAGTATGGACGCCGGAATGCCCGCCATCCACGAGCATCGAAGACGCGCCTCTTTATCCGAAAGCAACTCGGCCACGTCGGGACCGCCCAAGGGCTCCTCAATCCAGTCGACGATCCCGCCCGCCTCGTCCTTGACGGGTATGTTGTGTGTTCTCTGTTCGCGCCTTTGGTTGAATCTAGTGCGCCATCCGTCGCACAGCCACACCATGATACGCTCGGCATTCCTGGTCCAACAGGGATTGCCACAGTGGTCCACGCCAAGGAAGACGCTTGCGCCAATGTGTTTGACGCCGTCGATACAGACCTTCTGGCTCATCGTGGACCACCTTCCTCTGCTTGGCCCCTATGCGTCTCGGCCATAAACCCCAGCACTGAAGCGCGGGGCATGAATCTTTTTGGTCATACCGTATAGTCATGCCGCATGTGGTATGAACTGACTCCAGCCCCCGGCATGGCCGGGGACCAGACCGAATTCCTCAAACGGGCCCAGCGTGCCGCCGGCGCGTTGGGCCTTTGCGACAGGCCCAACGTCACCGACCCGCCTACCTGGGACGAGGGGTGCCTCATCGTCGCCACCCTGCAGCGCCGCTGGGTGTTCGTCGCCGACCGGTACGGCAGGGCCGCCGTCAACAGGCTCGCCCGCGCCTGCGGGTCCGTGGCCGCCGAGTCCGGAGCGCCGGAGATCCTCTCCGAACCGCTCAAGTGGGCGCACGCCTACGTGCCCTCCGGAGCCACGCTGAACAGGACCGCGCAGGACGATGAGACCGGCGGCGGCGATCTGCGCATCACCCCACCTGAGAACGGGCTCATCGCCCTCAACGTGCGCCGCATCGGGCATTGGGAGGACGACAGGCTCACCGACTGGCTGGCCGACGAGTTCAACACGCAGCCCGACTCCTCCAAGCTGCGCCGTACCGGCGTGTCCGCGGCCCGCATCATGGCCGCCACGCCCGACATGCGCGAAAGCCAGGATGCGGCCAAGCAGGCCGCCGCCGCCCTGGACCTGGGGTTCACGAACCTGGCCGCCCATCCCAGCCGTCCCGGCCTGGGCGCCGTCCTTCTCTCCATCTTCCTTGAGCTTATCCTCGTCGCGCTGGCGGTTCCGCTGCCGTGGTGGACCGCCCTATTCGGACTCCCGGTCCTCGGCTGGGCCGTGTGGCGCAAGGCGTCCATGGGACCGGACGCGGACCTGACGGTGCGTCCCCGCCACCGCTGGTGGACGGCCCGCACCCGCGTCGCCCGCTCGTCCGACCTGAAGACCCGCTCCATGGGCGACGAGCCCATGTTCGGCGACAAACGCCGCCGCATACACGCGTACGCCTTCCAACGCTCCACGTTCCCCCTGCCGGCCGGCGCGCTGGCGGCCTGCGCCATGCCTCCGGCGGACAGCGAGGCGGCGAGCACGCCGCTGACCCTCCGTCCGCATGCGCTCGAGGACACGGACGGCCCGCTGGTCGGATACGACCGCGAGTCCCGCCCCGTCCGCCTGTCGTCCACGGCCCTCTACGGCGGCGTCGCCCTGCTGGGCGAGCCGGGCGGCGGCAAGTCGAACAGCATGCACGGCATCGCCACCCACGTCGCCCGCACGCTGAAGCCCGACGACGTGATGGTCATGTTCGAGTCGAAGGGCGCCGATTCCATCCCGATCCTCCGCCGCGTCGCGCCCGGCCTGCGCGTCGTCGACTGCATGGACCCGTCCACCCCGATGGTCGACCTGCTGGGCTCCGGAACCCCGTCCGAGAGGGCCGTGCGCTTCGCCGACCTGATGAGGCAGGCGCTGGGCCCCAACCAGATAGGCCCGCGCAGCCGCATCCAGATCCGCGACGCCGTGTTCGCCGCCCTGACCCTCATGGGCTCCGACGGCTGGGAGGACAAGTGCCGCGCCGCCGGATGCCGCGTCCCGCGCACCTGGGCCGACGCCGCCGGCCTGCTCCTGGGGTGCGACGGCATCGGCGCCGCCCGCCTCATGGGGCATGCCGCGAACATGCTGGGCGACGCGGACGTGGACGCCGCCATCGAGCGCCTCCACGGCGGCCGGACCGACTCGGGACGTCCGAAGATAGCCGACGGCCGTTTGGCCGAGCAGCTCTCCGCCCCGATGAACAAGATGGACATCCTCAACCAATGCCCGTGGCTCGTCCGGCCCGGCCGCCGCGTCGTCTCCTGGCATGCGATCCTGTCCCACGGCGGCCGCTTCGCCATCAACATCGGCGCCGCCGAGAGGGGCGCCCACGACGCGATGCCCGAGCAGACCCGCCGCCTGGTCGGCGCCCTCCTCTTCCAGGGCCTCCGCTTCGAGATCGAGCGCTCCTGCGCCGGCTGGCAGGCCCGGGGGCGCCGCCTCGACCTGTTCGTCGACGAGCTGACGGACGTGACCGGCTCGGACGGCACGGACGGAGGCTCCGGCGCGCAGGCCATGGAATGGCTCCGCGAGAAGGGCCGCGCGTTCGGCGTGGAGGCGTTCGTCGGCACGCAGAACCCGCTCCAGCTGGACACCCGCCTCCAGGCGTCGTTCCTGGGCTTCATGACCGTCTGCTGCTACGTGCTGCGCGCGCCCGCATCCGCGTCCATCGCCGCCGACGCCATCGGACTGGACCTGCGGGCCGTGAAGACCCTGGGCCCCCACGTCATCGCCTGCTCCACGGTCGGCTCCGACGGGGCGACCCTGCCGCCGATGGTGCTGTCCGTCCCGTGGTTCGACGGCGACCCGGAGGCGTCCCGCGCCGCCTGACGCATGGGGAGGGGAGACGAAACATTCGATTGGCCCCGGGGTCGCCGGGGCCGGATAGGAGGCTCCCCGAAATGAGGACCATCATCGACGGCCTGGCTTTCGCCAAGGCCGTGGCCCACGTGTCCAAGACCCTGCTTGCGGGACAGAGGCAGGCCGTCCGCCTGTCCGCCGGCCCGGACGGGCTTCGTCTGGACGCGGACGGCCAGTACTATTCCCGTGCCGATCTGGAGGCGGAGACCGTGGAGGAGGGCGCCGCCGTGGTCAACGGCTTCTGGCTGTCGTCCGTCGCCGCGGTCATGCCATCCGAGGAGCTCAACGTGGAGACCGCGGACTCGAAGCTCCGTCTGGACTGCCGCGGCATCGTCATGGAGCTGCCGCTCATCGACGACCCGGCCGCCGAGCCGAACGTGCCCGACCTGCCGGAGGAGTGGGCGTCCATCGCCGACGGCGGGCTTGCCCGCGCGGTCGGCGCCGTCGTCCACGCCGCCGACAAGGGCTCCAACAATCCCGTGCTCTCCGCCGTCCGCGTGCGCGGGGTGGACGGCTCCATCGGACTGTCGGCCACCAACCGGTATGTGGCGGCCACCGCCCGCGCCGACGGCTCCGCCGACATGGACGCGCTGGTTCCGGCCGCATGGCTCAAGGCCAATGCGGAGGGCGCGGACCGCATCGGCGCGACCGGCCGCATGTTCGCCATCGCCGGCCCCGTCTACACGGACGCCACCCCGATGGTCGAGGGACAGGCCCCGGAGCTGGCGGCCATCTGGCCGTCCAAGGACGCGCCGCTGACCCTCACCATGGACCGTGCCGAGCTGCTTGAGGCCGCCCGTCGTGTGAAGGCCGTGAAGTTCTCCGGCGGCGAGACCGTCACCCTGGCGCTGGCCGTCGGCGACGACTCCATCACGCTGGGCCTCGACGACGCCGAGTCCGGCTCGGGCGCCCGCCAGACCGTCTCCGCCGAGGTGTCCGGTCCGGTCTCCGACGGGCATGTGGAGGGCGCGGACCGCCGCCTGCGCCTGGACGCGCGCTATGTCGCCAACGCCTGCGGCGCCCTCTACGGCGACCGCGTGACCATGTACATCGCCCCGAGGTCCAACGGCAAGTACAAGCCCGTCCTGCTCGCATGCCCGGACGCGCCGGACGGATTCGACATGCGCGACGAGCAGCTGATCGTGCCGATCCTCCTGTGACGCATGGGGCTGGGATATGAGTGGGAATCCTAGCATCGAGGACAGGGACGAGCTGGACAGGCGCGTCCGCGCCATCCGATGGGACGACAAGGCGGTGGAGTTCGGCTCCCCGCAGAGATGCCGCGTCGCGGCCATGATGGTCGAGTCCGGCCTCGTGGGCGGCCGGCTCCGCCGCGTCTTCCCGTCGCGCGACCAGTGGGAGGCGATGACCGAGTACACGACGACGAAGATCGCGGAGAAGATCATCGGCGTCGGCCTGGGCTCGAAGACCGGCCAATGGAATTGGGACGGCCTGTGGAATCCGCGGGAGGAGTCCAGCTTCTCCGGCTGGGTGCGCCAGCTGGCCTACACGGTGGCGCGCACCAACGCGCGCCGCGTCCTCCACTCGGCCCACGAGCTGTCCGCCAGCCGCTTCGAGGACGAGGACGGCTACAACCCGGTCTGGGACGACAAGGCGTCCACGCCGCTCAATGCGGGCACGGAGACGGGAGGTCCGTTCGACACGGTCCCCGGCCTGACGGTGCCCCGTCCCATAGGCGCGGACCGCAGGCTCCTCACCCGCATCCTCACCGACTCGGGCGCCGACGCCATGGCGGAGCGCGCCCGGACCATGGGCTGGTGGCATCGCACGCTGGATGGCCTTGATTCGGGCGTGTGCGCCGCGCTGCTGCTCCAGCCGGTGTCCCGGCGGCTCAAGGGCGTGCTTCCCCGCATGCTGCCCGATATGGCGGACGTGGCCGGACTGTACGAGGCCACGCAGATGTCGTCCGACCCGCGCGACGTGGCGCCTTTGCGCCGGGCCGTGGCCCGCGAGGCCCGCCGGCTTGGATGCGTGGAATGGGACGTGTGGTGCCGTCTGGGCACGGCTGCCGCCCGTCTGGCGGTGGGCTAGGAGTGGTACGGGTCGGGGCCGGATGGGCGGAACCCGTTGTCCAACGCGATGGCGTACGTCCAGGCGGCGAGCCTGGAGCCGCCGGTGCGCCCGTCGAGAAGCCAGCCCATGTCGACCGTCCATGGGCTTCCGATGCGGTGCCCGCACCATGCGGCCGCCGTCTCGATGTGCCGTCCGGCGCGGATGCGGCCGGTGCCGAAGATGGCCTGGTCGACCGCCCATACATGCAGGGAGAGCATCGCCGGATCCTTGCAGCAGGCGTCGATGAGCATGGGCAGGCATTGCCGCCCGTCGTTCTCGGACTGGCGGCGGAGCCGGAGCAGCATGGCGGCGCGGCGCCGGTCGGCCGCCAGTCTGGCCTCATGGCCGGTCAGCGGGTCCGGCGTCCCCATAGGCCGCCCTTCCTCTCCTTGTGGAACCTGGACCTGTCGGCGCCCAGCCAGACGGCCGTGCGGACGAGCCAGTCGGGCTCGGAGCCCGGTTCGAAGCCGCGGAGGCCCGTGTCGACGATGCGGGCCGACTCCCCGGTCCACACGTCGGTGCCCGCGTATGTGGCGAGCCCGTCGAGCATGTCCCGCCACTGGCGGTCGGGGCGCGGCTTCCTGCCGCCCGCGCATTGGGCGGCGACGATGGTGCGTTCGGGCATGCCGACGGCGCTCAATGCGGCCATGCCGTCGTCCAGCTGGCTGCCCGACTGCCCGACGCGGAACACGAGCCTGGCGCCCGCCTTCTCCACCAGCGGACGGATGAGGCCGCCGGCGAACGTGTCGGGATCGTCCCATTGGGTGCCGTCCAGACGGTCGGAGTCGACGATGATGAAGTCGCAGGAGCCCTCCAGTCGGACGAGCGCGTCGCCGTACCTGTCAAGCAGGTCGGGATCCTGCGGGGCCATGGGGCCGGGAAGGAAGCCGAAGGCGGCCTTGACCTCCCGGGGCCGCAGGACGCTGGCCATCGCGCCGGAGATGCCCACGTCCTCGATGCCGCGGCTCCAGTCGACGCCAAGGAAGGCGCGCTGGGACTGCTGGCCCGGATTGCCGTCGACCAGCAGGGTCACATATCCATGCGAGCCGAGCGCCTGCGCCAGCGCGCGCGCCGTGAAGCTTTTGCCCACGCCGCCCGAGCCGCCGGTCACGAACGCCGTGGCGGTATGCCTCTTTCCCTTAGCCATACCTCCGCCTATGCGGGCGGAAAACCCCGTGGAGCCGCCGCATAGGCGCCACATGCAAGCATTCCCAAGACGGAAAGGAACCGTATATGTTCGGTGAGGATCAATGGAACAACGGAGACCAGTGGAACGCGCAGCCGGCGCCGGAGCCCGCGCCGGAGCCGCAGCCCGAGCCCGCGCCGGAGGAGCCGCGGACGGAGCCGAAGCCCCGTCCGAAGGCGCACAAGGCGAAGGCGAAGGGCCATGCCAACGCCGCCCAGGTCCGCGAGATCCTGGAGGCGAGGGCCCGCGTCGACTCCGTGCGCGGCGTGCTGGAGGAGCTGACCGGCAGGAGCGACGACGCCGACCTGACGTGCGCGCTGCTGGACGGCCGCATCGCCACCCCCGCCCGCCTGCTGCTGGACGCGGCCGACGAGGAGTCCGAGTCGGCGCGCGCCATCGGACTACTGGCCGCCGGGCAGAAGGACAAGGCCGCGCTGCGCGACGCCGCACGCCTCGCGTCCGCCCTGAACCCGGACCTGAGGGAGAGGCTGTCCACCACCAACGCCATGGATCTGGCGCAGGCGCTCTCCGAGACCGCCGGCCTGCTCGACCACGCCGCCCTGGAGGACCTCGCGTGATGAGGCCGGGGGCCATCGGCCCGACCCAGGCGGCCGCCATGCTCGACTGCCCCGAACCGTTCCTGTCCGGACTCGTCTCCCACGGCCTGCTCCACCGCCGTCCCGACGGCCTGTACGACGTGGCGGCGGTGGAGCGGGCGCGTCGGCGCAATCCCGCCCTCCGGCTTCTCGGCACGCCGTTGTGCGACCGGGAGCTCCATGGGCTCAACGCCGGACTGCGCATCCCGGCTGGCTCGTCCGGCGGCCTGGTCATCGGCGGCGCCCGCTACATGCGGCTCTGGGAGGTGCTGGACGCCTACTGGCGTCCGGGACGCATGGCCTAGTCCATGAAGGATTTCGAAGCCACGCTCGACCCCGTGGGGGGCCGGCTCATCACCCATGACGTCCGCCCGCCGCGGCGCGCCTCCTACTCGTCGCTGGACACGTATGGCAACTGCCCGGCCCAGTGGGCGTTCGGCCGCCTTTGGCGGGAGGCGCCCGAATGGGACGATCCACTGACGGTCGGCTCCATCGCGCACGCCGCGCTGGAGCTGGCCGTCTCCACGCCGTCCGCGACGGACCCCGCATGGCTGCCGCTGGCGCGCCGCGCCATCGCCGTGGAGCGGGAGCGCAATCTGCTTCCCGCCAACAGATGGAAGGGCGACCCCATCCCCGCCGGCGTCAAGGCCCCGAACGGGAGCCCCGCGACGGACGAGGACTGGGCGCGGCTCGCCGCCAACCGGCTCAACGGCTTCCGTCTGACCGACGTGTTCGACGGCGACATGCTCCGTCCCGCGGCCGCCGAGCAGCGCATCGACGCGGAGGTGTGGGGCATACCCATGACCGGAAGCGTCGACTACCGCGACGAAAGCGGCCGCGTCGTCGACTGGAAGACGGGGAAACTGCCGGATTTGGGCTCCCCGAAGGCGGCAAGCCACCAGAGCCAGCTGCGCGTCTACAAGGCCCTGCTGGCCACGCAGGACATCCGGGTCACGGACGCGCGCGACGTGTACGTCGAGCATCGCGTCCATCACATGGCCGACCTGTCCGACGACGCCATGGAGGCCACCGGCGCGCTGATGCGCTCCCGCTGGGACGGCATGCGCCGCGACGCGGACGCCGGCTCCTACGCCATGACGCCGTCCTACCTGTGCCCATGGTGTCCATTGGCCCGCGCCTGCCCGCTGGCGTCGCCTGCGAGAGGCGACAAGGCCCGCCGCGCCGCCGCGCGCGGCATCGACCCGGCCGACCCGCGTCTGCACGTCGCGGACGGCAGGCCTTCGGGCGACCCTTTGGCCGGCATGATCCCGGACGCATGCGGGCAGGGCAAGGACAAGGAGGATGACATGGATCTGCTTGACATGCTGGACACGGCCCCGAAGCCGAGGAAGGCGACGCTTCCGCCGCCCGAGCCGTGGACCAAGGGCCCCGACCCGTGGGATACGCCCGAGGGCAGGAAGGCGGCCGCCCGCTGGGGCATGGAGGACAAGCCGAAGAGGGAAGCCAAGCCCGACCCGTCGGACGACGTCGACCCGTGGGCCACGCCGTTGCCGGCCAAGGCCGCGCTCGGCTCCACGGACGGCGGCGAGGCCCCATGGGCCGCCAAGCCGGAGGCCGAAGCCAAGCCGGAGGCGAAGGCCCCGACGCGCCGCATGGCGCGCGGCAAGGCGTACGACCCGAGCGTGCTCTCGGGGGGCGCCGTCAACTCGGCGGGCTATGGCTTCACCCGGCTCACCGTCATGGCGGCCGAGGCGTACGCCATCGGCCCCGACGACCCCGACGCCACGCTGCTTGCGCTCATCCGCGCCGGATGGGCCGCCAGCCGCGCCGCATGGGGCGCGAACACGCCCGACGTGGCGGGATTGGCGGACGGACGCCCGGACACGGATGCCCTGCTTCGCTGGCTCGACTCGCCGCTCGCACGCGACGCCGACGAGGCCATCGCACGGCTCATGCCCGCCGACGGGACTCCGGCCGACCGCATCGGACGGGCCGGACGCGCCGCCGCGCGCGCCCTCGCCGCCGCAAGGGACCTCATCCGTTAAAGGACGCATGGGGGTCCGCATAGACACAAGGACCAAGCCCCGTCCGGCGACGGACGGGGACCGTTTCACGCGAAAGGAAACGCAGGAAACAATGGCAGACAGCAACATCGAGTACGCGATCCGCCGCATCGCCGACCAGGCTTACCTGTGGGACGACGACCTTGACGGCCGCTACGTCTCCTGGGAGGATGACGAGGACAACGCCTCCTGGCTCGACACCGAGGCGCTTGCGCTCAATCTGGCCGAACTGGACGGCGTCGCCCACGAGGGCGCCGACGGTCCGGTCCTCGACGAGGGCTACGAGGTGGTCAGCCGCCAGTGGCGCTACGAGGAGGACTGGACCGAGGAGGACTGACCCTCCCCGGGGACGAAGGAAGGCCGCCCCGCGGACCCAAGCCGGATACAGGACCACGATGGTGGTTCCGGCCTGGGCCGCGGGGCGGCCTCTCTCGGCTCTTTGGTCAGATCTCGTAGACGGAGTGGATGAAGTTGCGCATCTCCGTCAGACGCGCGGGCCTGACGTCATGCATCTGTCCGTCCTTGCCGCGCTTGCGGCGGGTGTAGCCGGTGTTGGCGCGGCGTCCGTCGCCCGGCTCCATCTCAAGGAAGATGCGCGCCGCCTCCGTGGTCATCGGCTTTTTGTAGGCGACCATGCGGGCGGCGTTGCCCTGGCCCTTGCCGGCGCTGAACCTGTTGAGCAGTCCGACGCCGCGTCTGTGCGCCTTGCGGCCGCCGAGGATCCTCTTGGCGAACTCCACGTCGCCGTCCGGGTTCGTGACCGAGCCGGTGCCGTAGCACATGTCCCACATCATCCGCGCCTGCGTCTCCGGATCGTCGTCGCATGCGCGGAGCACGTCGCACACGTCCTTGACGTCCTGTTCGGACGGGACGCCGTTGGTCGGCTTCCAGATCATCGACAGGTAGGAGCGGGCAGCCGCGCCCTTCGGGTTCGGCAGCGGGCCATGCACCTGCCTGCCGGTGCGGGCGGCCACGTAGTCGCCCACGATGGCGGTGCCCTTCGCATGCAGGAGCTTCGGATTGCCGTCCTTGTCCTTCTCCGTCTTGCTGAACACGTCCTTGTCGTAGCGCTGGATCTTCGTACGGTTCATGAAGATGAACGCGGACTTCTTGTCGTCCGGGTATCCGGCGCGGATGACGTTTCCCGCGGCGCCCGCGTCCTCGTAGAACAGGTCGCAAAGCAGGTCGGCGGCGCCCTCCTTGTCGCGCCGCCTCTTGAGGCTGCGGGCGATGGAGCCGGCCGGGATGTACCGGCGGTTCGGGCTCGCGTCGATGGCGCGGCGGCGGTCGTACGGGCCGGACAGGCGCCACGCCTGGCGCATCGCCGACCGGCGTTGGGCGGCCGGCATGCCGGACAGGTCGCCGCGGTAGACGGCCCTCACGGCCCGCCTCATAGCCGGGTCGCGTCTTGCCGTGCGGTAGTCCAGATGCCGTCCGTCCGACCCGTCGAACAGCACATGGCCGTCCTTGTCGGTCAGACGGGCGCCGTCGGGCCCCACCTCCACCCTCGCCGCGCGGGCGAGCAGGTCCGCCGTCTCGTCGGCGGAGAGCGAGCCCGTGTTATCGTCGCCGCCCGGCGCGGAGGGGGAGACGGCCGGCGGCGCGGGCGGCGTCGGCGGCCTTTTGATGCCATCCTCGTCGACCATCGTCTCCGGTTCGGCCTCCTCGCGGCCCAGAATCGCCAGGATCGCACGATGGCGCTCCTCCTCCGTCAGATCCGGCATGACGTCCGCCACGCGCGAGTCGATGGCGCCGAAATCCAGATCGTCGTCCGATCCCTGTCCGGCTTTCGCGTCGAACTGTCCTCCGTCGGGCCTTCCGGCCGCCTTGTGGCTGTTGCCTTTCGCATCCATGACCATGATCGGGTTCTCCTTTCCCTGGTGGGTGTTTGGATGCCATCCGGCTATGCCGGGCCGGGCGCATAGTCCGCACGCATGGCCAAGGGAACCTACAAGGGATCGAAATCGAAGACGCCGCCCACGCCGATGCAGGGGCTTATCCGCGCGGCGGCATGGCCCATCGCCATCATCGCCACCGCGTTCGGATGCCCGGGGGCCATGGCCCTGCCGGTCTGCTGCCTGATCGCCCGGCTGGCCGCCCGCGGCGTCGAATACGATGCGAAGGACCCGTGGGGACGCGCCAGACCCACCGATTTGAAGGGCGACGCCTCCTACAGGCGTGCCAGAAACTGGCTGTCCGACCCGAACGTCCTGCTGCCCACGTCGGCCGACGCCGCCGTATCCGCCGGCCTCGCATGCCTCTCCTGCCTGCCTGTACGCGGCTGGGCCGGCATCCTCCAGTTCCTCGGCGCCTACGTCTGGCTCCAGGCGTTCTGGGCCGAACGGCGCGACAGGACCCTCACCGCCGAGGGCCGCGACCGCGGCATCCGCCAGAGGCGGACCAAATGGGCCAGGAAGCAGGTCCCCGCCATCCTCAAATGCATGCTTCCGGCCATCCCCGTCGGCGTCATCGCCGCCGCCCTCACCGGCCTCGTCCCGCTGGCGTTCGCGCCCGCGCTCCTCATGTCCGCCATCCCCATGCGCCGCGCCCACAAGGCCGCCAGACGGCAGGCCGATCTGGACTACCAGGCCGCCGGACTCATCTGGAAATGGGCCGAGGGCATGGACAAGGCCGTCACCAAGGGCCGTCCCGGCTCCGTCATGGACACCAAAAAGGGCGCCAACGGCGAATGGCTGTTCACCATGACCACGCCGTCCGGCGCGCGCGAATGGGCCACGCAGGCCACCACGCTCGCCTTCGCCCCGCAGGCCCAGGCCGACGGGCTCGACGTCGGCTTCGCGCTGGACGGCATGGACGAGCGCCGCGTCGCCGTCGCCGTCGCCACCACCGACATGCCCGACCTGGGGGCGCTCATGGACGACGAGACCGGACTGGCCGCCCGCATGATCATCGACGAGGTCCGCGTCGGCGCCTGCTACAGCGCCACCCCGGGCAAGGTGTCCGGGCTCAAGGCCGCCGCCACGCGCGACGGGCACGTCTCCTGCCGCTCCTTCGACCTGGACGGCACCAACGCCGACTGGTCCAACATCGACGGCGACTGGCTGAAGGGCTCCGCCGACCCGAAGTTCGGCGACTGGATGGGCGCCGCCGGCCTTGTCATCCTCGTCGACCCGTCCGGCCACGGCTGGATCGCCGTCGACGACGACTGGCGGACCATGGAGTTCGACGAGAAGGCGTGCGCGCGGCTGCGCTGGCCCAAAGCCCAGACGCCGCGCGACGACCGCTCCATGGCCGCCTACATGGAGGTCCTGCAGCGCACCAAGCGGGAGAAGGCGAAATGGTCGACCGCCGCATCCGCGTTCAAGCTCAGCCCGCCCGTTACCCTCCGCTACACGGACGAGACGACCTACCGGGCCGAACGCGGCTGGTCCCTGACCCGTCTGCCCATGACGCTGGGCGGGGACGGCTCCGACGTGACCGCATGGATGAAGGCCGACTTCCGGCCCGTGTTCGGCGACAGCCTCGTCGCCGACATCCTCCCCACGCGCAGCGGCAACGGCTGGTCGCGGCGCATCCTCGACTACGTGCATGCCGGCCGCGCCGGCAACATGTCCATGCCCGACGCCCTGCGCGACCTGGACGGCTCCGGCCCCGCCGAACGCCTCCTCGCCCGCGTGCTCGTCTCCCGCGCCTTCGCCAACACGTTGAGGAAGCCCGCGTTCGTGTCCGACCCGCGCCAATGCCTCAAGGATGGGCGCGGCACGCTCTGGCGCGTCGACGTGGAGCTGTTCGGCGGGGTGACCGCCGCGGACGCCCGCAAGGGCGAGAACCATGTGAGGGCGTTGGCGGGCGCCGACGTGGCGCTCTGGGAGTGGATCGACGACAGCCACGTGGTCCTGTGGGCCGGCGACAGGATACCGCCGGACGTCTCCGATTGGCGGTCCGGCCGCCTGTACGGCAAGGCCATGACCCTGCGGCTCTCCCAATGCTGGGCGCAGGCGGGCGCCGTCTCCCGCGACGGCCGCTCCGTGGAGACCGCCGAGCTGGGCCCCGGCCCCAACGGCATGGTCCGCGCCGTGTTCACTCTCCCCGCCGGCCTGTCCATGGACAAGGCCGACGCGGCCACGTCCACGTTCATGGACGCCGCCGGCTACGGCTACATGAAGCCGTTCGACGTGGACGCGCCCGGCCGCTTCGGCCTGCTGCTCGCCGAACGCGACCCGCTGCCCGACAGGCTCCTCTCCGACTGGAGCCAATTAGACCCGTCGCATCCGCGCCGCGTGCCGTTCGGACTCAAGGACGACGGCTCGCCCGCCATATGGGACGTGTCGAAGACGCCGCATCTCCTGGCGTCCGGCACGACCGGCTCCGGCAAAAGCTCCGTGTCCGTCACCTGCACGCTCGCCATGCTCAGGCTCGGCTGGCAGGTCGCCGTCACCGACCCGAGCAAGGGCGCGAACGACTTCAGGCCCATCCGCGACAGGCTCATCGCGTTCGAGGACTCGCTGGAGGGCTGCTACGCGCTCCTCCAGTGGGCGGAGGGCGAGATGAAGCGACGCGCCCGGCTCATCAAGGAGAACGGCGGCGGCGACTTCACCACCCTGCCCGACGGCGTGCGGCCCAAGCCGCTCCTGCTGTTCATCGACGAGACGAACAGCCTGCTGGGCGAGGACGAGAGGCCGCTGCCGAACCCGAACGACGATCCGGAGCTGGAGAACGCGAACATCATGCTCAAATGGCGCAACGGCCTGCGCCACAACATCGGCCTGAGGCTCAGCCATCTGCTGACCCAGGCCCGTTCGGCCGGCATCGCCGTCCTGCTGGGCGCCCAGCAGCTGAAGGCCGGCTCATTGGACGCGCTGCCCGCCGCCTCCACCTGCAAGGAGATGCTCGGCCGCGTGTTCCTCGGCAACGGCGAGACCGCGGGCAACATCAGCACCGCGCACGTCAAGGAGGCCAACAGGATGCTCCGCCAGGCCGGCTCCATGCCGAAGGGCCGCGGACTGTACGAGCCGATGGGCGGCGGCCTCGACATGGTGCAGTGCTGGTGGAGCGGCATGGGAGACGAACTGGTCGCCAACGCGGACGGCATCCCGACGGCCGAACCCATCGACCTGTCCGACCACATGCCCGTCCGGCCGGATGTCGTCGGCGCCGTGGACGAGCCGGCCGAAGAGGCCATCGAGGAGGACCTGTCCTTCGGCGACGATTTTGTGCTCTGACGCATAGGACCGTAGGAATACGGACCGCAACGAATGGAGGACCATTTTGGACGACGAGACGATCGCCATGGACATCACGGGCAAGGATCTGGAGCGCCAGGCGCGCGCGGTCGCGGCGCCCGCGCCGCATCGCACGCTGAGGCCGGCGCTGAACGGCTACCGCCGCGAGGACGTGGACCAGGCGCTGGCCGCCGCCGACAAGCGGACCGCCGATCTGGAACGCGACAATGCGGCCCTGTCCGCGGTATGCGAGAACACCCGCGCGCTGGTCGAGGACCTGCAGCGCCGTCTCGGCGCGACCGAGGAGCGCCGGAGGGCTGCCGAACGCGAGCGCGACGGATACCGCGGCCAGCTGGAGAATCCCTGGCGCACGGTGGGCGAGGCCGGCGAGAACCTCGTCAAGGCGGCCCGCGCCCAGGCGGACCGCATCCGCGCCGACGCGGCCGGGGAGGCCGACTCCATGAGGGCGGACGCGGCGAAGGCCGTGGAGGATGCCAAAGCGGAGGCGGAGCGCATCCGCGCCGACGCGGAAAGGTCCGCGGAGGAGGTCCGGGCCAAGGCGGCGAAGGCCATGGACGAGGCCCATGCGGAGGCGGAGCGCACACGCAAGGCGCTGCATGGGGAGCTAGCCGCCCATGACAAGGCCATGACCGAGCGTGAGGCGGCCGCCGACAAGGCCGTCAGGGACGCCAAGGCCACGGTCGCCAAGGCGTATGGACTCGTCAAGGGCGTGCTGGACGCGTTCGACGAGGCGTAGGGCCCCGATAAGACACGGAAAGGCCCCGGAGGGACACCTCCGGGGCCTTTCCGTGTGCCCTAGTGCAGGCTTTCGCGTTCTTCGGGCTCCTCCCAATTGTCCCAGGCGGTCCAGTCGCGGTCGGTGCGCAGGCTTTCATGCAGTATGCGCGCATCCCCTGGCGTGGCGTCATGGCGGGCGGCCTGGAGGATGGCACGGCGGCTCGTCCATGCGGCCTGCCGTGCCTGCTCGTCGTTGAGTCCGACCAGATCGCCGTCCGCGTTGAACATGACATACCGGTCGCCCGGCCTGAAGCCGCCGCACTCGGCCGCCTCGCGGATCTCCGGATCGTCCAGGCCCCTGCCTCCGGTCAGACGTTCGAGACCGCCGTGGTCCGCGGGCATGGGGACATGGAAGTCGCGGTCCATGTCCTTGACATAGAGCCGTTGGGACATGCGCAGCAGTTGGGAGGACACGCCGGGGGAGTAGGCGGCCCCGTTCGCCGCCTTCAGCGAGTCGGCCATCAGATAGTCGACGGCCGCCTCGTTGAAGACGTCCGGGTCGTCCAGATCGTCCGGGTCGAGCCCGCAGTCCGCGGCGATGGAGCCGCGCCATTCGGACTCGTTGCGGACCAGCTCCAGATCGCCGCCGAGCGTGTGGCCATCCATCCACCAGTGATCCTCGTCGAACTCGCGGTCCACTCCGGACAGGTCGTGCCGCGTGACCAGCTTCGGCCCTTGGTTGACGATATGGGCGACCGGCTGATTGTCGATGGTGATGGTCGGCACGGGAAGGTCGGTCCAATCGCCTTCGTCCTCGTTCCACCCTTCTTCGGACTCCATGGTGTCGTAGACGTGCCAGCCGTCCGGCAGCGGGCCTCGGATCGGCCCGTCGGTGCGGTAGCAGCCGGCCACGGTGCCGTCGGGCAGCTGGAGCATGAACGCGTCCGCGTCCGCGCCGATGGCGTCGGCCACCCGGCTTAGCTCGTCGGCCGTGGGCGTCGACGGTCGGCCGTCGCCGGCGGCGAGGTCGTCGTCCGCGCCCTGTCCGGCCTTGCGGTCGAATTGGCCGCCGTCCGGCCTGCCCGCCGCCTTATGGTTGTTCCCGTTCCTGTCCTGCGCCATGATTGGCCTCCTTTTCCGTTCTCCCGCCCGGCTATGCGCCGGAGGTCACATCTCCGCGCCCGTGTTGCCCTGGTTCTGGGTGGGCGCCGGAGTCGGGGCGGGCGTGGGTGCCGGAGTCGGGGTCTGCTGGCGTTGGGTCTGCCGTTGGGGCGTGTAGGTGCGTTGGGGCGTGTACGACGGCGTGTATTGGCGCTGGGTCTGCTGTTGGGACTGTGCCTGGGCCTCCGCCTGCCGGCGGGCCTCCTCGGCGGCCTTGCGGGCCTCCTCGTCGGCCTTGGCCTTCTCCGCGGCCTTTTTCTCGTCGGCCTTCTTCTGCTCGGCGGCGGCCTTGTCGGACAGGGTCTTCAGCTTGGCGTCCAGCGCCTTGCGGTCCTTGGCGTCCTTCGGCGTCCGGTCTGTGAGGGCCTTCATCGCGTCCAGCGTGGACTTGGAGGCGTCGGGGGAGGCGGCCACGGCCTTGTCGATGGCGGCCTTGCCGTCGCGCCTCCAGGCGGTGGTGGCGTCCGCCAGACGCTTCGTCAGGGCCTTGACTCCAAGCGCTTTATCCGCTTTCCTTATCGCGTCGGTGGTGGATTGGGAGCAGTCGGGCGTCTTGGGCTCGTCCACCTTGATTTTCAGGTCGGCCAATTCGCGTCTTAGACGCCGGTATTCGGCCGAGTCCGACTCCAACGTCCTGCAGGCGGCCGTATGGGCCTCCACGGCCGCCTTATGGGCCTCCACGCGCCGGTACTGCAGTATCCCGAACACACAGGCCACGACAAGGACGGCCGCGCCCACGGCGATCAGGATGGGCTTGAGCGGCAGGGGACGGGCCGCGTCCCTCTCGCCGTCCCGCTCCCAGTCGGAGACCGGAGGATTCCCACCGTCGGCCTTGTCCTCCGGATCGTCCTCCGGCTCCTTGGAGTCCCAGTCGCCCCAACCACCGTCGGCGTCGTCCTTGGAATCGTCGTCATCGGGCTGGTCGGCCTCTTTGTCCGTCTCCGGTTCCCCGGAGTCCCAGTCGTCCCAGCCGCCGGCGTCGTCCTTGGAATCGTCGTCATCGGGCTGGTCGGCCTCTTTGTCCGTCTCCGGTTCCCCGGAGTCCCAGTCGTCCCAGCCGCCGGCGTCGTCCTTGGAGTCGTCGTCATCGGACCGGTCGTCCGTTCCATCCGACTCCCCATCGTCGGACGCGGCCTTGTCGGTGGCCTCCGATTCCTGATTTCCGCCTGGCTCGTCGTCCCAGTCGAAGACACCCTCGCCGGCGTCGTCGTCGCCTATCCTGTCGCGCCAGTCGGAATGGAATCCACCGGAGGGGGGCTTCGCCGCGGCTGGAGCCGTCTTGTCCCCGGCCTTGGAATCGCCCCAGCCATCCCAGCCGTCGTCAGGTGCGGAGGCCTCCATGTCGGCGGAATCATCGTCGGCCGTGGCCTCATCCGTTCCATCGTCGCCCCAGCCATCCCAGCCGCCGTCGGCCTGGGGCTTGGTATGGGCGTCGGAGCCGGATATCCCGTCGCCCCCATCGTCATCGGACGAAGGCTTGGAATCGTCGCCCCAGCCGCCATCGGTCGAAGGGGTCTCGGGTCCGGTGGAGCCCTCATCCACGGAGTCGCTCCAATCGCCCCAGCCGTCATCGGCCGAAGGCTTGGCGTCGTCGGTTCCGGTGGAATCGTCGCCCCAGTCATCCCAGCCGTCATCGGTCGCGGTCTTGGAGGTGTCATCGGCTGAAGGAGTCTCGGGCTCGGTGGAGCCTTCGTCCGCGGAGTCGCCCCAATCACCCCAGCCGTCATCGGCCTGGGGCTTGGCGTCGTCGGAGCTGGGCGTTTCGTCGTTCCCGCCATCATCGGACGAAGGCTTGGCGTTGTCGGCTTCGGTGGAATCATCGCCCCAGCCGTCATCGGCTGAAGGAGTCTCGGGCTCGGCAGAGTCCTCATCCGCGGAGTCGCCCCAACCATCCCAATCATCGTCGGCCGCGGCCGTCTCCGTTTTCATGGAATCGCCGGCCGGCGACCCCTCCGTCTCGGGGGTTTCGTCTTCGGTGGATTCGCCCCAGTCACCCCAGCCGTCGTCGGCCGCGGGCTTGGAGGCGTCATTGGTCGAAGGGACTTCGGGTCCGGCGGAGCCTTCGTCCGCGGAATCACCCCAACCGTCCCAGCCGTCATCGCCCGAGGGTTTGGCGGACGTCTCCGGTTTGGCGGAGTCGTCGCTCCGGCCGTCATCGCCCGTCGCGGTGGAATCGCCGTCGGCGGCCTGCGGATCGCTCCAATCGTCCCAATCGTCGGCCCGGGGCGCAGAGGCCGGCTTTGGCGTCTCGGGAGAGGGGGAGGCGCCCGTCTTGGACGCCTCTATTTCGTTCTTCCGGCGCTTCGCGCCGGCATTGCGGCTTTCCGCCCAGGGATTGAATGGCATGCCCTAGGCTATGCCCGATATTCCTTCCAGAGGGCGTCGATGGCCTGCTCCAGACGGTCCTTCGGCACGTTGGTCACACGGGCGCGCAGGGCCGACTTCCTGTCCGCCAGCTCCGACCAGAAGCCGACGACCCGCTCCAGGGGCGCATGCTCCGCCTGGCGGTGCATGGTCACGGCGGCGGCCACGCCGGAGATCGGCAGGCCACTGCGCTGGGCGCGCAGTGCGAGGCGGTAGAGATCGTATTCGGCGTCCACGTCCATGCCCGCGAGCATGGCCTTGACCTCGTCATACCCCGCGCCGTCGCCTGCGAGCCTGACGGCCACGCCGGCCCAGTTCACGGCGTTCGGCGCCTTGTCCGCGTAGTCGCGGCGGAGCAGTTCGACGACGCGCCAGCGGAGCGGCTTCGACGGATCGTCGGGCTTGCCGGCCTGGCGGTTGTCATGATGGATTCCCCTGTTCGGCGACGGCTTTCGCGGCGCGGCCGCCTTGGCCCTCTCGGGGGCCTTGTCCTCCGGCCGCGCGGGCTCGTGGTAGATGGCCGCGTCCATCGGCCGGCCCGCGCCGACGATGTGCGCCAGCTCGTCGGTGCCGAGCAGCAGGCGGCCCTTGTGGTCGAAGATGACGCGGAGGGGCTCCCAGGCGGGGCAGGCGTCGTCCGCGCCATGCGGATTATCCTTCGGCGCGCCACCCAGCATGGCCGCCGCCTCATCCGGCGTGACCGTGCGGCATTCGTAATCGTAGACCAGTTCGCTGTACATGTTTCCTCCGATTTCGACGGTATGGTCCGTTTCCCATCCCCATGCGTCGGGCGGCCGCGCACCCAACCAAACTCGAAGGAACGGGCAGGAAAGGCGGGGACTCTCCGTTCTCCTTAAGACAAGCGGTGGGGGAGGCGTCTTCACGTTTTCTTCACATCATCCGGTCCGTATGCACTTCGTATGCAGCCGTATGCAGTCCGTATGCACTTTTTCGGCTCGAGCAAGAAGCTAGGCGGGAGTAGGGCTGAGAGCACATGCAGAGAGCCGTATGCACTTTATGCACCTCTTTTGGGAGTTGGAGCCTTTTCGGCCTTTTTCCTTTTAAGGGAAGTGCATACGGTGCATACGGCCGCATACGGAAGTCGATGGAATCCGGCCTTAGCCCTACTGCCCGTAGGCATTGAAGCCTCTTCGGCCCGCGAAAACGACAAGTGCATACGCAAGTGCATACGGATTTCCGCCGCCGGAGGCGCCTCCCGGCCGGAATCGGCGTCGATAGCGGCCGCCCACCCAACCAAACCGGCCGCTTCCGGGACGCATGGGCAAGGTGGCATCAAAAGGGAAAGGAGCCCGCCATGCATTTTCTTGGAACGGTCATCGGACCGGAGACGGAATCGGAGGTCGATGACGCGCTGGCCCGCTGGGACGAGAACGCGGACGTCGAGCCGTACGTCGTCGAGTATCGTGAGGATCTCCTCGAAAGGGCCCGCGAATGGGCGTCGCGCCGCCCCGACGTCGACGGTTCCGACGAGGACGCGCTGCTCGGGCGCTTCGCCCTCTACACGGGCGCCGAGCTTGACGAGGACGGCAACGAGGTGTCCACCATGCCGGAGGATGCCTTCTACGACTGGTACGAGCTTGGCGGCCGCTGGAGTGGCGAGACGGCCGACCTGCAGGGTCTGACCGTGGACGGGCTCCGCGCCCGCGCCGGGGCGTACCCCGCCGTCGTGGCGTTGCTCGGCGGCATCGCCGTGTCCGTCCACGGCGGTGGCTACGAGGAGGAGCCCGCCGACCCGCTCGCCGATTGCGCGGGTTGCGAGAAGGTCTGGTTCGTGGATTTCCACGACTGATTCCATGCATAGGGGAGCCTTTCGGAAGGAAAGGAGTCTCCTATGGAGTCCACAAGCATCGCCGACGTCGAGGCCCAAGCGCTGGCCGACGCCTACATGGAGGATGCCCGTCACGTAGGCATCGACCACGCCATATACGCGGCCTATCGCGCCGGACGCGACGCCGCGACCACCGATTATGAGGTCCACCGCGCCGCGTTCCACATGGCCGCCGCATGGAACGACGCCCACGGCGCGGCGACCGTCGCCGACGACTGGGAGGGCATGGCCCGCATCGCGCTCGACGCCGCCCGCGTCGGCCATGAGGAGCCACTCCCGCCTGAATTGCTGGAGGCCGTGTTTCGATGAGCGGATGGACCGTCGTGGACGGCCACGCCGTGCGCACGGCCACCCTCATCCTGTCCGGCATGGTCGGCGCGCTCGTGCTTGTCGTGTTCATCATGGGCGGGCACGAGCGTGTCTGGTGGGCGGGGCTCATCGCCCTGGCCGGATGGCTGCTGCTGTTCGTGCCGAGATTCGTCAGAGAGGACCGTCGATGGCGGAAGGAAAACAAGTGAGGCCGCGCCTGTTCGAGGCCGACCTGCCCCGCGATCCGCGCAAGCCGATACGGCACCCGTTCGACGCGGTGCCTTATACGCCGCCCGACCGGATACTGGACGAGGAGAGGCTGCTGCGCCGCCTGATGGCCGCGCCCGACCAGGTGCTCTGGTGGCCGCGCAACTGCGCCAACCGCCTGCTCGCCGAACGCATGGCGGCGCACGGATGGGTCGACGGCGACGGCGTTCAAGGCTTCACACCCTCCGACGACGGCGCCGCCGCCATCAGGGTGATCGACGCCGGACGGCCCGCGCCCGACTGGAACCGCCCGTTGGGCGCGTTGTTCTAGCCTCTGGGACGCATGCACCCGGTGTGAACGAAAAGGCGGCCGAGAGCCTTGGGACCATACCCGCTCCGGCCGCCTTGGCAAGCGGGCCGCGCCCATTCAATGCGGGCGGGTGCCAACGTGGAGTATTGGCGTCCACGCCCGCGGAAAACGCCGACCACTTCGAAGACATCAAGGAAAGGAGGTTGTCGACATGCTGAACGACGACCAGTTGTTCGAGGATTACGGCATCGAGGTCTGACGCCGAAGGCCACGGAGCCGCCCGGCTCCGGCCACAATGCGCCTGCGGTGCGATGGTGCGCATACCGCCTTCCCAAGGCGGTGACGCGGGTTCGATTCCCGTCAGGCGCTCGAAAAAGGCCCTGCCTCCGATCCGTTTCGGGATTCGGAGACGGGGCCTTCGTCGTTCCGCCCTAGCCCAGGATGTCTACCGTCCACGCCCGCAGATTCTGCACGACGAGGGTGACGCCGTCGCGGTCCGTGGCGAACATGCCGTCCGAGAAGCCGTCCCAGACATCGGACCGGACGCCGAAGCGCAGGGCCACGCGCTCACGGTTCCGCTCGCGGACGCGCTCCGTGGGGCTGGCCCTCAGCACGGCCACGAGGCACGCGGCGCCCAGCAGCAGGACGGCGGCGCCGGCCAGCGCGCCCACCCTCAACGCGGGCGCGAACACGCCCAGCATGAGGGGCAGGCAGGCGGCGGCGACCGTCAGCGCGATCGCCGCGCGGCATCCGCCGCTTCCGTCGTCGGGGCGCGGCTCCAGTTCAACGGGCTCCATGGTCCGCTCCTATGCGAACACGGGCGAGTCCACGATGGGCAGGTCGGCGCGTCTGTAGCCGGCCTCGCGGGCCGTGCGCTCCTCGAACGAGACCAGTCCGCCCGGATCACCCATCACGTCGCTCGTCCGCACGAGGTGGTCGCGCGTCAGCACGGGCTCCCATTCGCCGTCCGGCGCGAGCCGTTCGACGCGCAGGCGAAAGCTCCATCCGATGCCGACGGGCCGGAGCGGCTCGTAGCGCAGGCGGGCGGTTCTGCAACTCGTCCTTCTCACAGCTCCATACCCCTTGCCCTTAACCTCCACATGGCGGCCGGAGGCGCGCTCCAGCCGTCGAGCAGGCGCAGCTCGTCGTCCGAATAGTCCGACTCCAGCAGGGCGATGCGACGTTCCACGGCGCGTCTCGCGCGGGTCAGCCCCGAGTCGTGCCCGCGGGCCAGCTCCCACATGCCCCTCCAGAACGGGGCCATGCCCTGCCAGTCGGCGCGCTCCAGCACGCGCAGCAGATGGGCGGCCCCGTTGTCCGGAAGCGCCAGGTCCGCCTCCATGGAGGGCACCGGCAGCGGGGTGGCCGCGCCGAGGTCGCGGACGTCGCGGCGGGTGTACGACGGGCGCAGCTCGTCCGGCTCCGCGTGGTCCAGATACCACAGGGCCTTCCTCAGATCCTCGACCTCCCGGCCTTTCAGCCGGTGCCTGTAGACGTATTTGATGGCGTTGCCGCCCATGAACGGATACAGGCGCGTCAGCTCCACGCACTCGAACGGGCCCGCCTCGTAGTGGGCCGGATGGTTCACGTTGTCGGCCAAGATGTCCAAGACTCCTTCCGTCGAAAAGAAAAAAGGCGCCGCGCGCAGGACGGGTCATGGCGGTCTAGAGAATTGAGAGACCGCTCTCCGCCCTTCGCGTCGCCGGCTCCGCCGGGTGAAGAAAAAGCCCGGCGCGTGGCCGCGTTGACGCCCGGCGCCATCATCCAACATGCGTCCTATGCCCGGAACGGCCCGGACGCATAGGGGCGGACATGGAAAGAATCACGGGACTTAAGGTCGGCGCGGCCATCGTCGTCGCCGTCACACTTGCCGGCGCGGCCATCGGCGTCATGTCGGCCCTAAGGTGGGGCGGCGCCGCGCAGGGCGTCCTGGCCGGCCTGCTGCTGGCCATCGCCGCCTACGGCGACATCCTCGTCATCCGCGCCGTCCATATGGCGGGCGTGCTCGACGGGGCCGCGGCCACGCGCGCCGCATGGACCGCCGAGCTGGCCGACTGGTACACGTCGCGCTCCTACGCCGATTCGGCCGCGGAGGCCGCCGCCGGCAGGGTCCGAGCCGCCGGCGACGACATGGAGCGTCTCGACGCCTGCCTTGGCGTCGACAAGGCCACGGGCGAGGAGTACGCGTCCATGCTGGCCACGTTCCTGGGGCTTCTCGAGGACCATCCCGACAGGGCGTCCGCATTGGACGCCGCCTACCACGCCATGCAGTCGCGTCTGGCCCAGGGCCTGCCCGTGGAGGGCGAGTTCCGGTTCGACGCCGACGGGAAGATGAAAACGTACTCCACGCTTTAGTGCTGGGAGGTTGGCTCAGGACGCATAGAGCCATGATGTAAGGAGGTGTCCACGATGAGTCAGAAAGTCCGCATCGATGGCGTCAAGCACGTTGGTGCGAGCGTCTTCCTCGGTCTTCCCCGCGCACGCGGGAGTGATTCACCATGACCGTGGACGAGAACGGTAAACAGGTGGTCTTCCCCGCGCACGCGGGAGTGATTCTGGTTGGGATGATTTCCTGAGGTCAGGAAATCACTCTTCCACGCGCACGCGGGGGTGATTCCTAAAGAAGGAAAACCAATGACCTTAAAAGAACTCCCCTATCAAGACGGAACCAACTGGAAAGAACTCGGCGGCAAGCCCGCAATCTTCAATTGGAACGGCAAACCCATGGCCGGAATCCTCTACTTGGACGGTTTCAGCAATCTCGCCGTCCGGGAACTATCCGGTTACATGCCGGTTTTGTATATTTGGCCGGATGATACGGCCCATGTCAACGTCAAGTGTGTGACGGATTTTCATGTGTTCAGTTTTGTTGAGGATTAATGTAGTTCGGGACGCTGAAACTGCGGCTTCTATTCCTATTCCGGAGATAATCCGAACGTATTATCCCGGCTTCGATATTTGGTTCGACCGCACGGTTCTCCCCTCCTTGGGGAAAGACCGTGCGATTCTTTTAGCCCGTATAGACGGTGAGTTGGCGGGGTTTTGCGTTCTCAAGAGAACTTCGTCGGAACGAAAGATTTGCACCTTGTATGTTTACGAGGGTTTTCGGAGTCGGGGGGTCGGTTCCGCTCTGGTCGAATATGCGTTGGGTTTGCTGGGTGAATGGTTTCCTCTGGTGACGGTGCCGGAGGAACTGTTGCCGGTGTACGAGAGGTTCTTTCGTCGTTTTGGTTTTCGGTTGTCCGGCTCGCGTGTGGGTTTGTATCGAGGTGAGAAGAGGGAGTTCTTTTTTAATCGAACGCTGGCTTAGGTTTGCGTGTTGCGTTTTTCTACCCCCTTGTGTTGTAGTGGGATTGTTCACAACAAAAACAAAGACAAAACCCAAAAAGGAGGACGCATTGATAGGAAAGCCCCCATGCCGCCTTATGATCAGAAGCCGGCATGGGGCCTCGGCCGTGAATGCATTGCCCGGCCGGAGTCCATTCTATCAAAGCCCGACGCATAAGCCAGGGCATGATAGATCTTTCGAAGTATCTGGCCTCGTGGAAGGCATACTACTCCCACATCGACTGGGGTGTCCTTGTCTGCGCGGGCGTTGCATGCCTGGCCATAATCCTCATTATTCTGATAGTCGGCCGCGGATGCCTCTCCTTCCTGCTCGTCTGCGCGATTGTCGTGGTGTTCCCCTTTGCGCTGTACACCGGCGCCTTCGTAAGCCGCTCCGCAGCCAGGCCGGAATTACCCGAGACCATCCTCGCCGAACGGTACGGACTGCGGGAGGGGACTCTGTCCTGCGCGTCCATCGGAAGCGGCCGTGCGGTGAATTTGGAGGTCGGCCACCACGGCATGCGTGACGCGGATTACGAATGCACGGCACGCACGACAAAGGGCGAATGGGTCAGATGGACATTGGTTGTCCGCAGCCCCAAGGCCGGCTTCTTCGACGACCGAGGACATGCCATCAAGCCGGTGGAGTCCCGATGAGGCTCCACGACTATCAGGAGAGCGCCGTCCGCTTCGCGCTGGACTCCTTCCGCGACCATGGCGGCTGCGGGCTGTTCCTTGACATGGGCCTGGGCAAGACGCTGACGACCATCGCCATCATGGACATCTGGCACGCCATGCACCCGCGGTCCCGGTTCCTCGTCGTGGCGCCCAAGACGGTCGCCGTCAACACGTGGCCCGACGAGCTGGACAAGTGGGCCGACGCCCACCGGCTGGACTACGCGGTCGCCTGCAGTGCCAAGCCCGACCCGAAAAGGCGCGCCAAGGCGCTGGAGGCGGGCGCCACCGTGACCATCATCAACCAGGAGAATTTAGGCTGGCTGGACTCGCACGTCGACGTCTGGCCGTGGGACTGCATCGTATTGGACGAGCTGTCCGGCTACAAGAGCTCCACCGCCAAGCGCTTCCGCCTGCTGAAGCGCCGCCGCGGCAACCTGTCGTCGGCGCCGGGCAGAAGCCGGCATGGCAGGCCCGTCTCATGGGTGTTGGGCCTCACCGGCACGCCCGCCGCCAAGGGCCTCATGGACCTGTGGGCGCAATGCTACCTGCTGGACGGCGGGCATGCGCTGGGCCCCACGCTGACCTCCTACCGCCAGCGCTGGTTCGTGCCCGGCCGCCACAACGGCGACGTCGTCTACGAATGGCTGCCGCGTCCGGAGGCGTACGGGCGGATCATGGCCGCGATAGCCCCGTTCTGCCTGACCATGCTGGCCCGCGACAAGCTGCCCGGACTGCCACGCCGCACCGTCATCGACCACACGGTCGCCATGCCGGATGATACGCGGACCGCGTACGACGCGTTCCGCCGCGACAAGTGGATGGAGCTGGACGGCGCGGAGGTGTCCGCGTCGAACGCGGGCGTCCTGTGCAACAAGCTCACGCAGTTCACCGCCGGCTGCATCTACCCGGACCCGGGCGTGGACGCGCCGGTCATGCGGCTGGATGACGCGAAGCTCGACGAGTTCGACAGGATCCTCCAGGAGTCGCAGGGCGAGCAGATCCTCGTCTTCTACCAGTTCCGCGACGAGCTGGCCCGTCTGAAGGCCCGATACAAGGGCATGGTGCATACGACCGACGAGCCCGGCATCGTCGCCGAGTGGGACGCGCATCGCGTGCCGATACTGGCCACGCATCCGTTGAGCAGCCGCTTCGGCCTGAACCTCCAGCATTCGGGCCACATCGTCGTATGGCTGAGCCTCACCTGGAGTCTTGAGGACTACACGCAGGCGAACGCCCGCGTCGACCGGCAGGGGCAGGAGAGGCCGGTCCAGATCCATCGGATCATCGAGCCGGACACGATGGACGCCCGCAAGCTCAACGTGCTCGCGGGCCGTGCCGAGCTGGCCGGTGCGGTCATGGAGGAGTTGCGCCGCGACTAACGCCGTTCGATGACGGCGCGGGCGAACAGCGCCCGGCCGCCCGCGGTCGGCTGGCCCGGCATGTCGACGAGCCGCCAGCCGGGGTCGGCGGGCGTCCAGCGGGTCAGGAACGTCAGGGGGACGGCGACGGGGCCGTCCCAGTCGGCGGGCACGTCCGCCACCTGCCCGCATTCGAGGATGTGGGTGCCGTCCAGAAACTCCGGGGCCTCCGGGGCCGGCGCGGCCGGACGGAAGGCCCCGCGCGCCAGGGTGGACGGCAGGTTCGTGTACCAGACGATGTTGCCGAAGCGGCGGTGGCGCACGCCGTCGATCATGACGTCGCATGACTCCTTCGGTGTGGTGGCGTCCGGCGTGGCGAACGCCATGGAGCCGTTCCGGCGTCCAAGCCAGAGGCGGTCGGAGAGGAAGTACGGCGCGATGGACACGGCCTTCGCCTGGGGGAGCGGCCCCATGACGGAGAAGAGCCCGCCCCATTCCTCCAGCCTGGGGATGATGGACGAGAGGATGCTGAACGGCGGGTTGGTGACGACGATGTCGGCCCGGTCCATGAGGCGGCGGGCCTCGACGCCGAGCACGCTGCCCTCGTCGTCCAGTTCGACGGGCTCCGGCCGGTCGTCCGGCCCGTCCCATTCCCAGCGGCGTCCGAAGCCGAACAGGGGACCCATCGGATTGTACTGGCTGGCGGTCAGATGCGTGATGCCGAGCCGGTCCCAATGTCCGAGGCAGAAGCGGACGAACGCGCTCTCCGGCCCGTCGCAGGGGCAGAGGACGCGCCGTCCCCGGAAGTCGTCGGCGCAGGGGAGGAGCTCGGCCTCCACGTCCTCGAGCCGTGTGTAGAATTCGTCGTTGCGGGCGTTGCGCGCCGCGGTCAGATTCGAGTTGTTTGCCATGCCGGACGATATGCGTCCAGAGCAGGGCCATAAGGCCTCTTCGGAATCCTTACGTTTTCGGCCGTCCTTCTTCGGAGAATCTTCAGTCGGGCAATCAAGCCGATTCCGACGACGGAAAAGACGGAAGACAAGCCGTTTTCACACTTCCATCACATTTATGCGTCCGTATGCACTTCGTATGCAGTCGTATGCAGTCCGTATGCACTTTTTTGGCTCGAGCAGGAAGCTAGGCGGGAGTAGGGCTGAGAGGACATGCAAAGAGCCGTATGCACTTTATGCACCTCTTTTGGGAGTTGGAGTCTTTTCGGCCTTTTCCCTTTTAAGGGAACTGCATACGGTGCATACGGCTGCATACGGAAGTCGATGGAATCAGGCCTTGGCCCTACTGCCTGTAGGCATTGGAGCCTCTTCGGCCCGCTGAAGGCAAAAGTGCATACGGCGGTGCATACGGCTCTCCGCCCGCATTGCCCGTCGAATCGGAGATTTTCCGGCCGGCGGGCAGGACGCATGCGCACGGGGAATCCGAAACGACAAAGGAGGAATCCATGGAGACGATATTGACGCCCCGACTGCTGTTCGACGGCGAGGACAGGCCGGTGGAGGGCGGCCGCTACGGCATGGTCGAGATGACCCCATGGCGGGTCCGCATGCTCGAGCACGTCGCCAAAGGAGCCGGACGCGAGATCGGACTCACGGCGAAGAGCCCCGCGTACTCCAAGAAAGGCATGCTGGAGCTTGCCGCCGACGGCTCCATCCTCGCCGGGCGCGAGACGCTGGCCCGCCTCTCCCGCACCGTCGACGAGGAGGTGGAGTCCGTCCCGGTGCTTCTGCGCACCGTCGACGCCGACGACAGGACGCTGCGCGCATGCCGCCTCGACATCGGCGACCGATTCGCCGAGAAGTACATAGACCCGCTCGTCACCGACGAATTCCCCGGCCTCAAGGACGCGCACAACGTCATCTGCGCCGTCCGCGCCTACATCAACTGGGAGGACTTCGGCATGGACGGCATGGTCCACCGCAAGGGCTGGCCCGCCCCATCCCGCCTCATCGACACCATCCGCGCCAACTACAACGACATCGTCCGATACCGCGAATGGGCCGCCATCGCCAAGACCCGCCACCATCTGGGCCTTAAGCTCCCTCTTGCCATCATGCTCGTGGAGCGCTGGTCGAGCCCGGCGCGCGTCGACGCCTTCTGGCGTCCCGTCTTCGACGGCGAGCATCCGCTCGACCCCGACTCCCCGCAGCGCTGGATGCTCGACCGCGCCGCCGGACGCGACTTCAATCAGAAGGACACCCTCCGCCTGCTCATCACCGCATGGAACCGGTGGATGCGCCAAAGCGTCGGCGAGGCCATCCCGCTGGACGACCTCGAAACCGACCTCATCTTCTAGACGGCCGGCATAGCCACACAGGAACGAACGGACAAGGAGGCCATCATGGCACAGGACAGGAACGGCAACAACCACAAGGCGGCGGGACGTCCCGACGGCGGCCAGTTCGACAGGAAGCCCGGACAGGGCACGGACGACGATCTGGAGGAGACTGTGGTCCCGGAGTTTCCCGCATGGGACCACATCAAGGACACGCCCGCCTCCCGCGAGGCCCTGCTTGGGCTGGCCCGTACCATGAGCTCATGGGACGGCTCATGCGATTGGGCCGACGCGTCCGAACCGGACGAGCTCATGTCCGGACTGGGCTTCGACCCGGCCGCCGCGATGACCCTGATCGACGCCGTCGGCGACGACTACTATCCGACCCGCGAATACGTCCGGTTCGACGACGTCGGCATGCTCGAGTCCGTCGACGAGGCCGATCTGGAGGACCAGGCCGTCGACGAGGCCGACGACATCAGGCAGTACGTGGAGGACACGCCCGAGGTCCGGGAGGGGCTCGACGCCGACACGCTCCGGGGCGTGCGCGACGGCGACCCCAAGGCCCTGCTGGCCGCCGCCCGCGAGTGCTGCATGTGGGACGGCGCGTTCGACTGGTCCGACGCGACCGACGACATCGAGTCGCTGTCCGGCGTGTACGGCTCCGGTCGATACGACGCCCAATGGCTCGTCGACCGGACGTTCTTCGGCGACTACGAGCCGGGCCATGACTACATCCGGTTCGACGGCTACGGCAACTTCGAATCCGTCGACGAGTCCACGCTCGAAAGCGAGGCGTGGGACAATCGCGAGGAGATCCTCGACGCCGTCCAGGGCGCCCGTGATGACATGGACTTCACCAGCTGGACCGACGACAACGTGGCGGACATGTTGGGCAAGCTGGATGTCATCGGAGAGGACTGA